GCTGATCGGGGTGAGCTGATGCCTTACCTCGCAGCGAATGTCAGCGTCATGGACTTCGGCGCCGACCCGACGGGCGTGGCCGACTCCACTTCCGCGTTCAACCAGGCGCTCGCCTACGTTGCAGGACTCGGCGGCGGCGTGGTGTCCGCACCGGAGGGCACATTCAAGATCACCCCGTCGGGGTCCCCGGCGGTGGGCGTCTCGTTCATGGGCACCGGGTCCGCCGGGTACCAGAATGTCAGGCTGGTCGGCGCGGGCATGGAGGCGACAGTCTTAAAGAAGGCCGCCGCCGGCACGCTGCTCCAGTTCTCCGGACCGTCGAGCAGCCCGAACACCGGGTCCACGCACACCCGGTTCTGCTCGGTGGAGTCCATCGGATTCGACGGCGGCACCACGTTCGCCGGCGACGTCTTCCAGTGCTACTACGCAGACAACCTGCTGTTCCGTGACATCAACATCAACAACAACGCGGACATCATCCTCGACAGCGCCGAGTTCTGGGACAGCAGGTTCTACAACGTCGTGTTCGGCGGTTCCGGCAGCACGACGGCGAACACGGACGCCCCGAACGTGTACCTGCGCTGCTCGGCCGCGAGCTCCGGGTTCGGCAACTCGACCGGCACGACGAACATGCTGGTGTTCCAGGGCTGCCGCTGGGAGGCGTTCCTGTCCGGCGCCCTGAAGATCGCGCAGGGCCCCGGGTCCAGCTCCGGCGTCAACTCGGTGTTCCTGACCGACAACAAGATGGAGACATCACAGGTCAACGGAAGCGGCACCGGCAACCAGGCCAGCCACATCTCGGTCGACGCGAACGCCCGCGCCGTGTTCGTGCGCGGCCTGTACGCCTACTCCGGCGCCTTCTACACCGGGTACTCGACCGCGCAGGACGTGATCTCCTGGTCGGCGCAGGACTCCGCCCTGACCGACGTGCTGATCTCCGACGGCGGCTCGGCGACGATCGCCAACGGCGTGACGGTCAACTCGACGGTGGCGAGCCAGAACGCCGTGGTGCGCAACGTCTACGGCACCTACACCACGAACCCGACCGGCAAGCACGTCAACATCGGCACCTCGACCGGCTCCTTCGTCGTCGATAACTGCCACTCGTCCGCCACCGACCCGAGCATCCTGAACCAGATGACCGAGTGGATCACGGCGTCGTCGGGCACGAACACGTTCGGTTCGTCGGTCGCCGGGGACTCGGTCCACCGGTTCGTCGCCAACGCCAACGGCGGGTTCTCCTGGGGCGGCGGCGCGCTCGCCGCGGACGTCGTCATGGTGCGCGCCTTGGCGGGCGTCCTGGGCTTGACCACGGGCAGCCTGCTGATCGGAGCGAGCGACCTGGGCGACGGCGGCGCCGGGGTGCTGAAGCTCGCGAACGCGGCCACGCTGCCGACGGCGAACCCGACCGGCGGCGCCGTCGTATACGCGCGCAACGGCGGCCTGTGGGACCGCGACCCGAACGGCGTGATCTCCGCGATGGTCTCGCCGTCGGAGTTCTCCACGTCCCCCACCGGCTGTCTCGGCGAGACGTTCCCGCGCTGCCTCGGGTCGAACGCGACGGCAACGCAGGCCATCGGCGCGACCACGGGCACCGTGTACATGATGGGGATCTGGCTGCCCGCCGGCCTCACGATCACGAACATGAACTGGATCACGGGTTCGACGGCGGCGGTGACGCCGGCGCACTGGTGGCTGGGGATCGCGAACTCGGCCGGGCTGCAGCAGGCGGCCACCGCCGACCAGTTGACTGCCGCGATCGCCGCTAACAGTTTGATCACCAAGGCTCTGACGGCGACGTACACGACGACAGCCACCGGGCTCTACTACCTGCTGCTGTCGGTGACGGCCGCCACGAACCCGACCGCGACCGGCCTGCCGGTGCCGATCTCCCAGATGAACCTGGCGACGCCGGTGCTCGCGGGAGTGTCGGCCGCTACGCAGTCGGCGCCGGGCACGAACGGCACCACGAGTTATACGGCCCCTGCGTCCGCCGGCGGCATCCCCTATGTGTACCTGACCTGATGCCTACCCCGGCGTGGATCGGCGCGTCCCCCAATTCGCCGCAGTTGGCCGCGCAGGTCAACGAGTTCCTCGGCACGCACGCGGTCACCTATCTGTACACGGGCGTGCAGCAGGGCGGTCACACGACGCTGGGTTCGGGCGGCGTGAACAGCGACGGCTTGTATATCGCGCAGTCGTTCACTGCCGCGTCGAGCTTCATGCTCGGCCACGTCGTGCTGTACTTCGCCGTAGCGACCGGTACGCCGACCGCGCCGACGACGATCTCGATCCAGACGTCCTCCGGCGGCGCGCCCTCGGGCGCCGCGCTAGTGTCCACGACGATTCCCGCGCAGTACCTGAGCGGTTTGGTGTCGATCCCGGTGCCGTGCTCGCTGGCCAGCGGCACCGGGTACTGGATCGTGCTGGCCGCGGTGGGGGACGCTTCGGACTATGTGACATGGCTCGAATCCAACCAGGTAAGCGGTGCCTCGACCTCGACGACGGGCACGTCGTGGACGGCGCAGGGCTACGGCCTGGCCTACTCATACTTCGATCAGTCCGCCGTCCCGCCGCTCGTGCACACCTGGGAGGACTCGGGTGCGCGCTGGACGTCGTGGGCGCAGAACGCGAACAATCAGCCGACGTCGCTACAGGAGTACACGGTCGCGCAGGCCGCAGGGGACTACGTGTACTCGACGCGGGCCATGACGTACAGCAGCGGCAGCCTCGTCGCGGTCGCCTAGACGGCCCAGACGCCGAGGAAGAAGAGCACGGCGACGACCACGGCGAGCGGCGCGCACACCCACACGTACAACTGCCCCAACCACGGGCGACGCTCAGCTGCTCGCGCAACCAGGACGTACAGCGGCCACATGAGCAGCAGGGTTCGGGGCACGGCCTGATAGTAGGTCGTCGTCGCTAGCGACACGACCGCGAGCGCGCAGTACAACGCCTCGGGCCACGCCCGGCGCCACGTCAGAACAATAGTGAGCGCGAGCGCGACGGCCATGCAGGCGATCTCGAGTTGGAACATGGCGGCCCGCTCGGGCGTGAGCCCGTGTCCGAACGCCCGGTCCCACGTGTTGCGCAGCGACATCCACGGGCCGACGAATCGCAGCCCCCAACCGTTGCGGTTCGCGGTCAGCCATGCGGTCCACGAGCCGGACCCGGCCCACAGGTAAATCTCGAAGCCGGCCGGGCCGAGCGCGGCCAGGGACGTGACGGCGGTCGCGCGCAGCCGCTGCCCGCGCGGGCTCATCACTGCGGCAAGCATGAGCGCCGCGATCAGGAACACCCCGTTCACGCGCACGAGTCCCGCGCAGGCGGCGAGCAGCGACGCCAGCGGCCAGTCCCGTCGCTTCGCCGCCATCCAGGCGGGCAGTGCGAACGCGAGGAACAGCGCCTCGGAATAGCCGACGATCAGGTACATGGCTGCGGGCGCGGTCAGCAGGCACAGGGCCGCGCGCTCGCCGCCGAGCCGCCCGATGCACACGAGCGCGACGCCGCCAGCGACGAGCGAGATGAGCAGACCGGCGACGACCCAGTTACGGACGATCAGGTGTACGGCGGCGAGCACGAGCGGAAAGCCCGGCAGGAACGCGGCGCCGTCGGACCCGGGGCCGCGGCCGCTGAAGTATCCGTGCGCGGCGATGGCCTGATACCACGTGTAATCCCACTGCCCGTAGATGCCGAGCAGCGGCCGGTAGAGTCCGCGCGACCCGCCGATCCAAGCACTCATCCAGGCGATGACGGCGAGCCCGGCGTGTGCCCCGGCCCACAGTCCGAGGATGCGCCGGTCGGTCGGGGTGAGCCGTGCGACTGCCGTGCGGGCGCTACGGTACAGGCGCCGGGCAGCGTGCGGGCGCACGAGTGCCGTCTCGGCGGTCTCGCGTTGCAGCATGAAGATCAGCCCCCTGAGTCTTTCGCGTCCTTCGAACGGTACCGCCCGCCACCGACATTGCCAGGGGGATGCCCGTGCCGACGACCTCGACCCCCGCATGGAACGCCCCGCAGGCCGGACTGGTCGGGGACGCCGCGGCAATCGCGGGAAGCGCCCAGATCAATCAGATGCTCGGCACGCACACGTCGAGCGAGATCTATCAAGGCAATGCCGTGCTGACCCCGGCCGACTACGGCGTAGGCGCAGCCACCGGCCCGTGGGCTGCGGCGCTAACCTCCGAGGACGTTGACCAGCCGTTCACGATGTCGGGCACGACGATCGGGCGCGTACAGATCCCGATCATGCCCGTGGGAAACGGTGCAGACCTGCTCGTCTCGCTGTGCGCGGACAGCGCCGGCACGCCCGGAACGATGATTGCGCAGACGAGGATCCCGGCGAACTGGATCAACCAGCTCTCCCCAGTCGCCGGCACTTCGACCGGCATCGCCAACTCGCCGACGCCGAACCTCACCGGCAACCCGCTTGCAGTCGCGCAGTACCGGCTCGCGGCCACATCCCTTCTCAAGCAGCTTCCTTATCCGGTGCCCGCAGTCACCGGCATCGCGGCCGCTTCCTCGACCGCCTGGTACGACCCGTACGTCATCCAGGTCGGGGGCGTGAACGGCGGCGTCGCCCTGACCAACGTGTTCACGATCCCCTACGGCCCCGACGGGACACTCGGCAAATCGATCCCGCAGACCCTGTTTCCCGAGCCCAATGACGGCTCCTCGTCCACGATCGTGGCGGTCGACTCGCAGAACGGCAATCCGGTCGTGGTCAACTGCGGCGGCGGTACGTCGTTCGGCGGCGCGCCGGTCGCGAACGTGTACACCTCAAACCTGAACACGGCCACCGGGGCGCTGTCCGCCTGGTCGGCGCAGACCGCACTGCCCTACGCCGTGCAGAACCACACCATGGCCACGTACAACGGGTACGTGTACGTCATCGGCGGCCGGCTGAACAGTTCGACTGGGTACACGAACGTCACCTACGCGCAGGTAGTGAACGGCCAGATCACCGCATGGACCGCGGCGACGCCGCTGCCGCAGGCCAGGGCGGAGACCCTCACCGCCGTCTCCAACGGATTCCTCGTGGTCTCGGTCGGCGAGGATGCTGGGATCACGACAACCTACGAGACCACCTGGTACGCGAAGATCAACCCCAACGGCTCGCTTGGCCCGTGGCTCGCCGGCCCGTCCCTGCCGTTCGGCGATGTCAACCTGAACACCAACGCGTTCGGCAACAGTCAGGGGATCTACGCCGGTGGCGCCAACAACTTCTCGTTCCTCGGGATGGGGCCGAACGGCCCGAGCCCCCAGTGGATATTCTCGTCCGGCACGCTCGGCAAATACCCCGGATACCACGACAACGGCAATGGTGCCGTCAGCGTCGGAGCCTTGTATAACGCCAGCAACCTTGTCTTCAACATCTACGAGTACTGCTATCTCAGCGTGCCGCTGCCCGCCTCCGGTTTGACGAGCGGGGCGACGTACCACGTCCTCATGCAGCAGCAGGGCGGCGACCTCAACGACTACCTGACCCTGATGGTCAACTTCACGCTCCCGAAGAGCGGGCTGACCAGCCCGCGCAACGGGTACACGTGGACCGCGATGCCGAACTTCGGGTCGTCTGACCTGCAGGGAATTCCCTTGAGCGTGTTCGACAACACGGTTCCGTACCAGGGCGCGATGCCGTGGCATTCCTGGGAGGACGGCGGCGCGCACGTCACGACGGTCGTGTGCGCGACGACCCCGGACCAGCGGCTACTCGGCCTGTGCGAGGCGACACGCACCCTGCTGCAGCGCAACCAGAACTCTGGATTCGAAACCGGCATCCCGCCGTGGACCGTACAGAACGCCGCAGTAGCCCAGTCCACGGCGCACGTGAAGGAAGGCGTCTATGCGGCGCAGATCACCCCGAACGGCGCCTCCGCGCAATGCTCGATCACCTCCGAGCAGACGCTGCCGTGCCAGCCCGGGCAGGCGATCACCGTGGCCGGGCAGTTCTGGTTCACCGCGGCCGTCACGAGCGCGAACTTCAGCCTCTCCGTCTCCTGGTATACGCAGGCCGGGGCGCCGATCTCCACCTCGAACGTGTTCACGACGATGCCCACGGCGACGTACACGCCCGTGGTGAACACGTTCACCGCGCCGGCTGGCGCCTACCAGTACGCGCTCGTCCCGACCCTGCAAGGCACCCCTGCCGCCTCCCAGGTCTGGTATGCCGACCAGGTCTACTCCACCGACCTGGTCACCCCGCAGCAGTCCACGGTCACCGAAGTGACCTATCCCGGCACTTGGCCAGGAAGCACATGGCCGCCGCTCGCGTTCGTCGAACTCGCCTAACCCACCCCGGCACCCAGCCGCGCGCGGCATCCCATGTGGACGGAGGCGCTAGTAGTGGACTCGCTCGCCCTGTACGCCCTCGCGCAGACAGCGCAACTCGCAGTACCGGTCACCGCCACCCCCGTCTCCACGTCTGCGGCGGGCACCGTCACCTCCGGCACTACCGAGACGCTCGACGCGGTCCTCGGCACCTACCAGTGCTCCCTGATCGCCGGGCGCCGCTACGTCGCGGTCGTCAACGGCCTGATCGGCAACGGCAGCGTCGCCGGAGACGTGTTCGCCGTTAATATCCGCAACTCCGGATCATCGTCGGCGCCGACCTCCTCGAGCACGCTGCTTTGCCAGCAGCAGTGGGTGTGCACGGTCGCGGGCACTTCAGGCCGTTCAGCCATCCCCATCAGCCAGTCGTTCATCGCGCCGTCGACCGGCCTCAACACGTTCGGGGTGTTCGCGGTCCGCCAGTCCGGAACCGGCGTATACACCCCGGACGGCACCCCGCGCGAACTGTACGTCCAGTACCTCGGCACGGTCTGACCGGCCGTACTACCCATGGAGACCAGTCGCAAGAAAGGACGTCGTCTGTGAATGAAGACGGCACTTCTGTCGCCGCCCATGAGGCCGCACAGACCCATCACTACGTGATGCATTTCCCGGAACACCCCCCGCGGAAGTCCGATCCGCACTACCGCGACTTCGAGGCGTTCCGCCGTCGCACGCATGCGACAGCACGTTGCCAGTTCGTGGTGGATACCGGCGACGACTCTGAGTGTCGCGGCGTCCTGGAACTACACCACACGCACATCGAGTTCTCGCTGCAGAATGGCGTCGACTTGGCGCGGCTTGAGCACCTCTACCCGGGCGTGTCCGACCCAGCGCAAGTCGGCGCATGGATCGAGACGGCGGATAATCTCACCTGGTATTGCGCATGGCACCACCGCGGCCACGGCGGAATCCACACGGCTGCGGCGGCCGACTTCGAGGCCAGCAAGTGGGTGCGGGGGCTGATCGAGCCGTGACCCTCTACGAGCACATCGCGCATCCTCATGTGGAAGCGCGGAAGCAGAGCGGCCCCGTCAGGACGGAAGACCATCGCGCCAGTTCAAGTGCCATTGCAGCACGGGTCAATGCCAAGCTTGGGCTGGCGATCACCCTGTCGGTTGGGACGATGTGGGCGGCCTACGTTTTCACGGCCGTCGCGCTCGTGAGCCTTCCGTCGGCGATCTCGTCTCATAACTCCACGATTCTCATCGCGTGGATTAGCAGCAATTTTCTGCAACTCGTTTTGCTGCCTATCGTGATCGTCGGTCAGAACATTCAGGCCAAGGCTGCCGATGCGCGCGCCGACTCCACGTACCGGGACGCTGAGGCGATCATTGAGTCGGCACGGCAGATAGCCGAGCATCTCAGTGCACAGGATGAGCACCTCGGCGTACAGGATCAGCACTTGCTTGCGCAGGACGATCGACTTGACGCGCTCGCAGATCGGTCTGCGGCGCTCGCCGACCAGCTCGCCGCTCTCGCCGTGCGCCTGTCGCCGCCGCCCGCCTGATGCTCAACTCGATCCTCGCGAACCTGATCGCGGACGTGCTTTGGCTGCCGGCCGGCTGGCTGATCCTGCGCTTCGCCAGGCGGCTGCTGCGCGAGTGGCGCGAGGAGTTCGCTGCGGCCACGGCCAGCCAGACGACCGAGCTGAAGGAGCACATCTCCCAGCAGGCGGGCAACGCGAGCATTTGATCCACGCCCCGACCACGACCACGATCGGGAGCGCGCCGTGGCCGATGAGATGACGGAAGCCGAGATCCGCCGCACCCTAGCGCGGATCGAACAGGCACAGAAAGACTCAAACAAAGCCAGCGACGACCGGCTCGCCAGGCTCGCTCAGGAAACCGTACCCGCCGCGCTGTGGGCGTCCGAACATAAGGCGCTCGCCGACGACGTGAGGCACCTTGAGACCGACCTCCGGGACGAGGTTGCCCGGATCGAGCGTACTTCGCAAGAGCGCATGAAGACGCTGCGCACGGAGATCGGCGTCATACGCGCAGCACAGACCGCCCATGAGGCGGCGCACCGCGACTCGAACGCCTGGTCGCGCTCGAAAACACTGACGTTGATCGGGATCGTGGTGGCCGCAGCGGCGACGCTCGTGGGCGCGTACATCGCCGCGTTCGCCGCCGCTGGAGGAGTTCGCTGATGACGGTCGCCGAGCGCAGGCGCAAGACACTGATCGGTGCGGGTATCACGGTGTTCGCGGTGGCGCTACTCGGCCTCGTCGTGTTCCTGATCCTCGTGCTGTCTCATGCGTCGTCGCAGATCGCGGTGCTGAACAGCGGCCGGGCGACGGATGACGCGCAGATCAGCGGGCTCGCCGGGGCAGTCAACTCGGCGCGGGCGCAGATCAAATCCTTGGGTGCGACACCGGTCGTGCCCCCCGCGACCGAGATCATGAAGACGGTGCAGGTGCCAGGCCCGACCGGGCCCGCCGGCGCGCCGGGTGCGACCGGCCCGGGCCCCGCAGACTCCCAGGTCGCCAGCGCCGTATCCGCATACCTCGCGGCGCATCCGGTGCCGGGCGTCTCCAGCCAGCAGGTCGCGACCGCAGTGGACGCCTACTTCGCCGCGACCCCGGCGCCGTCCGGCCCGCAAGGCCCGGGGCCGTCGCAGCAGCAGATCGCCGACGCTGTCGCCTCGTACATGGCCGCGAACCCCGCGCCGTCAGGGCCGGCCGGCCCGGCGGGCAGTCCGGGAGCCGGCGCCACTGGGCCGCAAGGCCCCGCCGGCAGCCCGGGACAGAACGGCGCCCCGGGGAGCCCGCCTGCGGGCTGGTCCTGGACGGACCCCTCCGGCAACACGTACACGTGCGCCGATGACGGCCAGACGCCCGCCCCGCACTACACGTGCAGCCTCGCGACGGGCACCGCGACAGCTTCATCGACCGCGACAGCGTCCGCATCGCCGAGCGGCACGAGCCCCACGGGCGGCAGCGTCGGCGCGGCGCTCATCACCACGCCCACCCCGGCGGCGAAGACGGCGACGGCCACGGCGCCCGGTGCGACACCGCCCGCATCCACACCCGCCGCACCCGCGCCGGGCAAGACGGGTTCGACGACCCGCGGGCTGCTGCTCCTCGGCTTGCCGCTCTTGCGCCGCGACGACCTATTCGGAGGCTAACTGTGAGCGACCTGACCGGCTTCGACTCCGCCTACCCGCCATCGAACCCACCGCACGACCAGGTGGTGTTCGGCTACCTCGGCGGCGACACCCCGCACGTGTGGACCCCCGCCGAATGGGCCGCGCAGAAAGCCCGCTACCGGGTCGGCATCTGGACCCGCTCCAACCCCGTCGGCGCCGCGCAAGGCAAGAGCGAAGGCGAAGCCGCAGTCGCCGCATGGCGCGCACTCGGAGCCCCCGCCGGAACCCTGCTCGTCCTCGACTACGAAACCGCGATCAACAGCGCCTACCTGGCCGCATTCGACACCGCGGCCGTCGCAGGCGGCTGCAAGGTCGCCGTGTACGGCTCCACCTCGACCGTGTACCGGAACCCGAAGCCGTCCGGCGGCTACTTCCCGGCCGACATCACCAACACCCCACACCTCGTCCCCGGCACGCTCATCACCCAGTACGAGTTCGAATCCGGCTGGGACGACGACGAGGTCGCCGCAGGCGCGACAAGCATGCTCTGGGACACCCAACCCGCCCAAGGAGGCAGCACCATGACCGTCAACTGGAACGACACCATCGAAGGCATCGGCGGACGACCCAAGGGCAACCAGGTCAACTACATGCTCACCGACCTGTCGCGCTTCAGGGACGCACTGTTCGGCGACAAGACCGTTCAGATACCCGCCGGATCCCCGCTCGCCCAGCTGCTGACGTTCCTCGAAGGCGCCACCAGCGAACTTGCCGAGGTCCAGCAGATCGTCGGCAGCGTCGAGAAGCTCAGCGCCCCGACCGTTGATGCCGCAGCGCTCGCGGCCGCGCTCGCCGGGAACGCCTCGTTCGTCGATGCGATCGCCGCGGCCGTCGTCGCGAAGATCGGCGCCGACCTCAAGGGCTGACGTCCCGCTGCCCATGTAGCCTCACGGCATCGCGCCTGCTTTCTCTCGGTCTCAGGATCGAGAGAAAGCAGGCGGCTTTTCGTCGTTTCCACAACGATGCGCCCCGATCTCCATGCCGCAGCCGTACAAGGTCAGTACGCTGCACCTACCTACCAACCACCACCTGACCGGGGCGAACTGATGGCCTACCCGCAGAAATTCGGCAAAGTCTGGTACGTCTACGTCAACCTCCCCGGACGCACGACCCCGAAGTGCATCTCCCGAGACCCGGAGACGGGCACCCAGTGGACGACGAAAACCGCCGCACGCGAGTGGGGCCGGGAGTACGAGGCGAAGGCGAAGAAACCACAGTGGGTCGATCCGGAGCGCGGCCTGACCACCTGGGACCAACTGTGGGAGAAGTGGAACCCGCACGGCGAGGGCGACCTCGTCACGTCCGTCGATGACCGCACCGCCGATGACTACACCGACCTGTACGAGTGCCACATCAGCCCGCGCTACGGCGGAAAGCCGATCGGGGAGACGCTGTCCACGGAGGTCGACGGCTGGCTGGCCAAAATGCGCGCCGGCACAGTGGAGACCGGACGCAAGGACCGGCGGCGTACCTACAAGTACTCGCCGCGCACCACGAACGCGATCCGGACGCTGATGAACACGATGCTCACGGACGCTGTGGAAGCCCAACTGCTCAAGACCAACCCGCTCTACACCCAGCGCAACCGGGGCACGCGCGGCAAGCGCGTGGACCGCGTGCAGCCGGAGGTGCGGCCCAAGCTCGGCGTGACCCCGGAGCAGGCGCTGGCCGCGGCCGTGAACATCCACCACGTCGTCGGGCCGGGCACGGTCGCCGGGATGGGCGCGTTCCTGCGCGTTCTGACGGCGGGCTGGTCCGGGGCGAGGCCGGGGGAGACCGCAGCGCTCGACGCGGGCGACTGCCGGGTCGCGACGACACTGCCGACACTGTGCGTCGATGACGAGGCGGGCAACCTGGAAGAGCGCACCGGGCAGGTGCCGCGGCTGAAGAACCCCAAGTCCGGCAAGGGCCGGGACCTGGTCATCCCGCAGGGCCTCGCGGCGCTGCTGCTCGCCTGGATCGAATACCTAGACGGGCAGCCGAAGTATCCGGACGGCATCATGTTCCCGGACCATGAGGGCGAGCGGTGGAAGCGGCGGTATTGGAGCCGCCGGTGGAACAAGGCGGCTGAGGGCGGGATGCTGGCGCTGCGCGGCTCGAACCAGTGGGTGGTCGCTGGCGAGTACGTGCTCGAACGGGCGCAGCCGGGGCTCGAGTTCAAGGGGCTGCGGCGCGGCTGGAACGTGTGGGCCACGGAGCGGCAGATCCCGGAGATCGCGCGCGTGCACCAGCTCGGGCATGCGATGAACGACGAGATGCAGGCGACCTACTCGCAGATGTCCGCCGTCCTCGAGGCGCAGATGCGTTCGGCGTTCCAGGACGCGTGGACGGAGGCGTTCCGCGGCTATGCGGGGATTGCGGCGCTTGGGATCGTCGCGCAGTTCTCTCGGGGCGCCGCGGGCGACACGGTCCGGGGGGTGCTTCCGATGCAGCTCCGGGCGCTGCCGGGGTCATGGCCGTTCATAGGGATTTCATAGGTCAGCGATTCGAAGACCAGGGAACACCGGGGTCGACGGTGGAAAACCGTGGAAGACTATGAAGCTGCCACCGTGCGGTTTCCCGGAAAGCCGCAGGTCATGGCCTATGCTATGGCCTGACTGGGGGTCAGGGGGTCGTCGGTTCAAGTCCGTCCAGCCCGACGGCGAATGGCGAGAGATCGCCGGTCGTAGCTGCAGGTCAGAGGGTCGGGGCGCCCCACCGGTTAAATCCGGTGGGGCGCCCTGTTTTTCGCCCGGTCCGCCGTTCATAGGATTCTCCTAGATCAGATCCAACAGGCGCGACTACTCGGGCTCGGAACCTGTGGGCGGGAGATCGGTCACCAGGCGCAGCGGGACGTACCGGCTCTGCCCGCTGCGGCGCATTTGGCGCGCGTCGAGTTCGGTGAGGAACGCGTCCGAGAGCCTGGCGATCTGCGCGGTGTCGGAGCCGAGGAGTTCGTCGATCTGCTCGTCCTGCGCGGCCATGGTCTTATGGGCGGCGCGTATCCCGGCGGTGAATGCGGCCCGGACGTCGCGTTCGTACACGGCGCGTTCCTCCTGCCGGGCGGCGGCGACTGCGGCGCGCTGGCGGGTGAGGCTGTCGGCGGCGTTGGCCATGTGGATGGCGAGCGCTTCGGGGATGATGAGACCGAACGCTGCTGTAATGGGGGCGGCCTGCAACTGTCCGGCGCCGATCAGGGCGGTGAGCATGATTGCGACAGCGGCGAGGGCGATGGCTGCCGTGAGGCATCTGCCGGGTGTCAGGGTGCAGCCGAACAGGCGCGCGGCGAGGATCGGGACGCCGAGGCAGCCGGTTCCGATGAGCCAGCATTCGATGAGGGTGAAACTCATGATGCTGAGGGGGGCGCCGTGGGTGTAGAGGACGAGGGTCGCGACCGCGGCTATCCATAGGGCGATTCCGAACATCCCGGCGTGGCGCGGCTCGATACTGAGATACCAGGCCGCGACGCCGCGCTGGTCCGCTCGGTCGGCGCCCTCATCGGTGACAGTCATCGAACATACTCCCCAAGGCGTGCGCGGGTAGCCCGCGCACGCCCCGAAATGCCCACCGCGCGCCGGGCGCTGTACCCCGAAGAGTAGCGCCAGACCAGGGAAAAGGAGACAGGTTCACTCCAATGAGGGAGCGCGTGATTACGATGCGCTCTGTGCGCCGTTCGTTCTGCCGTTACCCGTGCGCCGCCGTGTCGTCGTTTCGCGGTCGCGCTGGGCCCACTCGCGGATCTCGCGGAGCAGGCCCTGCTCGAACGCTGCGACCTCCTCAGGGGTCATACCCTCGGTGAGTTCGCGCGCTTCGACGATGGCTTGTTCGAGGGCGTCGTGGGTGAAGCCTCCGGGTCCGGTGACGGATTCGATGTAGTCGGCGTCCTTGTCGTGTCCGGCTGCTCGCAGGAGCGCGGGTGCGGGGATGTCTTCTGCGGCGGCGATGTAGGCGACGGTCTCGGGGTCTGGGTGGGTGTCGAGGGTGTCGGCGAGGGTGTGGTGTCCTGCCGCGCGCAGGGCCTCGAGTGGGTCGCGGCCGAGGATGCGGGCGATGACGACGGCGTTGGTGGGGTCTGCGGCGTTGTCTCCGGCGAGCCATTTGCTGACGGCGGTTTTTTCGAAGCGGGCGCCGGCGCGGTTGCCGAGTTCGACGAGCATCTTGATTTCCATGCCGCGCTCGGTGAGGGCGGAGCGTAGCCAGTTGCCCCAGTGTTGGGCGGTGCGGGCGAGTTCTGCCCGCCGTTGTTCGCGTGGTGGTCGGGACATGGTTCCTTCTTGGTGTGTCAGTGCGTGGGGGTGGTCGAGCCAAGAGGGTTGAATTTCTTCAACTCATCATAGGGGATGGCCAGGCCGGACGTATGCACGTACCGCACTTGGAGTGAAGCAGGCAGCCAGGGCGCCCGCCAGGGGCGCATGCCGCATCTACCCGTGCGCCCCCGCCAGCCATGCGCCCGTTTCCCGTACGGTCGCGTCCGTAGCGCAATCGTGACCTGGGCGAGTTGAATCGAGTCAACTCAACGGATAGTGTGTGTTGTGTTGAATCAACTCAACCCCGAGCGTAAGGGAAACCCTCCCGTGAGCAGCCGAAAGCAGGGCACGACCGACGCGCATCGCGGCGGCCGACGCCCCCGCGTCCCCGACTGGGAGCCCACCCGACCGCCCCTGACCCGCGTCACCTACATCCCCCGGGACGGTTGGCTCGAGATCCTCGCCGGCGAGAACCCGGCACTGCTCCGCGGCGACAAGCCCATGGCCACCGTCATCAGCCAGGCCGCCGGACTCGACCGCACCACCCTCACCAGGATCATCAACGGCCAGGGCACGCTCACCCCGCAGATCGTGGACGCGCTCACCCGCTTCCTCGAGGTCTACCGCGGCTACAGCGAAGCCGAGGCGCGCGAGGCCCTGTTCGAGCGCGTCACGACCGAGGTGGTCTCGGCATGAGCCCGGAAGAGATCGAGACCATCGCACTCATCGTGCGGGAAGTCGTCCAGGCCTCGAAGAGCGACCTGCCGACGGACCTCAGGCTCTACACCGCCGCGGAAGCTAGCGAGATGACCGGGCTGCCCGAGTCCTGGTTCGAGGCGAAGTCGTCCTCCGGCCACATCCCCTCGCGCAAGCCGGGCGAGAAGTACCGCCGCTACTCGCGCGCCGACATCGAAGCGGTCATCGAGTGCTGCGAGGTCAAGCCCACGTCGGGCCCGTACCTCAAGGCGTTCCGCGAGCGGGAGAAGCGCCTGGCGCAGGCGGCCTGAGGCGAAAAAGAACGCCGCCCGCCCCGGAGGCACCCGGGAACTGGGCGGCAGATCGACCACTAGATCCAACTGAAACGAGAAAGGTGGTCGCGGTGTTAACCGTAACCGCAGATCCGAGCACCGGCAAGTCAGGGTCCGTCCGTACCCGCGCCGACCTGGCGGCGATCCTGCCGCCGGACGTGGTCGCTCGCCTGGACCGTAGCGTCTGGCACGACCTGTCGTTCGTCGCGCCGCTGCGCATCCTGGCCGTGATCGACGATCCGCGCTGGCATGTCGCGGTCAGCCCGATCAGTATCGACTGGGCGTCGATCTACTCCTGGTCGCGTGCCCGGGGCGAATTGCACACGGTGCGGCTGGCGCTGGAGATCGCGGCGTCGATGTACGGCGACTCGGGCGCCCGGCCGGATATGTACTGCCTACTCCGCAGGCTGGACGCCGAGCACGGTGCCGCAGTGCTGGACGCACTGCGGCTCGCCGCCGAGGGACTGTCCTCGTGAGTGAGAACAGCGCGGAGCAGAAGCCCGTACCCAAGGGCGCCGTCGCAATCCCGGTCGGCAACTACGTCGCTCTCGTGGACGCCACAGACGGCGAACTCGTTCGTGCTTACCGATGGCGCCCCAAGGACGGCGGCAATATCCATGGCGAAAAGATCTACGCGGTCGCGCACGTAGGTGGCCGTTGCATTTGGATGCATCGCCTCATCGCTGGCACCCCGGCCGGGCTTGAGACCGACCACGCTAACGGTGACAGCCTCGACAATCGACGAGGCAATCTGCGCCCTGCGACGCGATCTCAGAACCTGGCGAATCGGTCGAAGCCGCGCAGGTCAACACCGTCGTCGTCGTCGTTCAAGGGCGTCTACTGGGACCGCCCATGCCGGAAGTGGCGAACCGTAATCAGGATCGAGGGTCGTTCGAAGCACCTCGGCCGCTACGACTCCGAGATTGACGCCGCCCGCGCCTACGACGTTGCCGCCCTGGCCGCATGGGGCGAGTTCGCTAAGCCCAATTTCCCGAATGAGGTGTCCCCGTGACCGCCGTCGATGAGCGCGCCGCCCCCGTGGTCCCGCTGCACCGCACCCCACGCCGCACGTCCCGCCCCGCTCCGATCTCGACGGATCTGCATGTCCGCCTCGTCGCCGAGGTGAACCGCCTGTTGGATGCGACGGACACGACGGAGAAGACGTCGGCATACGACGCGCTGGCGTATTTCGCTGGCGCTCTGATCGGCGCGATGCCTCCGGGTGGTAGGCCGCTGTCGAAGCACGCCCTGGTCGACCTGGTGGAGCGTACGGCGAACCGTCTGGGCTGCCCGCCTGCCGTGGCGCCCGTTGCGCGTCGCAGGTCCGGTGGTCGCTCATGACCGAGCAGCGCGGAAGTTTCGTCGAGTGGCTCGCAACGAAGCAGGCCGAGCCGAAGGTCATCACTGTCCAGCGGTTCGCGTGCCAGTTCTGCCACCGCGGCCATTCCACCCGGAAGGCCGCCGAGCAGCACATCGCCCGCTGCTGGAAGAACCCGGCGTTGCGGGGCTGCAAGTCGTGCATCCACTTCGAGGCCGAGCGCGCTGAGCCCGAGGTCGGTCTCCCCGGCAGCGAACTCTGCATGGCCGACGCGATCGATCTGTCGGCCGGGCTGCGTTCCGGCTGCCCGCTATGGGAGGCGGCCTCATGACCCCCATCACCGCCGAACGCCGCCCTGGTGGCGATCTCCTCGTCACGGGCCTGCTGTCTCACTCGGACGTGCTGGACGCTCTCGCCTCGCTGCTGGTTGACCCGGAAGTCCTTGAGGCCGCAGCGAACGTCGAGAAGTGGGACCGGGCGCGCATGGATGTGCCGCCGGGTTCGCTCGAGGACGGCTTGTACGTGTCGGCGCGCTCGGATCTGGCCGCGCTGCTCGCCTCGGTGCAGGTGCGCCTGACGCGGCGTGACCTGGAGCCGCTGCTCGACGCCATCGACGCACAGAAGCTGGTGGACGCATGACCATCCTGGAAGAACGCCCTATCACCGTCACGGCTGCCGCGCCGCTGGTGCGCGTGAAGTCGCGCGGCTACTACAAGGACTCGGTGACCGGCGACCGGTACACGTCGGTGACGACGATCATCAACCGGACGGTCGCGAAGCCGGCACTGGTGCCGTGGTCCGCGAACACGGTCGCGAAGTGCGCCATGGACAACCTGCCGTACCTGGCGCGGTCATCCCGCACGGACGCGGACCGGATCGACGCCTACGACTGGCTGCGTGGCGCGGCCGACCGGAAGAAGGAGGAGCGCGGTGACATCGGCACGGCGGTGCACGCGCTGATCGAGAACCGGATCCTCGGCACTCCGGTGCCGCCGGAGGTCAGTCAGAACGAAGAACTCCTTCCGTACGTGGAGCACTTCGAGGCGTTCGTGCGCGAGTGGCGGGTGACGTTCACCGCCTCCGAGATGATCGTCGGGAATCTGACGCACCGGTACGCGGGGACGCTCGACTTCCTCATGTCGAGCCCGCTGATCGCGAAGAAGCTCGACACGGACCCGGCCATCGAGATTTCCGGCGACCTGAAGACCGGTGGGGAACTCGACACCAAGCGGGGCGTGTACCCCGAGGCCTCGCTTCAGATGGCCGCTTATTCGCATGCCGAGTTCGCGCAGTTGCGTGACGGCTCGCGTGTGCCGATGCCGCCGGTCGCCGCGATGGGCGTGGTGCTGCACCTGCGGCCGGAGGGTTACCGGCTGGTTCCGTTGAACGTCGGCCGCGACGTGTTCACGGCGTTCCTGCGGCTGCGGCAACTCGACGAGACCTGGGTGACCGGTTTGTCGAAGCACGTCATCAGTCCCGCTCTCACTCTCGAAGACGAAACGGATGTGGCCTGATGCCGATCCTTGATCTCCAATTGCGCCAGCGGGAGCTGGGGCGCATCCGTATCGGCAGGAAGGCCGCCGGTAAGAGCAATCCGCAGAAGCTGGACAAGTTCCGGTTCACCTCGGCGTCCGGCGAACTGATCGAGCACATCGCCGCCATGTACGGCGGGACGTGCGAGCCGTGGGTGAACGACGGCCAGTCGCAGTTCGAGGTGTTCACGGCGGTGAACCGGCTGCCGATCCTGGTGCCGCCGCAGCCGATCTCGCAGTGGTATGAGATGTGGTCGGGTGGCGGCTGCCAGCGGCGCTGCGACGGGCAGAAGAACATTCTGGCCGGGGATGCGGCGTGTGCGTGCCCGGCGGACCCGCTGGACCGTGCGGAGCTCGCCGCGAAGGGTAAGGCGTGCAAGCCGACGACGCGCCTGAACGTGGTGCTGGCGGACATCCCGGGGATTGGGGTGTGGCGGCTGGAGTCGCACGGCTATCACTCGGCGGTGGAACTGCCGATGGTCGCGGAGTTCCTGGCACAGGCGACGGAGGCGGGCACGTACCTACCTGCCGAACTGGCGTTGATGCCGCGTTCGTCGAAGCGGCCGGGTGTGGGTCGGCGCGAGTGGCTGGTGCCGGTGATCGAGGTGAAGACGACTCCGCGCGCCCTGATGGCTGGAGACGTCAACGCCCTCGGCGCGGCCAAGAGGGCTGAGATCACTGCGGCCCGTAAGGCGATTGAGCCCGCGCGGATTGACTATGTGGCGCTCGCCAAGGACTGCACGACGCCTGCGGCGGTCACGGCCATCTGGAACGCGGCGCGCGAGGCCGGGCACCTTACCGATGAACTCAAGGCGCAGATCGCCCCGATCGGGCAGCGGCTGCGCGAGGAGGCGGACAGGCTCGCCGCGCTCGGCCAGGGCTGCCCGTGCGGCGGCACGATCGACGAGGACGACCACGACGAGGGCTGCCCGAACGCGCCGACCATTTTCAGGAGCGGCGCCGTGGTGGATGCCGAGATCGTCGAGCCTTCCGAGGAACTCGACCTGCTGTGGGCTTCGATCGTCGAGAACTCGGACGGCATGGACTACAGGCAGCTCGAGCGCGAATTCGCGGCCCGGACGCACGGTCTGCATCCGCAGTCGGCGAACGCCGAGCAGTTGCGGGCGTTCCTCGCCCACCTTCAGAACACGGTGGCGGCGGGGGTGGCCCGATGAACGCGCCGTGGCACCTGGGCCGCATGGCCGCCCTCGATTTCGAAAGTACGGACAAGATTCCGTCCACGGCCCGCATCGTCACCTGCGCCCTGATCGAGGTGGGCGGCGGCGAGCCGACTGTGCCGCGCACTTGGCTGGTCAATCCGGGTGTTCCGATGAATCCCGAGGCGATCGCGGTCCACGGGATCACGGATGAGCATGCTGCACGCTTCGGCACTCCGGCGGCGCCCAGCGTGAAGGAGATCGCTGAGGCCGTGGCCGAACTGGTGGCCGCCGGAATCCCGCTGGTGGGCCACAATCTGGGCGGCTATGACCTGAACCTGTTGGACGCGGAGTGCGCCCGCCATGGTCTGGGTTCGCTCGAGGCTGCGTGCGGCCAGCCGCTCAGCCGCGTGATCGACACGATGGTTGTGGACCGCCATACCGCTCCGTTTCGCCGCCGCGTGTCGGAGTCGCAGGGCCCGTACCAGCTCCGCACGACGGCTGAGACGTACGGCCTGGCGTGGGACGAGGGCGCGGCCCACGGCGCGGATTACGACGCTCTTCAGGCGGCGCGCATCGCGTGGCGGATGGGCGACATCGCCCACCGGCCGGCCGAGCAGCGCCCGGACTGGGTGCGCAACCTGCGTGATGGCGGCGCACGGTTCAACCTGCTGGCGAACGTGTCGCTCGAGGAGTTGTTCGAGCGGCAGCAGGTGTGGCACCGGCAGTGGGCCGCGGACTTCCAGGAGTACCTGCGCAGGTCGAACCCGGACGCCGTGGTCAGCGGCGACTGGCCGCTTCAGGGCGGTGCCTCGTGACGTGGCTCGCGCAGCATCTCCCGACCTTCCTGTGGGCGCTGGTCGCGACCGCGGTCATTCTCGTGTGTTTCCTGTGGGCGGATTGGGCGGACCGGCTTGAGGAGGCCGCGAAGAGCAAGCCGAAGCCTCCGATCACTGCGGCTGAGGTCGAGGAGTTCGGCGAGAGCACGGTGGAGCACCTCGAGGCGTACGTGAACCAGGAGGCGGAGGCGGCCCGGCTGTTTGCGGAGTACGCGAACCGGCCGATGGCGCAGCGTCCCCGGCCGGATGTGACTGACCCGGGTGAGCCGTGGCGGTTGCGCCGCGGTGCCGCGACCGATGACCAGGCCCGCTTGGTGGAGCTGGGCGATTCCGATGAGTGACAACGAAACCCTTGGTGGAGACATGACGATCGTCGACCCGAACCGGCAGGCCCCGCGCCCGCAGCCCGACCCACAGGCCGGCCGCGTCCACGGCGTAGACCAGGCGGCGCTCACCCGCGCAGACCAGGCCCGCACCGACGCGCACCGTGTCGCGTCGCTCGTCCAGATCGCCCGCGAGGGACACGGCGAGGCGCGCGACCACGGCGAGGACGCCCACCGGCTGCGCGACGCCATCGACACGCTGTACGACCGGATCGCGTCGAAGCCCGGCGACCGGCGTGTGCGGCTGGATCGGGCGCTGCACGGCATGGACGGGTCGCTCGACGAGGAAGCGGTGCTCGAATACCTGGACCTGACCGGCCGTGAGGGCATGACGGCACGTGGCGCGTTGCAGCGGATCCTGGATCGGCGCACGTTCCCGGAGTTCGACGGTGGCCAGGAGTTTTCGGATCGGCTGCATTCGCTGGCGCACACGTGGGAGCAGGGCGCGCGGGCACAGGAGGCTGCGGTTCGTCCCGCACTGCCTGCTGCTGCCGCGCCTTCGCCGGCCGCGCTGCCGCACCGTGAGCCGATTCGTCCGGCGCATCCGCCGATGGTGCCGCCCGCCCCGCCGGAGTCCCCGGCCGAGCAGACGGGCCAGATCTTCGCGGCGCTGCGGACCAAGGGTTACTTGATCTCGTCCGACATGGAGGCCGCAGCGCGCAAGGACCATCAGTCGGGGCTAACTGTGGCCGCGCCGGACCCGAAGTTCTCGGCGTCCGCGCTGCCGCAGACCCGCTCGGGCGACACGCAGCTGATGAAGCCGCTGACGGATGAGGTGCTCGCCCACCTGGACATGGCCGACGCATCAGTCGAGGCGCCGAAGCCGGAGCAGCCGGTGGTGCCCCCTTTCGCCTCGGCGGCCGTGGAAACCGGCGCAGTAAGCCGGTCGGCGGTCGCGGCAAGCGGAAGCGGTGACTCCGATGACTGACCCGTACGCAGACGCCGTGCGTATCGGCTTGGAAGTCTGCGGGAAGCTCGCGACCGCGCGCATCGGCAGTCCCGTGCTGGTGGGTGTGGCGGAGCAGACGGTCGTGTACCCGCCGCTACTGCTCCTGCCGGGCACTCCGGTCGTCGAGTTGATCGTCGAGTCGGCCGGGGTGCACGTGGTCACGTCGCGGCGCGGCCACTACGGCGTACTGACCGAGCCTGTGCTCATCCCGTTCCCGCAGGTTGACCGCGTGCCGTGCCTGTCGGGGCTGTCGCTGGACGTGTGGCGCGAGGCCGTGGACTGCGCGCTGACTGCGGCACTGACTGGGCTGCCCGCCCGGCGGGCGCGCACCGGACCGTAACCAAGACCCCGGCCTGAATTCCTCCGAGCAGGCCGGTAGTCGCAGGCGCACCTCCACGCGCCTGCGGCACGGGGCCGCATCGCACTCGAGAAGCGGTGCGGCCTCGAGGAGGAAACCGATTCAGCCATCCAATCTCGGAGGACCCCATGACCAGTACTATCGAGAGGCCCGAGCCGCTCGTTGTGTTCCGCAAGAGATTCAAGTGCCCGTGGTGCCGGTTCCAGCGCAGCACGGAGAAGCCGGTCATCGAGCACATCGCTCGCTGCTGGTCCGACCCGGCGAAGCGGACCTGTAAGACGTGCAGGCACTTCGAGCGCGGCTACACCACGGCCAGGTTCAGCGCGTACGAGCCGCCGGAGTCGCTCGACGTGCCGGACGAGTGCGCGCTCGGCGAGTCACTGCCGGAGAACGCGCCGGTCGTCGGCTGCGCGCTGTGGGCGGTGGTGAACTCATGACGACACCTGCCGACCTGACGGACGGGCAGCTGCTCGCCGAGATCCGTACCGCTGAGACGGCGGCACTCGACCCGGAGACCGTGCTGACGGCGCTCCGGAGTGCCACCGCAGCGCACCTCGAGCGGCGCCCGAACCCGTTCGCCGCGCTCGCCGAGCCGGACGACCTGCTGCTCGCCCAGCCGCCGTTCCAGGTGGACTCGTGCGAAGACCTGTCCGCGCTGGTGGACTCACAGGCACCCCGGCCGGCCGATGCTCCGCACGCGCGGCCGGCCGGGGCGAACGCTCCCGCGACGCTTTCCACGACGGAGGCCGCGTCGATCCTCGGCGTGTCCCGCGCCACCCTGGTCCGCTACTGCGAGGACGGGCGGCTGCCGTATGCGAAGCCCGGTAAGCACCGGCGGCTGCGGCACGCAGATGTCCTCGCGTTCAAGGACGCCACCACACACGGGCGGGTGGCGTCATGAGCCCTGTCCGCGAGGCCACCTCGAACCGGCTCATCCTGCTGCGCTCGATGAGCGAAGCCCAGTGGATGAGCAAGGTCCGCGAGATCGCCAAGCGCTACGGCTGGACCAGCTACCACACCCGGAACTCGAAGGGCTCCGACCACGGCTGGCCCGACCTCGTCATCGCGCACGCCGGGCAGCGCCGCACCGTGTTCGCCGAGCTGAAGAAGGAGGCCGGCAAGGTCACGCCCGCGCAGCGCACATGGCTCGAGCATCTCGCCTCATGCGGGTTCGAAGTCGCTGTCTGGCGACCGCGCGATGAGGACGAAGTGCTCGCTGTCCTTGGTCCGCAGAAGCTGCGCGCCACGTGGGCCGAAGGAGGTGCCTCATGACGCTGCGCGTTGCTTCACTCTGCTCCGGCGTCGGCGGCCTAGATCTCGCTGTCGAGTCCGTGCTCGACGCCGAGCTCGCCTGGTACGCCCAGTACGAGCCGCCGGATAAGAACGGCAAGGAAGACAAGAACCAGTACGCCGCACAGATCATGGCGGCGCGCTTCCCCGGCGTCCCGAACCTCGGCGACATTACCGCCATTGACTACACGCAGGTCGAGCCCGTGGACATCCTGACCGCCGGCTTCCCGTGCACCGACCTCTCCTTGGCAGGCAAGCGCGCAGGCCTCATGCCCGGCACCCGATCCGGGATCTGGTCGCACGTCGCCCGCGCTGTCGAAGTATTGCGCCCCTCGCTCGTCTTCATCGAAAACGTCAGGAGTTTGACCAGTGCCAAGGCCCATAGCGACTTGGAGCACTGCCCGTGGTGCATGGGAGAAGCCGCAGAGGGGGGGGGGATCCGCTCTTCCGCCTCTGCGAGCACTCGGAGCTGTTCTCGGAGATCTGGCCGACCTCGGGTTCGATGCGGAGTGGCAGGTGCTTCCCGCCTCCGCCATCGGAGCACCCCATAAGCGCGAGCGGTGCTTCGTCCTCGCGTGGCCCGCAGACCGTTCACCCCGAGGTTCCCGGTGGGCGTCTTCAGCAGACGCCCACCGGGAACCTCGGGGTGAACGGTGGCTCGCAGCACCCGGACAAGCGGAAGTCGGGCGGCCATGGGCCGACGCTCGCGGACGAGGTGGAGCATCTGCTGCCCACGCCGAAGGCGAGCGACCCGGAGCGTGGCGACTGCGCGTCGGAGCGGGCGCGCAGGTCGCCGGTTCTCGAGACGGTGGTCAATCTGCTGCCGACTCCGACATCCTCGTTCCCGGGTACGACCGCGAACTTCCGGGAGGACGGGACGCCGTACAGCAGCGGGTATGGCCCGACGCTGCTGGACGCAGTTCGACTGTTGCCGACCCCGCGCACTTCGGACACGAACGGGATCGGTTCGCACGGAGCGGGCGGACCGGACCTGAGGACGGTCGTCTCGGAGACGTCCCGTCCGTCGCCCGGGGCGTTGGGAGCAATGCCCCGGGCGACGGACGGGACAAAGGGTGGACCGAATCAGCGCGGGAGTTCCGGCGATCTGATGTTGCCGAGCGCCGTGGCGCACCTGCCGACACCCAGGGCGCGGGACTGGAAGCGCGGCGGGAAGGACGGCTTGGAGGAAGCCCTTCTCCCGACTGTGACGCAGTACGGCAGCAATCAGTCTCCGACGCCCGGCGCGGCGGTGCGGCCGAGCCTGAGTTCCCTAGCCTCGAGCGGTTCGCTACTTCCGACGCCGACAGCGGCCGACGGGGATCGGGCGAGTCTGACGATGCTGCGGGGCAACCCGACATTGCGTGGGGCGATTACGAACCCGCCATCCGACGCTGGGAAGCCGTCACCGGCCAGCCTGCCCCCCGGCCAACTGACGATCGAGGACGCCTGAACCCGGTCTTCGTCGAGTGGATGGTCGGGCTTGCCGAGGGCTGGGTCACTGATGTCCCCGACATCCCGCGCAATGCGCAGCTCAAGGGCCTGGGCAACATCGTCGTGCCGCAGCAGGCCGCCGAGGCGCTGCGGATCCTGCTCGGCCGCGCCGGTTTCGTCCTCGATGACGCGTCTGCGCTGGAGGTGACGGCCGCATGACCGCCGCCCTCACGCGCCCTACAGTCGGCACGCTGCCCGCCCACGGCACGACCGCCCGTCGTCATCGCGGCTGTGGCTGCCTGCCGTGCCGGCGCGCTCAACGCCGCTACGACAAGCGGCGGCGCATCTACCGCACCCGCGGGATCGCCGGCCGCGTCCCGATGTCCCCGGTAACTGAACACGTGGCCGTGCTGCGCGCGACGGGTGCGACATTGCAGGCGATCGCGGACGCGGCGGACTGCTCGCAGGGCACGATCCTCAACATCGAACGCAGCCAGCATCCGACGCTGTTCGCTTCGATCGCGCGACGCGTTCTGGCCGTGCACCCGGGAATGCTCGCGCCGGCGATGGTCGGCGCGGTCGGCGTGGCCCGACAGGTGCAGGCCCTGTATGTGGCCGGCTACCCGCTGGCGGTGCTCAGCGCCGAGTTCGGGTTCACGCGCACCTATGTCAGCGAACTCGCCAACGGGCGCCGCGAGCGGGTCACGTATGCGACGTACCGCAGGATCGCGGACGCGTACGCGCGCCTGTCCGGCGCGCCGGGGCCGAGTGAGTACACCCGGGCGTGGGCTGCGCGCCGCGGATGGCTTCCGCCTGCCGCATGGGAGGGACTGGACATTGATGATCCGGCCGCTGATCCGACGGTGGAGTCGGCGGTTTCGCGGTATGCCGTCGTGGCCGAGGAGGCGGCGTTCTTCGCGTCGCAGGGCTTAACGCAGGAGGGGATCGCGGCCCACTTGGGGCTGTCGGTGAACACGCTGCAGATCTATCTGGTGCGGGCGAGGCGCGCGGCTGCGGGGGACCGAGATCCGGGCGCGGACGACGCACTCGCCGACCTTGCCGCCTGATCAGACCTAGCCCCGGAAGTAGCACATCGTGACCATGACCCTTGAGAACCCTGCGCCGCCTGGTGATGCGCATGTTGCGCCCGAGCCGAGCGAGATCCTCACGCGCCTGGCCGCACTTCAGTCCCGCGACGAACGCCTCGTCACCGACCGGCGTACCGCGCTGCTGCTCGCCGCGTCCCTGGCCCGTCTCGCCCGCGCTTACCGCCGTGACCGTGACCGGCTGCTGTACGCGAACCTCGGGTTGCAGCGTGAGATCCAGGTCGGTGCGACACGCGAGCAGGCCGCCGCGGCAGCGAGCGCCACGCAGGCCGATGTGCTGGCCCGTCAGGTGGTCGATCTGAAGGCGCACAACGAGGCGCTGACGGCCGAGAATACGCGGCTCCGTAACGCGTCCAGCGTGGCCGCCGCGCCGGTCGAGCCCAGGCGGAGGTGGCGCAGGTGAAGCGTCTAGCGCAGGCCGCACGGTTCCTGTCTGGGCTCGCGGCGCTTCTCGCGGCAGGCAGCCTCGCTGTCGGCCCCCACTTACTGCGCGCAGCGGCCGAGGGTGGCGCAGCGCTCTGCCTCTTCGTCGTCGCCCTATGGATCAACCACGCAGCCCGACCGCACGACACCAACCACGAATCGGAGACCACACCATGACCGCGAACAGCGTGACCGTGAACCTGCCCGACGCCGACCCGGCGAAGACGCTCCTCGGCGAACTCGCCGGCCCGACAACGATCGAGCAACTGCTCGGCCGGGCTGAGCGCAACGGCACGAAGCGCGCCCGGACCGTGGCCGTGCGGATCCGGCACGACGCGGACCTCCTTGAGAAGTTGCTCGCCGAGCACGGGGAAGAGGCCGCCGCGCGCCGGAAGGTGGAGAAGCTGCGGGCCCGGCTCGCCGAAGCCGAGGCCGAACTGCGCGCGAAGACCGCCATGCCGCGGAACATCGCCCGGCTCGCCGGACCCAACCAGCCTGCGCCCGCCGCGACCACCGCGGTGATGCGCGCCTGGCTGATCGAGAACGGGCACCCCGTCAGCGAATACGGGCGGCTCTGCAACGGCGACATCGCCGCCTACGAGGCTGCGCACCAGGGTCGGGACGGCGGCTCATGACCGGCCGCCTCCGTGAGTTCGCCCAGTGGTTCGCGACCGGCGTGTGTGTTGGCGCGGCGGCCTCGACGCTGGTCTTCGCCTGGTTCGGTCAGGTGACGGCCGCGGGCGCCACGGGGGCTGTGTGCGTCGGCGCGGGGATAGTCACCGCGATCGTTCGGCGGCCGGGCGGGGGTGCCGCATGAAGTCGATCCTCTCCGACCTGCCGACCGGTTCCGAGGTCGTGATGCGCACGATCCATGACCGTGTCGTCGAGATCGTGTATGGGGGCGACGACCTGCTGTTCAGCGCGGTCGCGCCCGGCCGCTCGCGCCATGACGACGACTGCGAGTTTTACGGCCGGGCGTCGGTCGCCGACTTCGACCTGCCGCTCGTCAAATGCGGCGCCAAGTTCTGGCTGGTGATCGAGACCGTCCGGCGGCGCGACGGGCACACGGAGCGCACGTCCGCCATCGCGTTCCAGCATCCCGGAGTCGAGACGGCTGCGGAAGCGCTCACCAAGGGCGCGCCGGGCGGTGACGCGGCATGACCGACACGCTGCCCCCGCCCGCCCGCTACGAGACCGCCGCAACCGCGCCCTCGTGGGTTCTGGCGTGCGTCGAACGCTGCCCGTCCTGCTGTGTCACGCCCACGGTCGCCCCCAGCCTGTGGACCGTGCGCGGCGACGTGCTGGTTGCGGCGTATCGGTGCCCGACGTGTCAGCACGGCTGGGTGGCGCGGTGGGCCGTCAGCACGTTGGATGGTGCGGCGTGAACGGGCTCAGGGCACGCGGAAGCCGCCCGTGCCGGTTGGCTACGGGCGGCGAGATCGAGCCGTCAGGAGTCTTGCTTCACGGGTGCGAGTTTCGCTACCCACTCGCGCGTATAGCCCGTCAGGCGGGCGATTTGAGACGGCCCCAGGTCGTGCACCTGGCGAGCCTCGATCATCACTTCGCGCAGGTCATTGCGGGCACGTTCGGCAGCCGCCTCGGCGCGCTTGAACCGTTGCGCGGCGATCCGCAGACGGCTGTCGATGTCCTCCATGACTCACATGATGCCACGTCTGTTCGCGAATGCACTACGCGAAGCCGGTTGACTTCGCGAAGTGGACCCGCGAACATAGTTCACGAAGCAAGTTCGCGCACCTCCAACACCAAGGACTCGGCATGACCGACAAGATCACCCTCGAAGTCTGCAAGGACGGCTTGACCGGCAAGCCCCAACTCTCCATCAACAAGGTCGACGAGAACGGCGTCGGCGGCGGCTACCGTCTCGCGGGACCGAAGTTCAACGGCTCCAGCAAACTGCTGCTCCAGACCGAACTCGACCAGCGCGATGCGGACGAGATCCGCGCCTACCTCGACGCCGTGTTCCCGGTGAAGCCCGCCAGCGACGCGACCCCCGAGTCGGCCCCGCTCGTGTGCGGTTTCGAACTCGACGACGGCAGCGTCGCCTACTACGGCGTGGACGGTGCCCAGTGACCGACACCGAGCCGCGCCTCACCGTCGACACGCCGGAAGGCAACTTCCCGATCGGCGACCCCCGCGCTGTCGAAGCCATCGCCGCATACGTCCGCTCCGCGATCCCCGACAACATCGACCCCCACCAGATCGCCCAGATCAATGCCGCGCTCGTCCTCCACCCGCAGGACGGCGTCTGCCTCAACTGCGCGCGTCGCCTGCCGCTGTTCCTGTACCGCTGCGAGCACTGGGAGGTCTTCGGGTTCTCCCACGCGCACCGCATGTGGCTGTGCACCCGCTGCACGTCCCGCGCGGTCGAACTGTTCGACGAGCACGACAAGAACATCTGCAACGAGGTGGCGTGGGAGCCGTACGACGGCTGGGAGCCGTTCACCGGGCCGAGGCCGGGCACGGCTGAGTTCAAGGCGGCGTCCCGCGCGGCCGTAGCGGCGAGCCAGCGCCCGATGGTGGTGGCGAAGTGAACGCCCCCGACCCGCAGGTCGTCCGCGAGTTCCTCGACGACATGGCCACGCGCGACATCGTCGACACCGACCTCGACCGCATGACCCCGCAGACATGCCCGGCCGGGGTCCACACCGACTGGGCCGTCGACGGCGAACACGGCCACGCATGCCCCTGGTGCGAGAACGCGGACCTGCGCGCCAAGCTGGCCGCCGCCGTCCGCGTCGTCTCGACCGCTTACCCGACGACGCCCGACGAATTGACCGCCGTCATCCGGCAGATCGGCGAGATCACGCACGTCCCGGCCGAGACCGTGACCGTCTGGTCCGGTTACGACGATGACGAGCGCGGGTTTCCCCTGTTCACCACCCGCGAGCAGGCGCAGGCCTACGCCGAGCAGCAGTTCCGTAAGGACTGCGTCAACTGGGGCCACGCGTCCGAGGACATCGGCGAGATCACCTGGGTCGAGCGCAAGGCGTACACCGACGCCCACGACGGGCGCGCCGGGCTGTTCGACCTCAACTGTGCGATCGGCGGCGACGGGTACGTCGTGTGCGAGCGCACCGTGTACGCGTCCGCCGAGGCCGCGCTCCTGGCCGAGACCGCCGAGAAGGCGCCCCTCGGCGCCCGCGTGCGGATCGACCGGTCTGGCTCCCCGTTCAACCGGATGGACGGGATCGTGACCGTCCTGCACCCGTACGGCGAGGTTGGCAAGGTCGGCGTGGCCCTTGACGGACGCGAAGGTGTCGCTGTGTTCCCGGCCGACGACGTCGAAGTCCTGGCGCGCGAGGCGGACGGCCGATGACCCCCGAGTCTTTCGCCGCGCTCGGCGCCCGACTGCTGCTCATGCAGCGCTATTGGCTCCCGATGCGGCTCGTGGTGGCCATGTCGGACGAGGACGCCGTCACCGTCGCGTCCGCCGCGCTCAACGCCGCTGACCAGGTGGGCGAGTACGCCGCGGGAGGTGCGCGATGACCGAGCCCTACTTCGCGGACGACGAGGTGACGCTCTACCTCGGCGACATGCGCGAGGTGATCCCCGCGCTCGAACTGCGGGCCGATCTCATCGTCGCCGATCCGCCCTACGGCGAAACCTCGCTCGCCTGGGACCGGTGGGTAGACGAGTGGGTCGAAATCGCCGCCACCGCCAGCCGCTCGATGTGGTGCTTCGGGTCGATGCGCATGTTCCTCGCGTGGCGCGACCAATTTATCGGCCCCGGCTGGAAGCTCTCCCAGGATGTGATCTGGGAGAAGCACAACGGCTCCGGATTCGCCGCAGACCGGTTCAAGCGCGTCCACGAGAACGCGCTGCACTGGTACCTCGGCGACTGGAACGCCATACACCACGCAACGCCGCGCATCGAATACCGCGGCGCAAGCAAGCGGGCTCGCCGCAACCCGCCCCCGAAGCACACCGGAGCGATCAGCGCCTACACCTACGAGGACGACGGAAAGCGCCTCACGCGGTCCGTCATGCAGGCCCAGTCGGTCCGCGGAGGGCTGCACCCGACCGAGAAGCCGGTCGGCATCCTCACGCCGCTAATCGAGTACGCGTGCCCGCCTGGCGGCCTCGTCCTGGACCCGTTTGCCGGGTCCGGCTCAACCCTCGAAGCCGCGCGCCTCGCCGGGCGTCGGGCTATCGGCATCGAGGTCAGTGAGGCGTACTGCGAGGCTGCGGCGAAGCGTCTCGCACAAGGGGTGCTCGTATGACCGAGATCGACGCCGCGATCGAGCAGGTCGTCAAGACCGGCAGCGACCCGGAGGCGCTCACTGAGGCCGTGCGGGTGCTTGCTGGGCTGCTCGGATACCGGCTCGTCGCCAACGCGCGAAGCGCCGAGAAGCGGCCACCCGCGTTCTACAAGCACTTCATCGCGGACATGGACGCCCCAGCCGCCTGCGGGTACGCCTCCGGGTCCATGCAGTGCACGTTGAGCCGGTGGCTCACCACCTGCCCGGACTGTCTTCGGACGCTGTCATGAGCGAGTCGCAGCCGCACCTCCACACCGTCCCCGTGTCATTCGCCGACGCCTGCGAGTTCGTCGCGGCCTGGCATCGGCACCACGAACCGCCGATCGGACACAAGTTCTCCCTCGGCGTAGCCACAGACGACGGCGTCCTGCGCGGCGTCGCGATCACCGGACGGCCCGTCGCCAGATTCCTCGACGACGGCCGCACCCTCGAAGTCAACCGCACCGCGACCGACGGCACCCCGAACGCGAACAGCGCGCTCTACGGCGCCGCGTGGCGCGTCGCGAAAGGCCTGGGCTACTCCCGGCTGATCACCTACACGCAGGCCGGTGAGACGGGCGCGAGTTTGCGCGGATCCGGCTGGCGTGTTGTCGCGGAACGATCTGCACGGCCGGGCTGGAACAGGCCGTCGCGACCCCGCGAGCCGAAGGGCACCGAGAACGTCCAGCGCACCCTATGGGAGGTGCTCGCATCGTGACCGCCACTGAGACCCCCGCCCAGTTCCTGCGCCGCGCCGCCGAACACCTGCGCGGGCTGGCCAACGTCGCCACGCCCGGAGGCTGGCGCACCCACGACGGATACGTGCCACACGGCGGCTACGTCGCGACCGTGCTCGCTGGCGACAGCAACTTCGTCAAACCCGTCGCATGGGTGCCCAGCTTCAGCCACGAACCGCGCGACCTAGAACGCCAGGCCTGGCCCGACGCCGCGTACATCGCCGCCATGTGCCCGCCCGTTGCGCTCGCCACCGCCGACACGTGGGACGCGGTCGCCGACGACATGGGCGACGACGAAGTCGTCGAGCGAGGCACGGCCGGAATCGGCGTGCTCGTCATGGGGCGCCTGTTCTCGCCCCGGAAGACATGGACTGCCGCAGTCAACGCCGCCCGCGTGCTGCTCGGCGAGACGGAGAGTTGACATGGACAGGCGACCCGTAGCCCACCTGCAAGTCGGTGGAGACCTGCCCTACGCCGTCGTCGGACACCGACGCCAGTACGAGGACTCCGAAGCCGAAATCGTCGCCGTCTACGGCCCCGTGCCGAGTCGGCGGGACGCGGAGGAACTCGCAAGCGCGCTCAGCGAAATGGGGCTCGACCACGCCCTCGCCGTCGTGCCCGCCTACGTCGTGCGGCCCGTGATGGTCACCGAACTGCCCGTCGAACTCGACATCTAGGAGACGAAATGCACCTTCAGATCTCCGGCGACCTGCCGCAGGTGGTCCTCGGCTGGCGCACCTACCCCGAGCACGGCCTAGAGCCCGACCTCATCGCGGTCTACGGCCCACTGCCCACCCAGGAAGAAGCCGCACGGCTCGTCCAGACGCTCATGGAGACGTTCCCGGCTAACGACGACAGCTACACGGTCATGCCGATCTTTCCGGTGCGCCCGGCCCCCGACGGCTCGGAATCGGCGGTGGTCGGCTGATGCCGCGAAGTACCAGCCCGGCGACCGCGCCGGCACGAGACCCAACTACCCGCACTTCAGCAGGAGAGAAGCACTGTTCATGGGGCGCCAGTTCTGTCAGATCCCGACCAAGCTGTGGTGGGACGAGTTTTTTGTTTCGCACACCAGTGACCAGAAGTACATGTACGTGTTCCTGCTCGGCCAGCAGCGCATGGACGCAGCGGCAATGCTGGACATCCACGCGGAACTGTGGGCGAGGAAGACGGGACTCTCCGAGGAGGCCGTTGATGCAGCCCTCAACGGACTAGCCGCATCCCACCTCGTAGAGATCCACCGTTGGGAACTGTTCGTCTCCGGCGTCTTCGCCGCCACTGGACTCGGCAAGCAGCCCCGCCGGGCGAAGGCCGCCTATGCGGCGATCCGCCAGATCGAATCGGATCGGCTGCGCGCCGTTGCCCTCGCGGAACTCGCGAACGAGCTCATGAAGGGCGCCGACCAGGTGCCAACCGGACTGCGGGCGACAGTGCTCGAGCGCGATTCGTACTGCTGCCGGGGCTGCGGCTGGTCTTCATCGCAGATGGTCTATACGGGGGATGGGGCGCTCGCCGACATTCGCGGGCTTGAGGTCGATCACATTTACCCGCGAGCCCTGGGCGGCTCCAACGAACTGTCGAACCTGCAGACCCTTTGCTCGGACTGCAACGCGAGGAAGGGGGCGCGGGTCTGATGGCGCGCATCCGCTCCGTGAAGCCAGAGTTCTGGGTCGACAGGTCGTTCGTGCGCAAGGTGCCGGACCGGACCATGCGCATGCTGTACATGGCGCTGTGGAACCTCGCCGACGAGCACGCCCGGCTGATGGCGGACGTGTCGTATCTCAAGGGGCACATCTTCCCGTATCCCGAGGACGCGGACCTGACGCCCGAAGTAATCGACAAGATGCTCGACCACCTCGCTGACGTGGGGAAAGTCGTCCGATACACGGCCGACGGCGACGACTACCTTTTTCTGCCAACCCTGCACCGGCATCAGCGGCTCGAGGCGAACAAGGTCCCGTCAAGAATTCCACCCCCCCCTGGATTTAATGACGGGCCGCGCGGGGGTGGCGGAAAAAGAAATGGCGCGCACGGCGCTGAATCCATGCAGCTCAGCCTGACGATCGATGATCGCGCAGACGAGTCGGCGCACGGCGCATACGTATATGAGCCCGGCGCAGACGAGTCTTCGCTTTTTTATGGAGCCTGGGACAGGGAGCCTGGTTCTTTTTCGTCGGAGGCTTCGCCCCTCGACGAGGAGCGCGACGAGAGCCTCGCGACCGTCTACGAGTTTCCCGGCGGCGAAGTCGTCCCCGAACCCGCCGAGGAGCCGACGCCGAAACGCGGACGCCCGAAGATCGCCGACATTCCGCGCCCCGACGCCGATGCCCTGTGCGCCCGCCTTGCCGAACTGATGATCGGCAACGGCTGCAAGCCGCCCGAGGTCACGAAGAAGTGGCGCGACGCCGCCCGGCTGCTGCTCGACGCCGACAAGCGCGAGTTCGACAAGGCGATGCGACTGCTCGAGTGGTGCCAGAAAGACGAGTTCTGGCGAACCAACATCCTGTCGATGCCGACGTTCCGCAGGCAGTACGAGCAACTGCGGCTCAAGGCCAACTCCGAGTGGAAACGCGGCAACGTCCCACGCCAGCGCCCCGACAGCGACCTCGGCACCGCGACGCACATGCAGCGTTTCCGCGCCCGGCAGGCCGAACGCGCCAACGCCGGCATGACCCAACCCGCCCAGCAACCCGCCTTGGAGGTGTTCCCGTGGGACCGGACGAGCTAGAGCAGATCACGCAAGGCATCAAGGCGCTGTGCCCGGCGCAGAAGTGGGACGAGTACTCGCCCGACGTGTGGCTGCAAGTGCTGCGCCGCGTGTCGTTCAAGGACGCGTCGCTCGCTTTGGAGCGGCTCGGCGCCAGGCAGCCTTGGATCGGCGCGTCGGACATCGCGACCGAGGTGAGGGCGATCCGGCGGGCCCGTGCGGAACGCTTCACGCCGATGCCGAACGACGTCGAGGGTGTCGCGTTCGAGGACGAGTACCGGGTGCTGCGTGAGGCGGTCGCGGACGGCCGCATGACGCAGGCGGATGTCGCCGCCTATAACCGGTGGGGCGGCTCGCTGTTCCTTGAGCAGCAGCAGCACGCGCTCACTGCCGCATCGGTGCGGGGTGAGATCGCGTGAACGACTACGAGCGCGTCCCGCCGCAGGACCCGAACGCGGAGATGGCGGTCCTCGGCGGCGTACTGCTGTCGAAGGCCGCGCTCGAGGAAGTCACGGAGATCCTCGACGACGGCTCGGACTTCTACCTGCCGAAGCACCAGAACCTTTACGAGGCGGCTCTCGCCGTCTACGGCCGGAGCGAGCCCGCGGACGCGGTCACGGTTGCGCGCGAGATGGACCGGCGCGGCGAACTCGTGCGCGCTGGCGGCCCGGGCTACCTGCACGAACTGATGGAGTCGGTCCCGAACGCGGCCAGTGCCGGCTACTACGCGGAGATCGTGCACGAGAAGGCGGTGCTGCGGCGGGTCATCCAGGCCGGCACCCGGGTCGCACAGATGGGCTACGAGACCGACATCGACGACGTCGGCGAGATCGTCGACCGCGCCCAGGCTGAAGTGTTCGCTCTCTCCCGGGACCGCGACAAGCAGCCCGAGTCGTCGAACAGCGACGAACTGGACGCGATGCTCGAGGAGATCGAGCACCCGACCGCGGAAGGCATGCTGACGGGTCTCGCGGACCTGGACGCGCTCACGCACGGCCTGCACTCCGGGCAGATGATCGTGGTCGCGGCCAGGCCCGCCCTTGGCAAATCGACCCTGTCAACAGACTGGCATCGGCAGGCGTCAGTCAAGCGCGGCGAGCACTCCATCCTGTTCTCCCTCGAAATGGGCAAGCGGGAAATCCTCAAGCGCATCCTGTCCGCCGAAGCCCGCATCCCCCTGCACCACCTGAGCGGCGGCCAGATGGCCGAGCGCGACTGGGACCGCGTCAACGAGCATCGCGGCCGGATCGACTCGGCGCCGCTGCACATCATCGACGACGCGTACACGCTCAACGACATCCGCGTCAGGGCCCGCAGTATCGCCCGCAAGCACCCCGTGAAGCTGATCACCGTCGACTACCTGCAGCTGATCAGCGGCGCGAGCAGCAAGCGCAACGGCACCCGCCAAGAGGAGGTCTCTGAGACCTCCCGCAGCCTGAAGCTCCTCGCGAAGGAACTCGGCGTCCCGATCGTCGCCGTCGCGCAGCTCAACCGGGGACCCGAGCAGCGCACCGACAAGAAGCCGGTCATGTCCGACCTGCGCGAGTCAGGGTCACTGGAGCAGGACGCCGACGTCGTGATCCTGATCCACCGCGAAGACGCCCACGAGAAGGAAGGCCCGCGCAGCGGTGAGGCCGACCTGATCGTCGCGAAGCATCGCAACGGGCCGACCGCGATCGTGGCCGTCGCCTTCCAAGGGCACTATGCCCGCTTCGTGGACCTGGCCAGGCAGTGGTCACCCCACGACGCAGCCCGCTGACACCCCAGCCGACCGGACCAATCCGTTAAATGGCCTGGTGGCCATACCAATTTTCGTCTCGACCGGACCAACCGATCACTGGAGGAATCATGACAGATCAGACATCGCAGCCGGACGACTTTGGCGGCGCGGCGTGAGCGGGGCCGTGAGCGCCGCCGAGCGTGCGGCGGGCATCCGTAGACCAGGAAGCGCCGTGCGGCCCTCAGCGCCTCTCGTTGGTGCCGTCTCGGGGGCGCCTGGGTCTGAGCCCGGTTCGCGGGATGCTGCGAGTACTGCTCGGCGCCCTGCCCCGCGGAAGCCCGACAAGCGCGTGCGTGAACTGCTGGCTCACCCGGCGGGCACGATCCTCGCGGACCGTTTCGGCCGGGCCGTGCAGCGCATGGAGTCGGGCGGGTTTTGGATGCTGGGCGAGCAGTGGCCGCATCTGGCGTCGGAGATTGTGGATCTGGGGCCGTTCGAGGTTCTGCGCCGGCCGGGCGGTGCGTCATGACGCTGCTTGCCGAGTCGCCGCCGCTGCTGTCGCGTCGCATGCTGCCGGTCGAGCGCCGGATCCTGCTCGCTCTCGCCCGCGGCCGAACCCGTGCACAGATCGAGGCGCATGAGTGCCTGTCGCGCACGGTGTTGAGTGCGCGCATCACGGACCTGCACAGGCTGTTCGGGGTGTCGTCGAGCGCGCACATGGTGGCGCGGGCGCATGCCGCCGGGCTGCTGGAGCGGGACCGGGTTCTGCGGCCGGCGCTGCGTGACGTGGATCTGCGGCGTTTGCGGCTGATCGCGGACGGGGCGCCGGATCGTGAGATCGGGCCGCGGTCGACTTCGAGGGTCGCGTCGTCGGATCTGTACCGGCGGCTGGGTGCGAAGAACCGGCCTAATGCCGTTCACCTGGCGTTTTGCGCTGGCCTGCTGGGCGGTGCGTCGTGACGGCGTCGTTGAAGCTGCGCCCCGCAGTGGGCCGCCGCTCCCTCGTGGACCGGTTGAAATTCCTGGTGGACGAGGCGCGGCGCCTGCCGAACCGCGCGCTGGGCGAGGCGTTCCGGCTGCAGTTGGAGACGGCCTTGGCTGCGGCGGAGACGGGTGCGGACGAGACGGCGATCCTGCGTGCCGAGGCCGCGGACCGCGAGCACGCCCGTGGCGCGTTGCAGTCGGCTCGTGCGGATGTCGCGGCCCTGACGGTTTCGATCGAGGGCATGGATCCGTCGCTGCTGTCGAAGGCGTGGCTGGTGGAGCGCCTGCAAGGCGTGGTTTCGCGGGTGGATGAGTCGTTGAAATCGAAGGAGTCGACAGGTGTCTGAGGTCGTGTTGGACCGGTTCGGTCGGCCGTTGGGTAAGCGCGCGCAAGAGACCCGTGGGCGAGTGTTGGACGCGCTACGGCTGCTGATCGAGAAGCCCGGCCGGGACGCGGCTTGGTCGCGCCTGACGCCGATCGCGGTGGCACGGGAGGCGGGCGCGAGTCCGGCGTCGTTCTACGGCTATTTCGACGATCTGGAGGACGCGGTGATCGAACTGGCGGTGCACCTGGAGGACGCGGGGGAGAAGTTCCCTGATCACCTGTCGGGGATCCTCGGACTGCTCGCGATCGAGGGTTGGGAACTCCCCGAGTTTCCTAAGCGGGCCGAGGCGGTGGCCGTCGATGCTTGAGATCCCCTGCGCCGCCTGCACCCGCCGCGCGGCGAACCCGGAGGCCCCGTGGTGGCGCGACCTGCTCGCCGAACTCGACCTCGGCCATGACCAGATTGCGCACCGCACGTACTGGGCGCTGATCCAACGCGGCATCACCGGGCGTCGCCTGGAGACGGTGACGGACGCGGAACTGCTTGCGCTGCCTAGCTTCGGCGCGGGGATGCTCGCTCGTCTTCGCGGTGCCATGCCCGCCCCGGCTTCGGGGTGCGTGTTCTGCGACATCGCCACCGGCCGGAAACCTGCGACGGTGGTGCGGGATTGGCCCGACGTGTTCGCGATCGTGCCGCTCAACCCTGTGGTCGAGGGGCACACGCTGGTGATCCCGAAGGCGCATGTGCGGGACGCGACGGTGAATCCGGCGGTGACCGGCGCTGTGATGCGTAGGGCGGCCCAGTTCGCCCGTGAGGCCGGTGGCGACTGCAACCTGATCACGTCCATGGGTCCGGCGGCGACACAGAGCGTGCCGCACCTGCATGCGCATGTGGTGCCTCGTTCCGCAGGTGACGGACTGCCGCTGCCGTGGACGCCGCAGCAGACGGGAGTTGCGTCGTGAGCAACCGGAAGATCCCCCTGCCGGGCGGCGTCCTGAACCCGGTCGTCGCCGAGTTGAAGGCCCGCCGTATCCGCGCGGGCCTGACTCAGCGCGCTGTTGCGGAGCGTATGGGGTGCACGCAGGTCGCGTTCAGCCGCTGGGAGTCAGGCACGCGCGACCCGGACCTGCCGACGACCCAGCGTTGGGCCACAGTGCTCGGCCTGGGGCTGTACGTGGAGTCGCTGGATGTCCTCGGCGCCGGGGACATGGCGGAGGCGTACGGCCGGGGCTGGGAGGCGTGTGCCGCGGCGGTTGCGGCAGCAGTGAAGCGGGGCGACGCCACGCCTGCATGCTCCGAGTGCGGCGGCCGTCCGAAGCGCGGCCTGGTCAAGTCCGAGAACGACCAGACGTGGCAGTGCGACGGCTGCTACACGGACTTGGCCGGGCGGCTGCCGGACCACACGAGCTCGGATGGTGCGTCATGACCTGGACCGCGCTGGTCGGCGCTGCGGGCGCGTGGATCGGGACGTTCGCGTGCATCCCGCCGACGTGGCGGGTCGTGCGGCGCCAGTCCGCCCGCGACTACTCGTGGTGGGGGGCTGCGGGCTCAATGCTGGCGATGACGTGCACCCTCATCTACCTGGGATCGCTCGGCAACTGGCTTGCCGTGACCGCGCAGGCCGCGTGCTACGTCGCGTATCTCGTGATCGTGGTGGTGAAGTGGCGCACCGAGCGGGCGCGCAAGGCTTCGGAGTCGGCCGGCGAGTTGCGGCCGGTCGCGGACGACAGCGCGGCAGTGACAGCGTGATCGGCCTCGAGTCGTACTGCCTGGCCTGCGACCGCCAGCTCGCCCCGCCCGCCGTGTACCGCCGCGAGCGTGGGCCATTCCTGCACGTGCCGGTAATCCTCGGCTTGCTGTGGGTCGCGGTCGTGCTCGGGATTCCGGCGCTGATCGTCGCCGAGGTGATGTCGTGACGCGCTACTGCAACGAATGCGGCCACAGGCTGACCGCCGTCGAAGCCGCCCGTGCGGACAAGTACGAGAAGACCATCCTGCGGCGCGTGGCCGCCTTGGCGGTCGTGTCCGTCGGCCTCGGGATGACCCTGGCGTCCCTGATCATCCTCGTGGCCGTTGCGTGGTCGCGATGACCCGCCGCCGCGCGTCCTACAAGATCCGCTGCTGGCAGATGATCGGGACCGCAGTCGCGGTCGCGCTGCTCGGGTGCACGGTCACGCTCGCGGCGCACCTGCTCGGGTGGCTTGTCAGCGGGCGATGGTCATGAACCTACGGCTCCTGCGGATACAGGTCGCGTTCGGGCACGAGGCTCGCGTCTCGGGCATGCTCGATGAGGCGGTACGGCCAGAGCGCCGGATCGTCGTCTGGGTACTGGCTGAGCACCTCGCTGACCCACTGGGCGCCTTTGCGCTTCTGGAGGCCTGCAGCAAGGTTCTCGACGTGCGCTTTCGGCAGCCCGGCGATGTCGGCAGCCACAGGCGCATGCGTTGCCTCGGCGGGCGCGGGCTCCGGGACTGTCGAGGATGCGGCTACCGCTTGGCGCGGCGAGCCGGCCGCAATCTTCGGCTTTGCGTCGCGGCCGACGGTCGGTTCGCGGAGTCGTTCGATGCCGTGGTTGCGACCCAGGCGCCGGAAGACCTCATCCGCGAGTCCGGTGAGTTCGGCCATGTCGGAGACGGTGGCGCCGTTGCGCATGTCGCGGACCGCGCGCTCGTCGATCCCCTTGCGCATCTGCTTCACGGTTTCGTGGGCGCGCTTGTATCGCCGGTAGTAGTCGGCGTCTTCGGGGGCGGGCGTGTACTCGGTGGCCATGGCCACCAGTTTCGCATAACAACTAGGCCAACGCCAGGGGCGACGCCTTGGGCAAATCGTTGGCCAACATCTGGGCCTATTGACAGGCCAACGCGTGGGCCTGACAATGGAGGTGTCAGGGAATGCGAGACCGAGGAGCCGACCATGCTGATCCACCAGATCGCCCGCCACATCGCCACCCAGGCCAGCCGGCGCGCCAACCGGACCCGCATCGGCTCGCACAAGTCCGTGGGCCGCCTGCGTGCCGTCCTCGCCAGCCTGGCCGCCCGCTGGAACCGCGCACACCACCCAGCGCCCTACCTCACCGTCGCCGACTACATGACCGACACCCTGCGTATGGACCGCGAAGACGCCCGCCGCTACGCACCCCCGCTCGGCGGCCACGTCCGCAAGGCCTACGCCGCGAAGTTCGGCCACGCCCCGACCGACACCGTTCTCGTCGTCGTCGGACGCGGACCGGCGCTTGCCCACCCCAGGATCGTGACCGCGACCGCGTACGAGCCGGGCGACATCGCCGTCCTCAACGCCGGGGCTCGTAACTACAAGCGCACCGCCGCCCTCCTGAACGGAGCCTCCTGATGACCAACACCAGCGTGGCGCCCTACGCCGTCGGCGATCGCGTGTCCGTCGCCTACGAGGCCGACGACGTCTGCGACATTCTGCGCACCGAAGCCACTGTCGTCGAAGTCAGGCCGGTGACGCCTGCATGGAACCTCAGCCTGCAATGGTGGGAGGTCCGCTGTGCCGGGGTGCCGAACCGCCGCACGGTGACGTGGCTCGTGGACGCTTCCGGTCGCGATGTCTACCCCTTCCCGAACGCCCAGACACCGGACGGCCTGCCGTGGATCGCCAAGGCCGACCCGATCGGAGCCTCCAATGACTGAGAACCTGCCCGAGCTGGTCCCGCACTGCGAGAAGCACGGCCCGATGACGCTGCGCCCTGCCGCCGTTCAGACGAAAGAGCAACTGTGGTGCGGCGCCTGGTACGACTGCACGTCCGTCGAGTTCGGCCAGCGGTGCGGCGTCTCGGCCCTGACCGAGTCGAAGGCGTTGCGTGCGCAGCTCGACGAGAAGCGTGCAGCACGGGCCGCTCGCGTGGCTGCGGGCACCAACATGCGCACTGCGCTGATCGGAGCCTGACCGTGCGCAAGCGCATCGATGTCTTCTGCGACATGTCGTCGCTCGCCCACCGCATGTCCGACATGCGCGACCGTTCCTGCCCCGAATACCTCGCGGCCGTCCAGGAGATGAACCGGCTGCGCGGCGAACTGTGCCGCGTGCAGGGCGTCGCCGAGCGGGATATCACGCCGGACGGCTACAACATCTCGGACAGCGCCTACGAGTCGGTCCGGGCGGACTGGATCTACAACCTGAACCAGATCGACGGCCACAAGTACCTGGACGGCGCGCGGGCGGCATACGCGAAGTGGATCGGGCTGCGCCCCGACCTCACCGAGGGCGACGACTGGTTCGCTGAAGTCGAGGTGTCCGAGGATGCCTGAAAACGAGCCCTTGACCCGCGACGCCTACCTCTATCCGCTTCAGCTGGACATGATGCGCGACCGTCTCGTCGAGCAGGGCGACTACCCGGCTGGCATGACGCTGTGCGAGGTCGCGGGGATGAACGGTGACGCCCCGGCCGGGGTGGGCTGCCCGTTCTACGGCGAGGACTTCTGCACCTGCGACCCGGTCGACTGACCACTACTTCCACACCATCTAGGAGGACTTGACCATGAGCGACTGGCGGCACGACGCCGCATGTGTAAATACGGACCCTGAGTTGTTCTATCCGATTGGATCTACAGGGCCGGCACTTCTTCAGATCGAGGACGCCAAGGCTGTCTGCCGCAGGTGCGTCTCGATCGATGCTTGCCTCCAGTTCGCTTTGGAGGCCGGGATCAACGAGGGCGTCTGGGGCGGCATGAGCGAGACGGAGCGAAGCGCCTTGAAGCGCCGCGCCGCCCGCGCCCGATCGCGGATGGCCTGACATGGCGTCGATCACCCGCGATTTCCCGCTCGCCCAACTTGTGGATTGGGACGTCCCATACTCGGACGACGCGATCCACACGACGAGTGAGTGGTGCGTGTTCCGCGCGCCTGACGACGGCTTGGTCTACCGGATCGACCTGAGTCCGCAGGCCGCCGAGTGCAACGACATGTACTGGTACGACGACATGCCCCGGGTGGTGACGGCCGAGCGTGTCGAACTGCGTCAGGCGCTTACCGACGCGTGGACGCCGGTCGAGACCGAGAACGGAGTTTGACATGCCTGACTGGACCCCGGCCGGCACTGACGCGGATCTCGACACGATCCTGGACGGCGAGTTCGCGTGTACTCGCGTGTGGGAGGCGTGGCAGGTCGGCACGATGACGCAGGACGACTTCACGCCGATGGCCGAGACCGAGATCGTGAGCGACTTGCTCGCCTGGCGTGACGCGGCTGTGCACGCCGCCATCGAGCGCGCCGTGCAGCGGTTCCGCGAGAACCCCATGTGGGCCACCGCAGCCTCTTGGAACGGCGCCCAGCAGGCGGCCGAGTGGTTCGCGGCGCTCGCTACTGACCTGAATGGAGACGACCAGTGACCCTCACCGACCGCCGCGCCGAAATCGCGGCACGCATTCCCGCAGGCGAGCACCCCTGGCGCCTCGAACCGCGCATCGTAGCCTCCGGGCTCGACGAGTGGGAGGAAGGGTTCGAGATCTGGACGGCGATCGAGGACGGCGACCACCTTGTTACCGAAGTCCACCACGAGTTCGACCCCGACGATGAGGAGTGCGACGGCGAGTCGGGCATCGTCTCCGTCCAGATCGACGCCACGCACGACATCCACCCGCAGGCCTCGGCGATCGCGCAATTCATCCTCCACGCCCGCGACGACATGACGTGGCTGCTCGCCGAGGTCCAGCGCCTCACCGACGAACTCGACGCCCGCGAGTCGAGCAGCGACCTGGCGGCCACGCGGGAGATCGACCTCCGCGCTGACCGCGACGCCCTTGAGGCGAAGCTTGACTCCGCGCTCTCCACCGTCACGGCGCTGACTCAGACGATCCGTGCCATCCCTGACGCCGTCGCGAATGACGCCGCGAACCTCCGCGCATGCCAGGGCGCAGCGCGACCGCCTCGCTGTCGAACGCAACCAGGCGTTGAGCGACCTTGCCGGCGCGAACGAGCAGCTCGACCACCTCGCGGAGCGCGTTGCCGAAGTCAAAGCCGAGCGCGACGAAGCCCGCAAGGTCGCCGCCAGCCTGCTCCACGGCATCGAACTGCACGCCGGCTTCGACGCCATCAAGACGCTCAACGTCACCGATCTCCCGGCCTGGGCCACGCCGTGGCTCGCTGCTGAGCGTTACGCCCGTGCCCGTGCCGCCACCGAGGAGACCGTGTCATGACCGACCTGCCGTTCGACCCCGGCGCCCGGAAGCGTGTCGCCGCGTTCCTTGCAGCCCATGCAGCGCGCAGTGCCGACTATCCGTCAGCCACGCGTCCCGCCACGAAGCGGCTCGCCACCGTCAGCGCGCCCGGCTCGGATGTCGAGCACGTCTTGACCGACGACGACCTGGACGAGGTTCTGCGCCAGTTGGCGGACGCGAAGGACCGGGCCGAGATGCTCGCGGAGGCGAGCGCCGTGCACCGCGGGACGATCGACGACCTCGAAGAAGCGCTCGTCGAGGCGCGCGAGGCCCGAGACGTCTGGCTCGACACGGCGATGAAGCTCAAGGATCGCTGCGCCGATGCTCAGGCCGGGCGCAAGGCGGCCGCGACGGAACTCGCCGCGCTGAAGGCGACGCGCCCGTGCGGCCGGTCGGCGACGCATCCGCCGCACATGTGGATGAGCGCGCGGCGCGGGGTTCAGTGCGCGGGCTTCGGCGAGTGCGACGTTGCGCCTGCCGTGGCTGTGGAGCCCGCCCCGAAGCCAGCGCATGCCCCGACCCCGAACGGTCTGCTCTGCACGTGCGGCGAGCCGTTCGGGCACGACGAGCCGCTGGGTGATCTCGATGTCTGACCTGGACCTGCTCGCCGCGTCCCTCAATGACACGACCCGGCATTTGGCCGAGCACATTCAGCGGCGCGCGGAGGAGATCGCTGATCCGCAGATCCTCGCGGTCCGGCTGGACGCGAAGGACAAGATCGACCGGTTGCGCAGCGACCACAAGTTTGAGAACCAGCGGAAGGACGACCTGATCCGGGAGTTGCGGCGGCAGTTGGATGCGGCTGTCCGCTCCGTTGAGCGCCTGCATACCGAGGTCAAGGAGACCCGCGGAGCCGTGCGCCGTGTCGAGGTGCTGCATGTGTGGACGAACGAGGACGGCAAGAAGTTCGTGTTCGCCGACGAGTTGTGGACCGCGCTTGCCGAGGCGGGCAGTCCGGCCGCACGGGCGCTCGCGGAGATCCAGCAGCGGAGGGCCGACGCCGATGCCTGAGCCGTCCATCCAGTTCGCCACGATATTCAGGGGCCTGATCCGGTTCTTCGTCCCGGTCGTGCTCGCCACCGCGGGGGCCGGGTTCGCCGCCCGCGCGATTTACCACAACACGTCGGCGCAGGCCGTGCTCCTGGTCGTCGCCGGGACTGTCGCGGGCGCGATCCTCGGCGCGATCTGGGTGATCAAGCACGTCGAGCAGGACCCCCGGGCCACCGACCGCGAGCAGTGCAACGTACCCGAAACCACCACCAACGAAGGGAACTGACCGTGTCCGCAGACAACTCCTGGTCGGGCCGCGTCACTATCACGCCGCCGTTGACTTGGCAGGAGTGCAAGGTCTCGCCCGGCGTCGAGGACGTGAAACTCGACATCCACGAGGAAGACGGGCCCGACGGCCGCATCCTGACTGCCGTAGCCGTGGTTCCCGCGCGCCGGAGCGACTCGTGGTCGGCGCATACCGGGCAGGAGCTTCAGTTCCTCATCGACTCGCATCCGGGCCACGAGTTCGACGGCTACCTGAGGGTCGACTGGAAGCCCGTGTACGGCGACGGCCAGGTGCTCGCTGAGCGCTGGACGGTCGTCGAGCGCACGGTCGTGCACGAGGTGGGGCGGCTGGCCTGGGAGCTCGACGGCGGGGACGGTGCCTGATGGACAGCGCGAAGGCGATCGCCGACCTGCGTGCCGCCGTCACGAAGGCGGGCGACACGGCCCGGTTGAACACCCCGATCACGATCACGCTCGACCAGGCGCGGGCGATCCTGGGCCGCGAGGCGTGGCTGACCGATGCTGTCGTGATGGCGGCAGCGCTGTGGTTCGAGGAGATCAAGGACCCGCGTGAAGCCGACTACGCCTCCGAGTGCCTGTACGAGACGGCGGAAGACCTCAAGCAGGCCAACCCGCGACTCAAGGGCGGTGCGTGATGCCCGCGAAGTCCGCCCTGGACCGCCTCACCCAGCTCGTCGCGGAGCACCCGCACTCGCCGGCGTCCACGCGCGTGTCGCTGACGTTGGGTGAGGTGCGGGACCTGAAGTGGCGGCTCGACTGGCTGGCCGCCGAGTGCGAGTCGGCGACGGAGAAGGAAGGTGTCTGATGGCCCGCGAGTACACGCCGACGCGCCGCTGCCCGCACAGACTGTGCGTGCCGCTGCATATCGGCTTCATCCTGCCGACGATCATCTTCGTCGTGCTGCTGTTCATGCACGGCACGGGCGGGCAGTCGCTGGGGCAGGCGAGTTTCCTGTGGGGTTTCCTGATCCTGGTCGGCGTGGTCTGTTATGCGATCGCTCGGATCGTGCACGGCCGGTCGGATAAGGAGCTCGACCGATTGGAGCGCCGCGACAAGGCGCGTCCCAGGGGGCGCCGTACCATGGACGCGGTCTGCAACACTTGTTGCGGGTTAGGGCGGCTAAGCCGTTGCCTGCCATCCCCTGGGACGCAGGGTCCAGCCTAACGGTCCATGAGCAGGCTCTCGTCGGAGTACCGGTCGACGAACGAGAGCTGCCAGTTCGCCGGTAGTTGCTCGCCGCAGTCCGGGTCGGTACAGAGCCACGCGATACGGTTGCCGTCCACGTCAGCGATGGGGCGTTTCCTGGGCCAGGCCGCTGCCCGCCTTCCCACCTGCGGCGACGCCAGGTGCCTTGCGGGAAACCGCAGGTCGCGTTGCGCGGTCGGTCGGGGCGGGGGCAAGCATCGGCCCGCCCGCGCCCGCTGCCCGTACGCTGTCTGCATGTGCCGCTACGGGATGACCAACTACAAGACCCACTACGTGTGCGTCCCGTGTCGCCGGACGCTGAAGTCTGACCCGCTGGACCTTGTCGCCGGATCGACGCCGGGCTGCCCCGAGTGCGCCGGGCCCACGCTCCATGTCGGCCGTGACTTCGCCGCTCCCCGGCGCCTGGACGACGGCGCGTGGCGCGCTCTCGCTGCTGTCCTCGACGCCGGGTTGCGGTTCGATTCGTGTGGCTGTGGCGGCCCCGGTGGGCGTCCGCGTACGCCTGCTGCGGCGCGGGCCAGGACTCGGTATGCCCAGCGGACCGGAAAGCCCGCGGCGAAGGCGCTGAGCGAGCCGTACGGCGTGTACTGACGGCCGCGTTTATGCTAGACGTGCCCTGTGGCAGGGACTTAGGCCCCGGGCTTCGGCTCGGGGCCGTTCGCTTTGGCCTCCTACGCGTCGTCTACGGCGTCGAGCGGGTCCGTCAGGCACTTGTGCCACACACCGCTCGCCGAGGTGCACAGGAACGCATTCACGTACATGGCACGGGCCTTCTCTGGCGTCTCCGGCTCGTAGTAGTGGCCAGTCTCCTTGCTCGTTGGCTCCTTGTAGTCCTTGCGCATCTTGTCGTGCGCCCACTTCCAGACGCCTGCGCGGACATCCCACAGTTCGTTGAGCACTTCCTGAACCTCATCGACGGAGAGGTGAGGGATCAGCGCGATGTAGCCGTCTCGCTCGGTGCGGTTTTCCTCCGGGACGTTCGACGTCTTGCGCTGCTTCGGCACGCGTTCAGCTTGGGGAGTTTCCTGCGACTCGGCGGACCTCTTCGCGGTTGGCGCGTGAGCGTCACCCCTTGGGCGGTCCCGCCCCGGAGCCGTCGTTCCGACGGCACGCGACGATCGCTCCCTATTACTAGGTACATAGCTAGGTGGCCGTACAACCTTGTCCACTGGTTCGATCAAATTTGTACACTGGTCGTCTGGATCGGTGTACAAATCTGACTCCCAGACTTCAAGGTCATCTTCGGGCTCGCGAAGGTGCCAACCGTCCAGCCCGGGAACGCTCGGCAGCACTTCATCCTGGATCGACGGATCCGGGATCGTCAACTGGTACTCATCCGAGTACTCGCGGTTCACCCCGGCCTTGTACTCGCGGGCCTTGCGCATCCATCCGGTCTTCACAAGCACTTTGATGTGGCGGCGGATCGTCAGTTCGTTGCAGTGGTGGTCCGACGCCAGTCGCTCGTTGCCAGGGTGAACCTTGCTGCCGTCCGTGTTGCCGTAGGTCGACATGGTGAAGCCGAGCGCTTTGGGCCCGTCGGGGATGTTCGCGGATCGAAAGGCTTTGCGCCACGTCTTGACGTCGGCATCGTGCCCCTTGGCTTCGGCGATGATGTGCTGGCTCTTGCCGCGCGGCTTTCGAGTTGCGGGGTCGAACGGGCGACGCTTGTCGGTGGGTGCTGCTACCGTCATAGGTAGTTCTGCTCCTTGCGCGGAGTCGGGTTGGCGAGCGGGAACTCGCTGATCATCACCATTCGGCCCGGTCCTTCTGGATCGGGCCGAATGCTTGTTCTAAGTGTCCCAGAGCCTGCCGACATCCGGGACGCGACAGCGCATCTGTCGACACGTCGCGGCACACCTCGCGTACGGGACACTGGACGGCATGAAGTCCACCGTCGACCAGTTGCCGCCGCGCTGCACCCTCTGCGGCAGGGAGATCTGCTATCGCACTGGCGACGACCTCTGGGCCTGGCCCAAGGGCTGGTACCACGTCGAATCCGGCCTTCGACACTGCTATCCCTACTCGTCGCACGATCAAGCCGCACCGGCCTTGGACGGGTCCTCGTTCACGATCGAGCGCGGCCCGGCCGACCCGAGCACCCACGCGATGGTGGCTGCGGCGACAGGCGGCGGCCCGCGGGCGCGGGAGGTCCGCCCGCAGTTCGCGAACGAGGACCCGTTCGAGTTCGCGACCGGCACCGTGCGGTTCGGCGACGGGCCGACGATCCCCGCATCATCGTTCTCGATGGCCACCGAGCCGCCCCGTCCGGCGTACGGGTTCGAAGCGGGCAGCCTCGAGGCGCACGGCACACTGGAGATGACGCTGGACGAGGACGGCATGGGGTTCGCTGCCGTGCTCCTCGCAGGGACAGGCCTGCCACGGCACGACCTGCGCTACGAGTACCCGGACGGCGCGGACAAGTACTGCCCGGTGTGCCATGAGCCCGCCACGGCGCTCAACGTAGAGGGCGTGGCGTTCTTCCCGTCGGGCGGCGTCAGGGACGGGGACAGCGTCTCGTTCCGGCTCGTCGGCGTGGACCCGGCCGCGTACCGGTGCGAGCCGTGCGGGCATCAGTTCGACCGGGACGGGAAGGAGATCGAGCCGTGACTGAACTCGCACTCGACCCGGCCTGCCAGTTCGCAGCCGCCACCGCCAACTCGGACATCACCCACGACGTTTGCTGCCTCGACGAGGATGCCGAGACCGGCCGCGTCACCATGTGCGGGCTCGCACTCCCCGACGGTGACGACAGTGCCATCGCGGACGGGATCGAACCCACCTGCGTGGTCTGCCAGGACCTACTCGGCAAGTGGGCTGAGTACGGCGACCTCTACCACGAAGATCCACGCCAGCCGGTTGTTGAGCCGTGCCGCGTGTGCCCGCGAAGCCACGGGGAGGGCGAGTGTGGATGATCTGGTGACGCATCATGAGCCCGCCCTGTACCGCTCGGGCCGTCACGGCTGCTGGGCGACCTGCGGATGCGGGCGTTGGCACTCACGGCGGTGGACGACCGTGGGCGGGGCGCACCTTGAGTTCGGGCGGCATCTCCTCGACATGAATGGCGGGAACCGATGAAGCACAGCACCCTGACCATGGGCGACGCGGTCGCCCGCAAGTCCATCCTCCAGGTCGACACCGGCCGCAGCGCGGACCTGGTGAAGGTCAAGGCATGCGCCGGGACCGGGCCGTACACGGTGACGGTGCGCCCAGTGACGTGGCTGGACCGGGCGTGGATGCGGCTGGGGGCGTACGTGCGGCGCCCGTGGCGGGCAGTCCGGCACTGGCGGCTCACCCGATGCGACGCGCGCTTCTGCTGGCGCCCTGAGCGGTTCGTGGACGCGGACTGGAACGGGTACTGCGGGCGGCACAAGCCCGACGGGGCGCAGGAGTTGCCGTCCCGATGAGCATCCCTGACGAACCGGCCGACTTCCTGAAGGTCCCGATGGCCGACGGCGGCAGCCGGACGCTGCTCGCGCGGTTCACCGACGGTACGGTCCTGTGCTGCATCTGCTTCGGCCGGTTCCGCATGGACGAGTTGAACCCGGTCGAGGGCGGCAGGGTTGAGGACGTGTGCAAGCAGTGTGCGGCCGACGAGATGCGGGAACTGGAGCGGCGCGCATGACCGCCGTACAGCCCTTCCCTGACGTGCCAGCCTGGCAGGAACCGCACGAGCGCTCACAACGCTGCCTAGAACTGCTCGACAAGCTGCGGCGCGGCCGGTACCAGCCGGCCGAGTCCACGGTGTGGATGGCGGACAGCAAGGCAGCGAAGCGCGCCGGGGTGCACGAGTGGGAATGGCGCAACATCATCCTGACCAGCCGGTAGCAGTCTGGCGGCTCAGCGTTAGGTGGCAGCGTCCCGGTGTGGCAGAGCACGGTCTTGTCGGCCGCGATACCGCGTGCCGCCGTCGTGATCGGCCTGCCGCAGTGGCCGCAGGTCTCATCAGGCATCGGCTTCCGTCTCCCACCGCACGTCGTAGCCTTGCCGTTCAACGGCTTCCCGGATCTCGGTGACAAGCATCGCGCCGCCCAGTGTCAGGTATTCGTTCGCGGGATCGTCGTCCAGCGCGGTCAGGTACAGGTCGCCGACACGGGCCAAGACGGCCAGGTCGCGCTGCATGGCCTCGATCTGGGCGAGCAGGGTTGCCGGGTCGGGTCGGCCGAGGATGTCCGCGAGGATCTCGTGCTCGCAGCGGCCCGCCATCGCCGCGAACGTCTCGAGCATCCCGTCGAGGTACAGCTTCCAGTCCGGATGCTGCACGTCGGCCGGGAACGTCATCCCGTCGTCCTCATAGTCGCGCACCGGCTGCCGCCACAGCTCGAAGCCGTCACGACTGGTCGCGCGCTGCTCCCAGCCTGTGCGCAGCAGGTAGGCGTGCACCTGCTCCAGCGTTGGCGCGGCGTCAGCCATCGATCCTCCACTCGGGCTTGAAGTCGGGGTGCCCGGCAAAGGGTGCGGCGAGCAGCTTCTCCTGCACAGCCACTGCCCCGACCGCGAACACGACGAAGGCGGCCACGGTAAGCGGCGCGTCGGCGGGAAGCGCTGCGACAGCCCCTTCCGCGTCGTGGCGTAGGACTTCCAGGTGGCGCAGCATCTGCCGTTTGGCTGCGATGTCGGCGAGCACCCGGGCCGGATCGTGGTAGGCGATGTGCCGCAGGTTCGCCTCGGCCTCGTCCTGCCACTCGGCGCTGAACGCGATGATAGGCGTCCCGTTGTACTCGCCCGCCTCGTAGTCGTTCCAATCCTCGCCCTCGTACGGGTCGCGGCCCTGAATCAGGCGCAGCGGCGTGTCGGCGGCGGCGTGCTTGTCCCGGGTTGCGCACCACTGGCCAGCGACGGGCACCTGTGTCGTCGCTTCGGCGAGTCGCTGCAGTTCGTCGTAGCGGTCCGAGATGAACCGGATGATCTCGGTCATCGCCGTCTCCAGATGATGTCCGCGGGTCCGACGACGGACCCGACGCAGTACTTCGTTGCCGCCCGGCGCCGACGCATCGACCGGTTGACCTCTTGCAGCAGTTCGTCGGCCTGCTGGATCTTCTCGTAGGTCTGCTTCGTGTGCCCGAGTTCGCGCAGGATCGACCGGTAGTTGTCGGGCAGGTCGGCCCACGGGGTGGCGGGCAGCGAGCGGCGGGTCATCCGCGCATCCATGGCGGACAGGTGTGCGGACGCCCGTGGATGATCGTGCCGTCCACCTTGCGGCAGCCGTCCAAGAACCGGCCCGGCTTCGGCTGCGGCGTGGGTGTCAGTGCCGTGGCGTACCCTTCGGCCGCCCTGGCGAGGTTCGCGTTGATCACACGCACGACCTCCTCGCCGCCGGGAAGCGCTTCAAGCACGTCCATTAAGCCTTCGACGTGCGCCGGGACCGGGTCGCCGGGCAGCGCCCCTAGCACGCCGATCGGCCACGTGGCGGGGATCGTGGCCTCGCCGTACAGCATGAGGTCGGTTTGCGCGTCCGCGATGGCGCGCTGCACGGGGGTCATGCCAGCACTCAGTTTCGCGCTCAGTTCGGCCAGTGTCGGCCCCGGTTTCGCATGCTGCCCGGCTGCGGCGATCCGTGCGTCCCGCTGCGTGTCGGGATGCTCGCGGAGCATCTGGCGGCCCTTGTCGGCGACTTCGAGGTCGCCGCGGCAGCCGCATCCGCAGCCGCTGATCACGCGTCGCCTGTCGAGCCGCCGGATCTTCGCGAGGATCAGATTCTCCGGGATCTGCGCATAGTCGTCGGGCGTCCCGCCGATGCGGTTCCAGTCGCTGGCGAGGTAGGCGGCCACGTCCCAGCGGGTGGCCCAGTAGGCGGGTTCGCCGGTTGAGGTGGGGCGGGCGTGGCGGCAGGCTTCGATGGCTTCAAGGAACAGCAGGTCGGGGATGTCGGAGCACTTGCGGTAGACCGGCACGGTGCCGACTGCGGGCTTCCACTGGGTTTCCAGGTGCCAGATCCACCGCTGGTGTTGCGGGGCGTCGTCGAGCGCGACCCGGATGATGAAGACATCGGCGTGCGGGAGGATGCCGCGCACGTATCCTTCGATCGGCTTGCTGGTGGGGAGTATGGATGCGACGCGCTGGCCGACGGTGAATCTCGGTTCAGGCATCGCGGTCTCCTGGGTGGGCGTGTTCGCAGCCCGGGTCCTGGCAGGCGTGGAGGCCGTGCGCGGGCGCGTAGACCATGGGGAGCCCGTCGGCGGGACACGCGCAGGCCTCGTCGGCCGGTTCGACGCTCCAGCCGTCGGCAGTGTGGACCGGGGCGTAGCGTCCCCGCTCGGTGGCGGTGAACGGTTCGGCAAGCGGGAAGCGGTGTTCGCGGTCAGGCATTGAGTCCCCAGAGTGGTGAGTAGGTTGTGCGTTGGGCGATCAGCCCGCTGCGGTAGTACGCGGCGAAGCTGTCCACGACCGGCGGCGGCTTGAGCGTCTCGGGCATGTCTCGGAGCACCGCAGCCAGCGTCTCGCTGAGCACCTCGACGTCTTCCGTGGTGCCGTCGTCGTACACGCGCCGCAGGTGCCGCGCGGGAACGTCGTCGTCCTCGATGACGGGAATGCCGAGCAGTGGCGGCGGTTCCCCCGGCTCACGCTTGTTCGGCTGCAGCTTCAGGGTCAGGTACTGCAGCACGGTCGCGTCGCAGCGCAACTCGCGCAGGAACGGGCCGTGCTCCTCACGCATGCGGTCCATGGCGGCCTGGAGGTCGAGGACGTTCTGCCAGACGTCGCCAGGGGCTGGGTCAGTCATCGTCTTCGCCCTCCGCCTCGTCGAGGAACGGCCCTTCCGCAGTCTCGACGATGATGTTCAACAACGGGCCCTCGTTCGGGTGCGGCTCACCGTACGGCCACGCGACCGAGCCGTACGACATGACGGTCCACGACCGTGCGATCACGACGTAGTTGCCGGTCAGGTCTTCCTCGTTCGGCGCGTGCTGATGGTTGAGGTAGATCAGGTCTCCGACGACGGGAGGGTGCGGCGTGGCAAGTCGCCCAGGATCCCATCCGCCGACCCAGACCATGTCGTAGCGGTAGGTCGGGGCGTCGGTGACTTTCGTTCGGCGATAGAAGCCGCACCGGACTTCGGCGGGGGCGGTCTTGCTCATGCGCTGTCGCCGCCGTTCTCGGCCGGGCATCCGAGCCAGGGGCAGTGCACCAGCTTCAGTTCGATGTGCGTCGGCCCGGTCGCGGGGGACGTCGGATGGAAGTAAGCGGACGTGTCGCACCTGGCGCTCTCCAGGCCATACCAATGGCCGTTGAGTGTGACGCAGTTGCCTGCGGTCAGGCCGGTGAGGTCGATGTCGTGGTGAGCGCCCAGGTGCTCGGCGGCGATGGCGTGCGGTGGGGGCATCGTGGTTTCGGGCACGGGTCCAGTGTCCACCAAATGGTCCTACTGGCATGCCTTTTGCGGCCACGCCGTGGCCTGCGGTTTTCCAGCAACCTTTAACAGGCCGCCGTCGAATTCAAGGTTGGGCGCGTTTCCTTGAATTCCGCAGGTCGGGCCGCTGCCGCCTGACGGTTCCTGACGAAAGCTGACGGTCTCGGACAGCGCCGGACAGTCTCGGACACCCGTCCGGGTTTCCTGCTCACGGACAGTCTGGCGGCGCGCTGCGGGTAGCGTGGAAGCGTTCCGGTCGTCCTTCTCGGGCACGCGCTGGAGCAGGTCGAGGTTGCCTGGTACTCCGACACGCACGCAAGCGGTCCCTCCGGCAAGAGGGGCCGCTTCGCCGTACCGGACAACCGTGCGTGGTGCGACGTCTTAGAGGGGTATGGACGAACTTCGCACGCAGTTCCACGACGCTCGCCGCGCCATGATCGACGCGTTCATCGATCTTCTTACGCTCGCGCATGAGGCAGGCGTCGCCTGGGACGTCCAATCGCAGATCCAAGGCCAGTTCTGGGACGGCAACGTCGAACTCAAGGACGCATTCGAGGCGACCAACTTCGCCGCCAAGTTTGGGCTCTGGCGACGGCCCTAAGCCGCGATTCGCTGCAACACGACGGTCGGCGGGTCCTCGGCATGGCTGGCCACTGACGCGGCGCCGATCGACAGCGACGCCCACACCCGCTTGCCGTGACCGACGGGTTCCGTACCCCAATCGGCTGCGAGCGCGTCCACGAGCAGCAGGCCGCGACCGCCCAGTTCGTCGTCGGTGGCTTCGCGCTGCTCGGGCATGTGCTCGCCTCCGTCCTCGACCTCGATGAACAGCAGTCCGCCATCCGCCTCACGGTCCGTGTAGATGGCGAGCAGCGCGGGCTCGTCACCGTGCTCCACAGCGTTCGTCACCAGTTCGGACATGATGATGTCCGCCGAGTCGGCGAGATACCCCAAGCCCCATTCGGCGAGCGCGTCGTCAAGGATCCGACGGGCCTGCCGCGGCGCCGTCAACGTCAACGCCAGGCCGGTCGTGCGGCGTTCGCTGATCGTGCCGTGCTCGCCCGTGATGATGTGCATCCCGGCGTTCGGCGAGGAGTAGTAGCGGCTCACCGGGTCGCCGCCGCGAGTAACTCGGTGACACGTGCGATGTCGTCTCGGACAAGCGGCGCGACCAGGCCGCCCGTGGACGGGTCCGCGTCGGCGAGGAGCACGGTCTGCAACGCCGCGAGGGCGGTGCACGCTATTTCGCGGCAGAGTTCCGCAGTGTCGCTGCCGAGGCTGAACGTACGCAGGCGTTCGGATGCGTCGGCCAGGTCCCGCCGCAGGTTCGTGTAGCCGGGCGGGGCTTGGGTCGCGCGCATGGCGTCTCGTTTCGGCTGGCTGCTGTTGTTCCTTCGAGGAAACCGCTTGATCGGTGATGCGGCAATCGTTGGAGAAGCCCGCGCGTGTGTGAATCAGGGTGTGCGAATCGGCGCCCTGTGTATCGATGCAGTGAATCGGCTGTCGACGTGCAGGTCGGGCGCTTAGACTCCCGTGCATAAGGCCCCGGCTGAGGGAGTGTCAGCGTCATGGCGCACAGCACGGCACCGAACGAGAAGCTAGCGGCGGTCCTCGTCGAAACGGGGTTCAGCGCGGCCGGTCTCGCCCGGCGCGTGAAGGATCTCGCCAAGCACGAAGGCAAGCCGGCGCCGCATGCCGACCACACCTCCGTCGCCCGCTGGCTCGCCGGGCAGCGCCCCCGTGCAGCTACGGCCTCTCTGATCGCCGGGGTGTTCACGCAGGCGCTCGGCCGCCGCATCACCGAAACCGACCTCGGATTCGCCGCGGCGCCGCCGGACCCGGACGCGGCACTCACCTACCAACCCGACCTCGCGGCGACCCTGGCGGCGAGCACCGACCTGACCGGGAGCGACACGCACGTGCACCGACGTAGGTTCCTGACTGCCGCTGCGGCGACCGCGACCGTGTTCGCGGTGCCCGCGATCCGCTACCTGACGGCTCCCGACGCGCCGCCGCCCGTGCAGGCGGCCGGGCGCACGGTGGGCATGGAGGAGGCCGCGGCGGTACGTGTCGTCACCAACACTTTCCGCAAGCTCGACAACCAGTTCGGCGGCGCCCACGGCCGCACCTCGATCGTCGCCTACCTGCGGGACGAGGCGATGCCGCTGCTCAAGCACGGCTCGTATACGGCAGTCGTGGGGGCGGCCCTGTTCAGCGCCGTGTCGGAACTGATGCTGCTCGCCGGGTGGATGGCGTTCGACCTCGAACAGCATCCGGTGGCGATGCGCTATCTGATCCAGGCGCTCAAGCTGTCCGAGGTCGCGGGGGACAGACCGCTCGGCGCGGAGATCCTGAACGGCATGTCGCATCAGGCCGCGTACCTCCGCCAAGGCGCGGAGGCGGTCGATATGGCGCGTGCGGCGGCGCAGGTGGCACGCAGGGCCGGGCAGCCTGTCCTGGTGGCTGAGTCGCTCGCGTCGGAGGCTGGCGGGCATGCTCTGGCCGCCGCGCCCCGCTCGGCTGCGGTGGCGCTCCTCGGCGCGGAGGATGCGCTCGCCAAGGCGGACCGGGTGCAGGCGCCGGACTGGCTCGGGTTCTTCGACGAGAAGTACCTGCACGCCCGCACCGGCCGCGTCCTGCTCGACGCCAAAGACCCGAAGGCCGCAGCGAACGCGATGACTGCGGCGCTCGTGATGAAACCCGGCTTCGACCGGGGCAAGGTGTTCAACCTCGCGGTGCTCGCCCAAGCCCAGGTGCACGCCGGGGACGTGGATCGCGGCTGCGTGACCGCGGCAACTGCAGCGAAGGCTGCTGCGACGGTGAACTCGAAGCGCGCTGTGCGCGAGCTCGCGGCCGTCGCCCGGAGCCTCGAGCCGTACCGGTCCTCGGAGCCGGCACGGAACGCGCTCGCGCTGCTGCCCGCTATTTGACCCCCAGCCGGTCGCGCGCGGCCAGTAGGCCGACGACTGAGGCCGCCCCGAGCACGGTGCCCAGGATGAGCGCGGGAACGTCGGAGAGCGGCATCCAGCGGGTTTCCTGCGTCTCGTTGATGTCGAGCACGTCCGAGACCTTCACGGGGCCCTGGCCGAGGTAGACGTGGTTGAGCGCATCGGCGTTCCCGGTCATCGGCTGGAACGAGCAGAGGCACTCGACGCGGCTGGGCCGCCAGCCGGTTTCTTCCTCGGCTTCGCGAGCGGCGCACTCGGCGGGGTCTTCGCCTTCGTCCACATATCCACCGGGCAGTTCCCAGACCCACAGGCTGGGGATGAACCTATGGCGCCGGAGCATCAGCGCTCGCTGCTGGTCGTCCACGAGGACGCACATCGCGGCCGGCGCGACACGCAGCACGGCCTGTTCGAACTCGACGCCGTCCGGCAACGTCACGTGGGCGATCGACAGGGCGGTGCGCTTCGTGGTCGCGAGGGTCGGCAGGTCGAGGGGGCGTTCTTCGACGGTCCAGCGGGTGTCGTTGGTCACCCGCCGAACCTTAGCGAACCGCGCCAGGCGCGATCAGAGGGACGAGTTGAACGCGGCCACGACGACCTTGGCACCGGTCGGCCGCAGTCGGTCGAGGATCCCGGGCGCGGCGACGCGGCCGAGCGGGGCAGTACGCACGTCGGTGAGCGTGGATGTCATGACGGTGTCGGCGGGCTCGTTCACGGGGTCTCCTGGCTGGTTCGGGCCGGCGCTGCTTAACGCCAAGGATACGGCCATCGGTGCTGGTTACGTGCGGTTTCTGGTCTGCCACCCCTCGTCGCGGGTCCAGACGGCGCGCTTGCCATACGGCGCCAGCAGTTGCTCCAGGATGTCATCCGCGACCTGCCTAGCGTCCGGGGAATAGACGCCGGAATCGATCTTCTGCCATAGCGCGAGCAGCGCACGCTTGGCCGCGACGTCGGCGAACACGAACCCAGGATCGTTCGCAACGACATGGTTGGCGATCGCATCGCCGAGGAAGCCATGCGGGCCGACGGCGAGAGTCGCCTCCTCGCAGGAGACGTACTCGCCGTCGACGCTGCGCCAGTGCGTACCGTCCACGTCGTGGCGGGGCCTGGCGTCGGCCGCAGCGGCTACAGCGAGCAGTTGGCGGTCGTCCAGGCGCGCGGTGATGAACGCGACGATGCTGGGTGGTTCGACGGGAGAAGTCGTCATGGCCGCAGTGTCCCACCGTGCGCGTCCAGCCTGTCCGCGATAGCCCGCGCGGTCCGCAGGTCGATGCAGACGGTCGTGTCGTCCCGGGCGCCGCGGCACTTCTCCTGCACGTACGCGACGAACGCGGCGACATCGTCCTCCTCGCGGCAGTCGCATTCGGGATGGTTGCAGTACCAGCCGCCAGCGGTGTCGCGTTCTTCGACGGTCTCGAGGATGAGCGGCTGCGTGACGAAACTGACCGTCTGCGCCTCAACCAGTGCGGCGGCCACGGCGTTCATCGGGCACGCCTCGGTGCAGTCGCTCTCGAGGTGCGGTTCCTGGCCGATCGCGAAATGGTAGAGGCCCGTGACGGGCGCGGTGAAGCGCTCAGGCATCGCCGGTCCTTTGCGGTTCGCTGTCGGGGTACGCGAGGGCGGCCAGCCAGTCGTCGGCCATCAGCCCCGCATGGAGCCCGGCTTCGGGCGTCGGTCGCCCAGCGTCCGGGCCGTACGTGGCGATCAGGTCGACGATCGGGCCCGTGTCGAACAGCGGGTGGTCCGCGGGGATCGGGCCGATAGCTACCGGGCGGTAAGGCGACGCGTCGTCAGGCACGGGGCGACTCGATTCTGAGAGTCAGGGATTCCTGGCGTTCGAACGCTTCGCGTGCCCAGTGTCCCCGCTCGCGTTCGCCGCGGCGCGCTTCGATCAGTTCTTGCACGTACTCCTCGACACGATGGGCGCCGTGGATGTGCTCGTGGATCTCGCCGCCCGGGTGCCCGAACGCTTCGATGGCGATATCCGGGTAGCGCGAGAACGCGGCCCTGCACTCGCTCTCGGTGCCCTCGTAGGTCCAGACGCATGTCCGGAGCGGGCACTGCCATTGGAACCGGTCGTCAGGCATCAGCGTGCTCCTTCGCCGCGGTCTCGGACTCGTGGCACGGCGCGCAGATCGGCATTGACCGCGTCCCGCCCGACGGCAGCTTGTAGACGAGCCGCGTCGTGGCGCGGGCCTGGCAGCGGTGATCAGGATCGGCGCCGCAGATATGGGCGCACGTGTCGCCCTGGCTCGGCCAGTTCGCGTCCGATTCGCTGAGCGGGTCGCCCCAATCCAGTTGGCCTACGCTCGCGCCGTATTCCGCCCGAGACGGCGACGGGTACACCGCCCTGTCCATGCTGGCGATAATGCCGTCGAATCCGGGGCGCCGGTTCGCTTCGTCGAGGATGCCCTCCATCGCGGCATAGTCGGCGAACGACACGCCCGCGGTCGCTGTGCGCAGCCACAAGATCGCGGCCTCGACGTGTGCCGAAGCCAGCGCCCGCAACTCCTCGTATCGGCGCGACGGCACGAACTCGGTCCGCCACCCGCACGGGCAATGACCGCGGATCTCCCGGGTGGCCTCGTCCATCTGCATGTGGTCCGCGCATTGGAGCGCTGGCCCGCTGCCGGTTTCGAGGACCCGGATCGGCTGGTCGTCTGCAGGGTCGGCTGGCCAGAGGATCGTGCCTGCGGGCATCAGGTCGGGGTGTTCGAGCAGCGCGGCGCGGACATGACACCGCAGCAGTATTTCGTCGGGTTCGGCGCCCTCGGACCAGCCTATGCGGCGCCTGAAGTGCGCGGGCTCGCCCCTGCTGCGTGTCGGCAGGGTGATGCCGTACTCGGTTATCCGGTACAGGATCGACTGGAGGGGCGTCCAATTGCCGAGGTCTAGCGGCGATATGCAGACGACGGCCTCGAGCGGCTTCGCGACGTGCCAGGCGGTGGCGAGCTCGTCCGTGTAGATGACCTGCCCGGCGGAAGGTCCGTCGACCAGGATCACGGGAACGCCGACCGGCCTAGGCATGTCCGGCCGCCCTCGGGTGATCCGGATGCAGCCGAGGCCAATACTGCGACACGGGGATGCCGTGGCCGCGCAGGTGCGACTGGGTCAGCGTCATCACCTCGGCGACCGTGCCGCCCATGTGCAGGCCGCCGCACGAGCAGTCGATGCCGAACAGCACCGGCTCGCTGGACGCGAGGCTGCGGAAGTCGAGGTGCGGGGTGACGGTGAGCGTGTGGTTGCGGCACTCACGGCGGATCGCGTCTTCATCGGTGAGCAGGTCAGGCATCGTCACTCCGTCGGCGGCGGTAGGAGTTGGTCCAGCGTGGGCACCACGATCGGCTCGACCCGCCATCCTTCGGCCGCGAGCAGGTCGAGGAACAGGCCCGCGCCGTGATCGCTGGAGATGACGCCGTGAAGGCGCCGGTTCCAATCGTCCAGCACGCACGCGACCGTGTACGCGGGGCCGTCGAGTTCCGCAAGGTCGCTGCGACGGAGGGCGTCGAGGTCTTCGTGCTCGTCCTCACTCATTGCCGCCGCCTTCCGTTCCTGCGCTGTCGAGCGTGTCGTTGCTGATCCAGCTATACCCGCAACGACCGCAGCCCCGGTGGAAGTGATTCCGATCCTGCCCGGAGCACATTCCATGACGGAGGCTGTAGCCGCCGTCACACCAGCGCATCGTCGTGTCGGACTCGCCGCACTTCGGGCACGCCAGGATCGGCACGCGCGGCGGGGTGTCCTGTGGTTCTTGGGTCGCCATGCCGAGTCCGGGTCGGAGCAGCACTTCGGGGACAGACAGTTCGCTTACCGTCGTGTCGCCAGACACGTAGCCGCCCTTGGTCTTACCGTCGCCCATCGCCGTCTCCGATCGGTTCGAGTTCGATGGTCGCCTCAAGGGGCCTGTCCGACCAGGCGGCGAGAAGGGTGTGCAGAACAGCACCCCGTTCGGCCTCCCGGGTCTCTCCGTCCACGTAGTTGCCTGTGGCGTCGTACCACTTCACGACCGCTCGCACTCGGGCGTCGCGCGTATCGCCACCCCCGCGCTTGACCACGGCCGTGCGGCCTGTGGCCAGGTCGAGGACGCCGATGTTGTCTGCGCTGACCGCGAAAGCCGTGCTGGGCGGTACGCGGTTGTCCTCGTGGATCAGGCGCGCCCATTCGGGACCAGCCTCGGCCGCGAGCGCTTCCTCGGCGAGTACGCATGCGGCTTCGTCGCGCAGTTCGTTGTACCGGTTGAGGATGTCGGCGAGGCAGCGCCGCACTGACCCGGTCGCGGAGTGCACGATCCCGGCCTGCTCGTCGAGGATCGCGGCGAGTTCGGGCGGGACGGTTTCAGCAGTGAAGGGCACGCGTCCAGTATGAGGCTCGCGGCGGTCGGGCAATCAGCCATTCGTCGCAGTGTCGTCGGCCGCGAGCCCGGCGAGCAGTTCGTACGTCCAGCACGGCCAGCCGCCCCACTTCTCGCCGTCTTCGGCCTGGAACTCGCACGCTTCGCAGTAGACGCCGGGCATGCGGATCGCCCAACCGCCGCCCGAATCGAGCCGGGGTTCGTGGCCGCCCAGCACTTCGTATGCGGGCTCGTTCGCGCGGTAGTGCTCGCGCAGCCGCACCCACTCGGCGTGGGCTTGCTCGAACTTGACCTTGAGTACGGCGAGCCGTTCGAGGCGCTGCTGCTCCAGGCGCTGGCGCCGACGCCACGATTCGCGGCCCTGCTCGGTGAGGTGATCGGGCGGCTCGCTGGCCGTGGCCGACTCAGTCACCGGCCTGCTCGCACTCGGGCACCGACGCGTGGTGATACAGCCGTTCCCCGGCCGCGCCGAGCATGCTGGCGAGGTCGCGTGCGGACGCGCCCGGGTTGGCGTTGAACACGTTGGTCGCGAACGCTGCCGCGCGCAGCAGCACCGCGCCGATCTGCTCGGCGGGGATGCCTTCGAGGTCGCGGCGGAAATCACCGGCGTTCTGCTTGGCTTGCTTGCGCATCGCCGGGGTCGCGGCGCCCAAGCGCTGGCGGATCGCGGCGGCGTACTGGTCGAGTTCTGGGCTGTTCACGCGGCCATCATCTCGCAGCGCAAATGGACTGCAATGTGGACCATTTATCCGACTGGCACGCTCCGGGCCGCCGCAAGCCGGGCCTGTGCGGCTTCGGTGAGCGCCCGGTCGGCCGCAGCGCGGTCGGTCTGCGTCCGCCACCACGGGTGCGCCTGGATTGCCTTGCCGAGGTTGATGCGCCGGGCGAACGCCTCGTGGGACGCGGCGGCCTGCTCGTCGGCGACCGGCGCGAGTCCGTCCCGGATGAGAGCGACGATCTGCTCTCCGCTGGGGAAGTCGGCGTGGATCCGCTCGTAGTCGGCGTCGGCCTCGAGGTAGCGCGCCTTAAGGTCGATCAGGCCAGGTGGCGGCGGTGTCGCGGTAATGGGAACCCCCGGGGTTTGGATGTAGTGGTGCGCGCCATGATGCCAGCGGCCACCGACAATTCCGGGGGAGGCGGGCAGTCCCACCGCTTTTGCAGGGAACAACGCGCACTGATCAGCGTTGGACCGCGACGAGACTGCCCAGGCCGATCGTACGGGAGGCTGACGGGCCGTCACAAAAGCGCTAGCGTGACCCTCACGAATCGCGGGAGGAGACGGCAGTGAGCGACAGCGGCAGCATGCGAGGCGGCCGGGAGGTGCGGCCGTTCATCGAATCGATCTCCGGCCCGATGCCCGACACCGCCGAGTACAGTGCGATCAAGAACGGGCGCGAACGGCAGTCCAAGTCGTTCCCCGGCGCCGGCAGCGTCCGGTTCGTCGCCTACCTGTGGCGGGAGATCCAGAAGTACGCGATCATCCGGTCGCTCGAAACCGGCTTCGACGTTCCGAAACAGCACCGGCGGTTCGTCGTGGAAGGCTTCGAGGACTACGAGACCGCAGTGTCCAACTACGGGCTGGCCGTCGGCTGGCTTGTCGAACTCGTCGAACTGCACGGGCACGGCCTGTTCGATGAGGAGACGCTCGCGCAGATGGTCGACTCGCTGACGCCCGATGCTGAGGCCGATCCGCGTTAGGCCTGCTCGCCGCCGATGTGGTCGAAGTCCATGCCGCGCATGCCCGCGCGGAAAGTCGCCCACTCGTCTCGGTCGAACGTGAGCACCGGTCCGTCCGGGTCCTTGCTGTCGCGGATCAGCACGAGCCCGCCGTGCTCGCCAACCTCGACGCAAGTGGCATTGTTGGGGCACCTCGCGGCCTTGGCCCAGCGAATCTCACTCATCGTCATCTTCCTGTCCGTTGGCTTCGCGTACCGCCCGGTGGGTAGCCCGCGGTACGTCAATCGCGGCGCAGTGCTTGAGCCGGAACTGTTCGGCAGTCTCCCAGTCGAGACCTTCGGCGTCCTGCCGTTTCGCGTCGATCAACATGACGAGGGCGTCGCGGACCGCGTCCAACTGCACGGGACTGAGGCCGATCAAGTCGAACGTCGCCGGATTGTGGCGCGCATAGAGCACTCAACACCTCCAGGTCTGGGTCAATGCTAGAGGTTCGGTACGGCGAGCAGACCTTTTCAGTTGGAAGGTGCCGCGAGCCTGAGGATCCCGGCGGCCGCCTGCTCGATCTCGGCGGGAGTCGCGCCGGGCGCGGTGGTGATCTGCTCCATGGCGTCGAGGAACTGCCAGCGCGCGGTCAGTGCCCGGGTGAACGCGAGACTGTCGGCCACCGGTTCGTCGCCCGCGTCGCGTGCCTCGTTGTTGACGCGGGCGATCTCGGCCAGGCCGCTGGCCAACTCGTCGAACCACGGCGGGTCCGTGGAATCAGTGGATCTCACGGGGCGTCCAGGGCGTTCCTGAGGTCCGCGGCGATCGTGCGCGGGTCGACGCCGGTCGTAGCGAAGCTCTCACGCCACACGTTGACCGCAGTCTCGAACAGCTCGGCGGAACCGGCCAGGCTGTACGCCTCGCGCCAGGTCGCGGCCGGAATGCCGGTCTCCTGGCTGAGGGCGCCCATCTGAATGTCGGTGACGGCCTCGGTGTTGCTGCGGGTCATGGTCAGTTCTCCTCTTCTGTCTGCATTCCGCGCCGGGTGCACGTGGCGCATACGTCGAAGGGCACGCCGTTGGGGATGGTCGGGTCGGTCGCGGTCGGGGTTCCGGTTGTGCCGCATGCCGTCGTGACGGTGTCGTGGCCGTCGTTCCAGCGGGCACGGTGTCCGAGCCCGTCGATGATGGCGAGGATCGGGTATCGGTCGGTGCGTGTTCCGCGTCCGGGCCGGTTGGCATGCGCGGCACGGATCTCGTCTGCGGAGTACAGCGCCTTGGCGGGCCCTCGCGGGCTGCGCTGGTAGCTGACGGCTTTGACGCCCCAGCGGGACAGGGTGCTGGTCGCGGACTTGTTCGTTGCGGCGCCGATGTGCTCGGCGGCTTGCGTGATGGTCCAGAGTTCGGGTTCAGGCATGGGCTTCCGTTCGGCGGCGGGGGGACGCGGCCAGGCGCCGGATCGATCCGGCGCCCGTGCGGTCTGGTCAGGCGGAGGCGTACGGGCCCATGATCGCGATCTTCTCGCCGAGTTCGAACTCGCGGACGTCGCCGTCGTTGCGGGTGACGATCACCAGCGTCGGGGTGACCATGCCGCCGTCGCGCCAGACCTCGTACTCGGCGAGGCGGATCTCGACCGACTTGATGGTCCAGGCGTTCTCGTAGCCGGGGCGCACGGCCCAGTAGCGGAATCCGGGGCGCATGTCCTCGACGTTGATGCTCGTGGTCTCGACGATCCCGGCCTGCGTAGCGGTGGCGGTCATGTCCGGCTCCTTCGTTGGCGTCTTCCTGACACTTCTAACTATGACGTATAGACGTGGAAGTGTCAAGCGTGCCTACGAAGATTCCTCAACCATCCCCGGGTCGTCATCCGCATGCCCGGCAGCATGCGCCTCGGCCTCGCTGACGGCCAGCTCCCGCGTGGGGATCAGGTCTTTCGTCGTGTGCCCGCAGATCAGGCACGTCCAATACCAGTGATACAGCGTGCCGAGCTGCCTGCTGTACCGGAAGGCGTGCGGCCACACGCGGTACGTGGCGGGCTCGTACGTGACCTCGACGCGCCCATCCGGCCACTGTGCGAGCGCTTCGAACCAGACCTCCGTGTAGTCCTGCGCGTGAACGCCTTCGGGCAGTACGGGCCACGCCGGCTTGGGGTTCGCGGCGCGCCAGGCGTCGATCGCGTCGGACGCGGCGCGGGCGGCATCGTCCTGACTCGTCACGAGCCATCACCGCCCGCCCGGTCAAGCTCTACCAGATCGGGGTGCGTTGCCATCTCGTCCCACCCGGCGTACAGGCCGAACGCACGCGGAGCATCCCGCCGCGGCACGAGCCATTCGAGGATCGCGCCGCACGGCAGCTTGTGGAGGGACTCGGCGAGCAGGGCGCCGTACACGGCCTCGCTGAACTGGATGTCGTGCTGCGGGATGTCGATCGCGAGGATCGGGCCGCGCGAGAGCGGGTTCACGGACGCGTGGAAGTGCACGTAGCAGCGGATCTCGGTGAGGATCCGTTCGCAGTCCGGGCCGCCGCGCATGAGGATGAAGCAGGCGGTGAACGCGGACGGGGCGGTCACGGCGCTTCCCCCGTCCCGCCGCCGATCCCCTCGATCCGGCCGACGTGGGCTTCGATCTCGCCGTCCGCATTCCGGCCGACCGACACAAGCGCGACCGTGCCGGGCGGCATGCGCTCATCGACGATGATGCGCCCCGCCCAGTCGACCTTGGCGTTCTCGAGCCCGTAGGTTGGGTCGACCGCGCGGTGGATCTTCGTCGGCAGTTCGTTCAGCACGTCGGCCGTGTGCGCGGCGAGTTGGTCGCGGAGGTCTTTCGGCACCCGGATGTCGGCGCACACGGTACTGGCGGCGTTCGCGTACTCGCGCGCCAGGTGCACGAGGATGTCGGTCAGCCGCCGGTTCGTCAGTTCGTCATCGTCCACGGGTTCAGGATCCCACCGTGCAGTCGGGGCACGGGATGCGCGGTACGGGCTGGACTCGCTGCCACGCCCAGCCGGTAGGCCAGTTCGCCCAGTCGCTGACCCAGCCGAGGTCGAGGCATCGGTGGCAGCGGAACGGCTCGATCGGCCGGCGCGGCAGGCCGACGGTCACGGCAGCCACGGCGCGTCCGTTAACGGCCGGTGGAAGAACGGCGTGCGCGGATCGGCAGTGGCACACCGGACGCACTGGAGCACGGACGCGGTCTCGCCGCAGTAGCCGACCGCGAACACGGCTGGCGCGCCGCAAGCGCACGTGGGCTGTTCGTCGTCCTCGACCGCGTGCAGCCATCGCGTGCGGGGATGCCCGTCGGGTAGGGCGCTCTGGCTTGCTTCGACCGCGTTGATGGCCCGCGTGACGGCTTGCCGGTGCGCTGGCGTCCCTGGGTTCGGCCAGTCGAGGGCGAGTTGCTCAGCGGCGACCATGAGGGCGCGGACTGCGGCACCTCGGGCTTCGAGGTCCGGCTCGATCACGGCCATGACGGCGTCGGCTTGGGCTTCGGGGATCAGGACCCGGCATTCCTCGAGCGCCGCCACGATCCGGGCACGCAGGTCGTCGGTCACGGCGCGTCTCCGTCCTGGTAGGCGTGGTCGGGCGCGCCGTCGTCGCAGAGCACGCACCGGCCGTCGTGATGCGCAGAGCGCACGTGGTCGCATCCCGCGCACTTCGGTCGGGGTGGCCGGTCCGCGCCGACGATCGCCCAGCCGTGGCCCGGCCCGCAGTACGTCCACACCTGCCCGTCGTCGTCGGCGTGCTTCTGGTCGTACGCCGGGTCGGTGGGGAAGTCGCGGAAGTGGTACTCGTGCCACCAGAGCCCGAAGTTGACCTCGTCGCGTACCTTGGCCTGGTCTTCGGGCGCCAGGGAGGCGAACCAGGCTTCGAAATCGGTCCCGGTCACGGCGCGATCCCTTCGGGCGTTGGCCGCTCGGTGACTACCGCACGCAGTTCGCGGGTGCCGACGAATCCGCGAGCGATCAACTGGTCCATGAGCCACTGCACATTGTCGGCCTCGGCGCGGGCCTTGTCGCGCTCGGCCTGCATGTCGTCGAGTTGCTTCAGCGCGGCGGCAATGTCGCTGCCGCGCAGCTCGTACGCCCGGTCGGCGTGGATGCGTTCGATGACGTCGCGGCCGGGCACGAGCCACACGTTGAGGAACGCCCGGAGACGGTCCACGGGGTCGTCGTGCAGGTCATCAGTCGCCATCAACGGCCTCTGTTCCACCAGGCGCCGTCGGTCGCGCTGGCATCGGATACGGGTAGCGGTGCCCGTCATGTCCGGCAGGGAGCGAGCATGGCTTGCAGCCCATCTCGGCGAGCATGTCCTCGGGTACGGCGCCGCAGATGGGCTCTTCACCGCGCCACGTGTAGTCAACGCGCACTGCCTTGATCTGCTCGATCGTCGCGTCGATCAGGTTCGGGTCGGGGTCGCCGGCGAGTGCGGTCTCGAGAAAGACGGCTGTTGCGACCTCGCGCCGGTTGATAGTGCGTATGAGCGCCTGGTGTTCGCGGGCCAAGAAACGGCGTGCGGCGGCGCGCGCGGGTTCCACCTGGTCCGGCGTCAGGCTTGCGGGCTGCAGGTCAGTCATCGTTAGTCTCCGGTTCGGCGGTGAGCCAGTCGGGCAGCGCGTCAAGGCTCGCATGGCGCCCGACGAGCCAGTTCGCGCATGGGACGCCCGTGTAGTTGATGAACATCCGCGCGATGTCGCGTGCGTGGTCCCGTTGCGCTTCGGTGACATCGGCGCGGACCGCTTCCGCCGTGGCCTCGCCGCGGGCGTCCACGATCTCCTGCCGCAGCCGGGCGACCTCGGTGTCCTGGCGTGCGAGCGAGTTGAGCAGTTCCCGGTTGGCGTCGAACGCGTAGGTGCGTTGACGGTCCGATATGTCGAGGTCGTCGAGCAGTTCGCTGACGGTCTTGCTGGGCCACGACATGTTGCCGGGGTCGTTCGCTATGGCCTGGCGCAGGCCGACGCGCTCATCGGGAGTCACGACTCGTCCTCCCCAAGCGGCTTCCACGTGCCGTCAAGATACTTCCAGGCCAGCCGGACCGCCGTGTACAGCGACGACGCGGGAATCTCCTGGATCGAGACGAGCTCCTTCGACCCGTCGCGGCCCGCTCGCAGCGCCTTGCGGATGTCCTGCCCGGTTATGGCCTTGGTGCGCGGGTTCTCGGGCTTGCGCGGCTCGACTGGCGGAGGGTCGTAGGCGAGGGTCGCGGTCTGCCCGCACTCAGTGCATTCGACGCGCGTCGTGGACCAGGACAGGGTGCGCGGTTCGGTGCCGGGCGGGTCGCCGGTGTATTCGCTGGTCCAGTCGTGGGCGCCTTCGTCGCAGCCGGGGATGTGGATGGCGTCGGCGAGGTCGAGGAGCCGCCCGAACAGGACGGCGCGGTCCCATTCGGGGGACGGGGTTGCAGCTTTCTCGGCGCGGTCGGCCTCGGGGTCGGCGTTGGTCATGCAGTCCTCCAGGGTCTTGGTCCATGGTCGCGCGTCACGGCCTGTGCCCGCGCGGGTTTCGCGGCGGATCGTCTACGGTCGGCTCTCCGGGTTGATGTTGAGGCCGAGGAGCGCGGGATCAAGTTCGGTCTCGAACTCGCCCCAGGTGCGCCGTACGGTGACGACGATCTCAAGCTCCCCGGCGCTGGTGTTGTCGCGGATCTCGCCGCGCAGCATCGCAGCCAATTGTGCGTCGGTGGCGCGTTCGAGCGGCACGTATTCGCCGGTGATGCATTCGGTGCAGCCGCAGCCGTAGGGGTCGATCGCGATCGGCCACGGGGCGTCGTCTTGGAGGGCGGCGAGGCCGGGCGGGGAGATCAGGTAGTACTTGCGGATCGGCCGGTTGGCGCCAGCGCGGATCCACTCGTCCTGCGTCTCTGAGCGTCGGGCGACGAGGCCTTCGGCTTCCATGCGGGCGAGGAGCGGGTAGATGGTGCCGGAGGGGCGGCCGGTGGTTTGGATGAGGTCGTAGCCGGACATTTCGTCGTCGGCGTTGTAGAGGGCGCGGAGGATGTCGCGGGCTGCGGGGGTCGTGTTCATCGGGCTCACAACACAGTAGACTACCTATGTAGAGACTTGATCGCCAGTGGATTCCGGCTACCCACCGCTGCAACTTGGCCAGTCCACGGCCCACCCCGTGACCTGCACCAACACAAACCGGGTCTCGCGAAACCGCAGGTGGCACTCCGCGGCTGGCCGGGCAGGGGGCAAGCATCGGCCCGCCTGCGTCAGCCCGTCACCACCGCGGTCTCCGGAGCCGCGGTATCCACCGCTGCACCCGGTTGGCGGCCGACACGTGCTCGAGCCACGCCATGTGGTTGTCGCTGCGCGGTACACGCTCGAGCGTGTACCAGGATCCGACCCAGCCGCGGGTCACGTAGTGGATGTGCGCCTCGGCCGGGCAGGCGCGGGTGCAGCGGGTACGGCCGGTCACCAGAGCCCGCACGCCCGCCACAGCCCGACCGCGACAGCCTCCATGCCGTGCTCGACGAGCCAGCAGCCGATGACGTCCACGCGCCGCGTGGCCCGCAACCGCACCCGGGTCTTCAACGGCAGCGGCAGGCGGCGGGACACCTTGCCGGACGCGTGCAGGAACAGGTAGGGCGCGGGAGGTCGTCTCACGAGTCGCATGGCTTCAGTGTGCCGCAGACTTGTGCTTGACCTGCCCCGGGTCGAAGTCGGTGACCCACTTCTCGTCGTTCGGGTCCTCGAACTCGACGTACACGGAGAAGCTGTAGGGCACGCCGTCGAGGCCGATGTTCGGACCGGCCGAAACGACGATGCCGTCGCGCACGTCTGCAAGGTAGCCGCCGCCTGCGTACATGGAGACTTCGACCTCGTCGCCTGGGTTGAACTCGGTCACCATGCTGGCCCCTCGCACCTTCCGTAGTAGACGTCGTATCCGACCGCGCCCTCAACGGTCAGGATCCCGGCCGCGGCTTCGTCCCCGGCCTGGACGTATCCGACGTAGTTCGGGTCGCTGATCGCGTCGGGCGTGGGCGGGACACCGAACACGCCGACACCGAGGTCGGTCTCGAGTTCCGCGCGGGTGACGATCCCGCGCTGGCACCGGAGGCGCATCACGTCGTCGGCCGTCGTCTCGCCGCGATCCGTCCGATGTCGAGCCGGTCACGTTCCAGCCGCTCCTCAAGTTGTACCAGCGTGGACGGGACGAACGCGTCGCAGTCGCACCGTCCGTAGTGCGTGCCGCCGGGCAGTTCGCGGGCGACGCTGGCCGCGCACGGACCGCGCTCATGGGAGGCGTAGTGGTGGCGGCAGTTCTCGCAGCCGATTGGCAGGTACATCGCGCAGTCGGCGCACACGAACCCGCCGCCGGTGAACCGGACGTACGGGTCCTTCAGTTCGCCGCAGCGGAAACAGGCCTCGGTCACGTCACTCATTGTCGCCGTCGGCGATCTCCCGCTGTCGCCGCTCGCATGCGGCCGTGTCCTTGCACAGCCACCGCGGCCCGGCGTTCGGCCCGTACTGGGGTCGTTGCGCGGGCATGTACACGTCGGCGACCGTCCAGTCGGCGTCGCACGCACTGCACCGGTAAGTCTTCGGGCGGCTGCCGCTGCGGTCGTGCTTCTCGCGCCACAGTTCGCTGTAGGCGGCGAGCAGGGCGCGCAGGTACGGGGTGAGGAACGCTTGGGTGAACTGGTCATGGCGCCCGGTCAGGTCCCGGGCTACGTACCGGTTGAGGACGTCCACGGCCTGTTCGGGCGTGGGCGGCGGGGCGAGTTCGAACAGTTCGGTGTAGTCGTTGTCGACGGTCATAGCTCAGTGTCCCGCGGCCGCGTCGTGACAGCGGCAGAGGCAGAACCGTGCGCAGTCCGCGCCGAGCGGCGTGAACCCGCCCTGGCAGCCGTGTTCGGCGTCGCCTCTGTCGTGTCGGCCGAGGACGCAGCGGATCGAGCGGGTGTAATCGAGGCGGATGCGCATGCGCTGATTGTCCCGCCACCGTTACCGGGCCGCCTCGTCGCCTGCCTGGTAACGGTTGCGCAGCAAACCGCAGCCAGCCGACACCCCGTCAGTACAGTGCGTCCCGACACACTGACTCACCAGGGGGCAACCATGGCTAAGCGTCCTACCGCACCATCGAACTCTGTCTCGTTCTGGACCGGGAGCGCGCTCGTGTACTTCGACGGCCACGACCTGACGATCAACCGGCCGTCCGGGTCGATCAAAGGCATCGTGTCGTACCCCGTGGACCAGATCTCGGGTATCCAGATCACGAAGCCGCCACTGTCGCTGCACGTGTTCCGGATCCTGGTCGCGGGGGAGTCGGCGCCGCGCCGGTCGCAGGGGATGCTGGAGGTCGCACGGGACCCGTTCGCGGTCCAGTTCAACTCGAGGTGCAAGGCGGAGGCTGAGGCGGTCGCACAGGCCGTACGCGACGCACAGGCGGCGCTGCGTGCCCCGGACCCGGCCGCGCCGCAGCCGGCCTCGGATGGTCTCGCCGGCCAACTTCAGCAGCTCGCCGCCCTCCACGCGCAGGGCGCGCTGTCCGACGCCGAGTTCGCTGCCGCTAAGGCGCGGCTGATCGGCGGGGCGCAGGACGAGACGCCGGGGGGTTGGTAGCACTTCGCCGCCTGGCGCACCTCGGGTAGATGTGCCAGGCGGCGAGTCTTCTACAGGGCGAGCGCCGAACGCAGCCCGGCCGCGACGCGCATCATTGTCTGCGGGGTCAGCGCTCCACCCTCGCGCTTAACCTCGTCCGGGAACAGTTCGAAGATGTCGTCGCACAGCACCCGGCCGACGAGCGGGTCCTGCGGGGCGAGTTCGACGATGCTCTCCAGCGCAGGCTTGCTGTCGGTCGTCGTGATGCGCACGACCAGCGCGGTGAGGAGCCGAGTGTTGCGCCCGTTGTTGCTCACGACCAGGAACGGCTTATCACCCTGGCCGACGTCGGCGTAGTAGACACGCCCGCGCAGCAGCGCCGCCATGGGCTAGTCCTTCCCGCCGCGGCGGCGCTGGCGCATGATGGCGTGGAACTCCCGGTCTTCGTCGGTTTGCGAGGCTGCAAGGGCGGCGTAGCCGTGTTCGGCGACGCGTTCCTTGATGACGCCGAGGCCGAGGCTGAGGGCGGCGTGCAGGGTGGCTGCTTCGGAGCGGACGGCGACTGGCCCGACTAGTTCGACGAGTGCCTGGTAGGCGGGGCTGCCCTGGTCGCGGGCGGCTTCGACTATGGCGAGCTCGTCGGGGTCGATGGGGACGTTCCTTCGGGTAGCATCCGTCTTCATGGCTCAAAGTCTGGCACAAATCGTGGCACACTGCTAGCGACATGCCATCAAAACGGGGGCCATTCTGATATCACCCCTGGTCACCACGGCGGCGTCCAGTCCACCAAGCGGCGCAGTCACGGCGTCTCGCCGTGCTCGAAGCGGGCGGCGAGGTGGATATTGGTCGGCCGAGTAGCCACGTCAGCCTCCGATGAACAGTTGCGGAAGCTGGGCAAGGGCGGAGCGGACTTCGCGGTGCCGCTCGCGACGGCCAGCCTCCGCGCGCACCGCAGCGTCGTAGGCGGCCTTGGCCGCTTCCCATCCCGCGTCACTCGCCCCGATCTCCTCGTCAAGCTTTGAGAGCCAGTCGACGAGTTGAGATCGGGCTTCGACAACGCTCTCGACGTACATGCGCTGCTTCAGCAGCTCGAGGAGTGGTTCGCCGGCCGCGCGGAGTTCAGCCTCCATGATCTCGTCGGTCGTGATGATCTGAAAGTCCGAGAAGTCGGGCGCCAGGGAGATCAAGACGCCATCAGAGATGGCCATGAGGATGAGTCTTTCCAGCTCCGAGGGACGCACCCCACGGTGCGGTGCCGCGCGGTGCTGCGTCAGCGGCTTCGTTGCCTCGGCTTCGGCGTGGGGGATGTCGAAGCCGAGGCAGGCCACCTTTCGGGCGGCAATCTGCCAGTTGGCCTGGACATGCACGCCGGTCTCGTCGTTGACGCTCTCGTCGATGGAAAGTGTCTCCGAGCGGGTCGTAACGAGGTCGTTGCAGCGGTTGAGCCGAGTGGACGTCGGCAGACCGTGGGCCATTCGGCTGACATGGTGTGCTAGTAGTGCGTCGGCCTCGGCGCAGATCAAGGTGCCGAACGTGGCATCTTTCGCGACATGGGCGCGGCGAAGGTTCTCGCCTCGTTGCCAGACGATGTGCCAGTGGTCGTCACGCGTGCATCCTTCGGGGTGCCAGGTGACGTGTCCCCAGGGGACGCCGTTGAGGGTGCCGTCCTCGGCGATCAGCGGCTCCTCGATCAGTTGCTTGAAGATGCCTTGGGTGACCTGCCGTGCTCCGATGGTGAGGGTCTTCACCTCGACGGTCATCGTGGTCACGGACGCGTTGTGCACGGTGAGGCGCTTGCCGCTGGCGGGTTCGTTCATGTCGCTGCTCCTTTGCTGGTTACGGGTCAGGCTTCTTATGCTGACGGCGCGCGCCGACAACGGCGTTCGCGCGTCAACTTCGACGCGCCCCTTGGGGGTGGACCACGAGTCATCCCCCCTTAGGGGGACCATGTGGTCCAGTGGTCCACCGCAGGTCAGAGGCTTGGATCTGGCAAGTGGTCCGCGAAAAGTGGACCACCCGTGATCGCAACTCTCTGACCTGGCCATATGGGGTGGTCCAGATCGCCGGTCCACCTGGTCCAAGCCTCTTTCAGTATGAGGGGACTGATTCGCGACGTGTGCTGACCTGCTGGATCCCAATTGGCCCAGTGGACCATCCGAGGTCAGGCGGCATATGAGAGTCACTCGTTCCCCTCGAATCGCAGGGCGTCCCACTCGGCCTTGTGCTCCTCCAGCGCCCGCTGAATGCTGCCCTTTGCGGCCTGGAGGATCTCGGCGAGGTCGCGCTGCGAGATCCGCGCCCCGGCCTCGACGCACGTCGCCTTTATGCGCAGCCAGAGCAGGTCCCTCTCGCGCGTCACGGCGGTCCACGGCCATGCCCCACCCATTTGCAGGATCATCGGCCACTCGCGTTCGTCGCGCTGTCCGCGCCAGTGCTGCAGCTCGCCCTCGGGGGAGAGGTAGATCCCGAACTCGGGCCAGCGGAGCCACAGGGACGCCCCGTATGGGCGGGTAGGCCGCTTCGCGCCGCCGCTCGCGTGCGGCGAGTGCGCCTCGAGGATGAGCGCGAACCCGTACTCGGTGCGCAGGCGGTCAAAGAGGCTGGCGGCGTTGCGCGCGGCGGCCTCAGGGTTCTTCGGGTCCTCGCTGATCAGCTTGTAGAGCGGTCCGCCGATTACGATGTCCGGGTCCACGGCCTTGACAGTCGCCTCGAGAGTTGCCGCATCCTTAGAGTCGGCTAGGTCGAAGCCAGCCGGGTGGATGACGAGGTGAAGTGCAAGCTTGTCGCTGCCCGTCGCTGCCACGAGAGAACGGATCTTGCGCTTCACTTGGCGGTCGCTGTTTTCCACGTCAAGCAGCAGCACCCGCAGGGGGGTGATGTCGGGTCCGCCAAACGGGTGGATGCCTGCGGCAAGCTGCACGGCCATCTGTCGCAGCAGCGTCGACTTTCCCTTGCCTTCCTGGCCCGTGAGGATGACGCGGTCGCCGCGTTCAAGCAGGCCCGGCACCAGCCAGTCGTACGGCTCGTCTTCGCCAGCGAGGAACTCGTAGATTGAGGGTGCGGGAAGCCCTTTGTGGCGGCGTCCGCCGTCGGTCTCCCGCTGGAAGTCGGCGAGGAACAGCCGCTCGGCCTCGGGCAGATCCTCGGGTCGGGTCTCCCGGTAGAGCTGAGCCAGCTTCATCGCGCGGCGTTCGCCCTTGCGGAGCTTGTCGGTGTCGCGCACGCGCTCGGCATAGGCCCCAGCGTTGGCGGCGAACGGCACTGCCTGAGTGAGGTCGTGCAGGTATGCGGGTCCGCCAATCTTCTGGAGTTCTCCGCAGCGACTCAATTCACCCGCGACGGTGACCATGTCCACGGGCTGGCTTTCGCCGTAGAGGTCGAGGATCGCGTTGAAGATCTTCTCGTGGCGGGGGTGGTAGAACTGGTCGCCGTCTTCGAGGACGCAGATGACCTCCGCGATCGCGTCGCGGCTGAGCATCATGCCGCCGAGCGTCGCCTGCTCAGCCTCGATGTCCTGAGGCGGCTCGTTCACAGGGCGGTCTCCTCTGAAGCCGAGGCGAAGATCACGGGGTGGGTGGTGTTCCTGTTTTCCGGCGGACACGTACACTGACCGCGTAGCAACCGTGCTGCTACAGCGGCATTGACACCGTGGCGCCACAGTTGATCGAGGAGGCGACCCGCCCAGTGGTACAGGACCCATCCCAGGTGAGCGCTCGGCAGATCGCCGCCGAAATGAATGCGCGTATCGACGCAGGTGAACTTCGGCCCGGCGACACGCTGCCGACGGTGCGCGAGTTGATGGAGCAGTTCGGCGCGTCCACAAACACCGTTCAGCGCGCACTTCGCGAACTGAAGGACCGTGGGCTGATCAGCAAACTTGGACGCAACAACGTCGTTCGGCATCCGGTTCAGTTGGTCGAGCGATCGGCGGACTACACGCGCCCGCTCGGCGAGGGCGAGCCGATCCCGCACAGGGACAAGCCTCGAATCACGGAGGTCGGCCCCACGGGCGCACCGGACTACGTTGCGGACCTCCTCGGCGTTGCGCCAGGCGACGTGGTGCTGGTCAGGCGTCGCACGATGATCCGCAACGAGGTCGAGCCCGTCGAGTTGGTCTCCTCGTTCTACCCGATGGAGATTGCAGGCGGCACGGAACTCGCGAAGCGCGCGCTCGTGAAGGGCGGCTCGCCAACGGCGCTTGCCCGCCTGGGCTACTTGTCCGGACCGTCTACCGAGTGGGTGTTCGGCCGCCTCCCCACGCCGGGAGAAGCGGAGAGACTGAATCTCCCGGCCGGCGCTCCGGTACTCCGGATTCTTCGCCAGATTCGGACGGCCGAAGGACGCCCGCTCGAGGTGATCGAGATGGTGATGAGTGCCGAGCGGAACGTCTTGAGGTACGAGCTGTAGCGTCATCCCGCACCCTTCGATTAGAGGCCCCGGTCGTTCTGACCGGGGCTTTCGCTGTCTCCAGAAGAATCTTCATCGCCATTGTAGCGCTACAGAGATTGTAGCGCTATAGTCGTCACCAGAGCCACTAAGACAAGGAGGACCGATGGCGGCGATCACACCGCGACCCGACCTCGGCGTGATGTTCGAGCCTGAGGCGGTAGCCGACGCGTTGCACGTCGGACGCGGCACGGTCTACCGCCTGATCCGCAGCGGCGAACTGAAGGCCAAGAAGATCGGCCGGCAGTACCGCATCCCCGAGGCGTCGCTGAACGAGTACCTCGGCCTCGAACAGCTAGAGCAGTCCGCATAACCATCCCCGCGGGGTCCGGCGGCTTCCCTCCCCGGCAACCGGACCCCGCACCACACGCCCTCCGTTGGTCGGAGAGTTCGCTGCCGTGCCGCACCCGGCAGCGAACGGGCACCGGTTCAACTCCGGTGGAGGGCACGTAAAAGCCCGGCTGACGGGTCGAGTCCGACAGCCGGGCAAGCCAAACCCTCCAGCGAAGAGGATCCAGACATGGACCAGGTTACAGCGACCAGCCGACAGGCCGCGTACGACTACGACCACGCGTTCCTCATGATCGCCGCAGTCGACCAGGCCGCCGCGTCCGACGACTTCCACGCCGGGATCATCGCCGGATACAACCTGCTCCGGCACCCGTCCGGGGCCGCGAAGTTCACCGCCGCCGTCGAGGCGCAGCGCCAGCGCATCCAGGACGACGCCGAGCTCGGCGACGACACCGACGGGAGCGCACTCTGATGACGCTGCGGAACGGCAACCACTGCTACGGCTACCGGTGCACCTGCGGCGCCACCGGCTCCGGCTACCCGTCCGAGTCCGCCGCCGCGCGGGCCGAGCGGCACCACGCCGAACGCAACCCGATCGTGCACAAGCCGAAGGCGGACGCGCGATGAACCTGACGGACTACGTCCTGGACCGCACCCTGTGCACCCGCTGCGGCAACGAAGGCACGCTCAAGCACGAAGGCAAGTACGAGGGCTGCCCCGACTGCCCGCGAGGCCAGGAAGTCAACCGGCAACTCGCCGAGATCAAGACCGAGCAGGACCGCACCAACGCCGACCACGACGAGTCGGACGAGCCGTACGGCTTCTGCTTCCTGCACGGCGAGGAATGGGGCAAAGGCGGCGGCTGCGAAGGCTGCTCCGACGAGAACCGCGACACGCGCCGCGCCGCCTACGCAGAAAGGCGGGCCGCGTCATGAACGCCGACCAGCAGCACGCCAAGAACGCGCCCCTGACGGCGCTCGCCCACTGCGGCATCGACACCGACACCGCCGACCAGTACGTTGCGGACGCGATCCCGAGTGTCCACTCCGAGACCGTCGCCCGCTGGATCACCCTCGCCTACCAGGCTGGGCAAGGCGCCCTCGCCGCCGACGTCCGCGCCCTGAAACTCCGCGTCACGGCGATCGAGGCGGCCGGCGCCGACCACGCCCCGCCGATGGCCGTCGACTTCGACGCGCTACGCCCGATCGCCGAACGGAGGACCAACTCGTGAACCGCCTCACCGCCTGGATCAAGACCGTCATCGTCGGTCACCGCAAGCACCTCACCGACGAGCAGCTCGCGGGAGACGACTGCGCCCTGTGCGGTCGCCGGTTCCTCACCTACCGCACCTCGTACGGCTGGATCGGGCTGCCGTTCCTCGGCCGCCGCGCCTGGGCGTGCGAAACCGCGTGCACCATCACCGCAGTCGAAGACATCGAGGCACTGTTCCGTGCGGCGATCCCGGCCCAGCAGCGCGTGGACTTCTACCACCTCGGCATCGACGACATCCAACTCGTCACCGCCCCGGACGGCAGCGACATGGTCGACGAGGACTACGTGGCGGGGATCGCCGCACAGCCCCACGTCGAGGTCGAGATCGTCCACGCGGGCGGGATCCTGACCACGCGCCCACTGCCCGAGCAGTACGCCGGATACATCGCCGTACAGGCGCAGAAGCTCGGGTTCACGGCCATGATCAGCGAGGGGGCAGTGCGATGAGCGCGGCAACCAAGACCCGGCACCTCGTGGCCGTCCCCGACGCGCCCGCCCCGACCGCGCCCAGCGACGTGGAAGTCGCCCGGTTCTACGTCGAGCAGCAGGCGACGCTCACCGAGCAGCACCAGGCCGCGCATGTTGCGCTCGCAGTACCCGACGTGGAGCAGGATCTGCTCGACGCTGTAGCGGACACCGTGCGTGCGCTCGAGCAGCCCGGCGCCAACCGTCACGCGCTCCTGGCCGATCTCGCCCGGCGCATGTACCGGCACGGGCACGTCGACGGGGCAGCAGACCGGAAGCCCGGCGAACGGCACCTGAAGCTCGCCGACAGCGTGCTCGCCGAAGTCGTCGTCCTCGAGCAGCGCGACCGGCAGGCGTTGCGCGCCACCGAGCACGCGATCAAGCGCGGGACGGTGAAGGCGTGAGCAGCCGGACCGCCACCCAGACCGCCGACCACGCGCAGCTCAGCCGCGCCTACTACGAGCACTGCCAGAACTGCCCCTGCTGCCGCCGCGGCCAGACCTGGTGCGAGACCGGCACCGCGATCCTCGCCGCCATAGCCACCACCCGCGCCGACAGCGACCTGCCCGGCTACGGAGAAGGAGCCTGACATGCGCCGACTACTCCTCGCCGCGACAGCCGCGCTGCTCCTTGCTACGGCCGGCTGCAACCTGAGCCTTGACCCGACCAACGTCACCGGCACCGTCACCTCCCACGATGTCAGGTACAACCCCGCAACCAAGGTCAACAACTACTACCTCACCATCGCGGGCACCGAGTACCGCGTCAACTACGACACCTACAACCACTGCCGCGACGGCCAGCAGTACCCCAAGTGCAAGTGACCCGCATCAAGAAGGAGAACTGACCATGGCCCTGCGCATCAGCTGGTCCAACCGAGGCGGACTCCGCCTCACCGAACGCAAGCGGATCGGACGCCTCAGCGTCGGTGAGTCGATCCCACTCACGAAGTCGAAGAACGGCCGCAAGCGACGCACCCGCCGCTGGATCTCGTTCCGGCTCTAACCCCAACCCGCCAGCCGAAACCAATGAAGGGGCAGTGCATGCCGTCCGAAGCCGATTTCAACACTGCCAGCAGGCGCCTCGACCGCCTCGAGGCCGCGGGCGCGCCACCCGCGGACATCGCGGCCGCCCGCGCCGAATACGACCGCATCGACGAGCAACTCACCATCCAGCAACTCAACGCGCCCCGAACCAGGGCCGGGCAGTCCTGACCGGACGGCCCCGCTACCCCGAAAGGAACACCATGACCGACGCGTCCACCACCCCGCTCGACATCGTCGCCAGCCCCGACGACGACGAGTTCTACGAGCCCAGCGACGAACTCGTCAAGCACCTCGCCGACCACGTCACCGAGGTCTACGGCGCCAGCGCCCGGCTCCCCGAAGTCGGGATGCTCATGGATACCTGGCCCGAGACCCGGAACCTCGACGACGGGCAGCAGGAGGCCCTCGCCGAAGCGCTCGTCGACGAACTCGCCGCCCGCGACAACGGAAGGCGCCGGTAACCGCCATGCGCAACCCGTTCCGCACCGACCCCGACGTCCAAGCCGCCCGAGGCGACCTCGCCGAGTACATGGACACCGCCAAGCGCTTCGGCAACTACGAGGAGACCCCCGAGTTCGCCGCCGCCAACCGCGCCGTCATCGACGCCGAGAACCGCGCTAAGGCGCGCCGCCGCTGACCGGACGGGCCAGGTCGAGCAGCGACCACGCGGACGCTGCTCACCTAGTCCGGCCGGACCGGACCGCAGACCAAGCCGACCCCACCGAAGGAGAACCAGCCATGGCCAAGAAGACCCAGGAAGAGCTGATCGTCGCCTACTCCGGCGCCGCAGCCCGAACCGGACAGCCCGCCTACAACCCCAACTCCACCGAGCAGCAGGTCCAGCAGGCCACAGACAACATGCGCGCCGCCGAGCGGAACCTCGAGCGGCTGCGCAACGGGCACATCGAGTAGCAGCGGTCGGCGGACCACGATCGCCGGCGGCCCTGAGCTCTCTCCAGGACCGCCGGTCCGCGCGGCCAACCGGCCCGAACCCAACCACTACGCCGAAGGAGGCGCCCAATGCTCGCGATCACCGTTCTACTACTCGCCGTCGGGGCACTGCTCGCCGCCCTCGGCACCATCGGGTTCGCCCTCGTCTGGCAGGCCCCGTCGCACGACGACCTCGCCATGGCGCGCAAGACCGCCACGATCGGGCGATGGCTTACCGTCCCCGGACTGTGCCTGTTCGCCGGACACTACGCGGCGGCCGGCCCGGGCCTGTACGCGCTCATGCTCGTCGTCGCCTTGACCGTAGCCAGCTTCATCACCAAGTCCACGACCCGGCCCGTCGCCGCGACAGGAGCAGCCCGGTGAACCCCCGCGAGCAAGCCCAAGCCATCACCGACCTCGCAGGCATCGAGGGCGGCGGCAAAAACACCGAAGCGTTCACCCGGTTCTTCCGCAGGGGATCGCGGACCGGCTGGAACAGCCTCACCCAGGACGACTTCGCCATGGTCGAGGACGCGTTCGCCGACGCCGCGGGCGGGCCCCGTCGCAAGCGCAAGCACCCGCTCGTCTGGAAGATCGGCTTCTGGTGGCACTGGCACGTCACCTCGCCGATCATCTACCCGCTCATCGAGGCGCCCTTTACCGCCTGCCGCAAGATCTACTGGCACGCCTGGAGGAAACGCCACGGCGGCGAAGTCATGGTCCCCGACTGGCGCGACGACGGCGAGGCGTACATCGCATTCATGCCCTGGGTCGAGGCCAACGCCCAGCGCCGCCAACTCGTCGCGAACCTGCCGCTGCGCCACCGCATAGCCGACCGTCTCAATCGCCTGCACGTCGCCTGGGGCTGGTGCTGCCCCGACTGCGGCATTGACTTCGCCGAGCCCGAGCACCTCGAGCCGCGCGACGTCCGGGCGTTCGCGGCCCTCGACGCCCACGTCGCAGAAGCCCACGGAGGTGCGGCACCCGAAGAAGCCGAGGCCGCCCAACTGTTCTGGATCTAGCGCGCCTAGACCTCAAGCCGACCAACCACCACGAAGGAGACCACGACCATGGCATGGCGAACGAAGAACGGGCAGACCAGCGAGCCCAACTACGACCGGCGCGGCACCGACGTGCGCCACGGCGTCGAGATCAAGGACTACAGCGAGCCCTGGCGCCAGGCCGAGCGCATCAACAAGCGCGAAGCCATGACCCCCGAAGAGCGGCAGGCCGAGAGCCGCGAGATCTCGCGCAGGCTGTTCTCCCGCGACGACTGACCACACGAACTCCGCCTACCCAAGAGCACGTCACCACCGAGAGGACCGCGGCCATGCATGAGCCGCACGCACCGTTCTGCACCAACCATGCCGAAGGTATCTGCCGGGCCGATGACCTCACGTCCGGCAAGTGGGAGATCGGGCTGTCCGAGGTGGACGGCGAGGCCACCGTGTACGTGTGGCATCCCGAGATCATCCCCGACGAGACGAGCGGCACATTGCGCCCCGCCGAAGCTATCGAACTCGGACGCGCCCTCGTCGCGCAGGGCACTCGGGGCTTACTCCAAGGCGGCGCCGCCGCCTCAGCGGATGCCGTGTAGGGCCTTCGTGATCCACCGCACCACCGCCCTGCTTGCCGCGCCCAGGCCGAAGACGGCAAGCAGACCATCGGACCGGGTGTACTGCGCGAGATGGACGGCGGTCGTGATGCAAATGCCCAACAGGACGAAGATGTCGACTTCCAGCACCGCCACTGCTATCCGGAGTCCATCCACCTTCGCCCTGCGCCGGCGCCACCACGGCAGGCCGACAACTTCGACGGGCGGGGCATCTGGGGCAACCCAAACTTCGAGGTTCGGCTCAGGGCAACCGTCCGGGTCGTGAAGGCTGAGTGTGAAGGACCCTGGGGCAAGCCCGTAGTCCTCCGTCAGGATGCTGCCCGCCACGTCGTAGATCTCACTCTTAGATCCCGGCTTGACCAGTGGTCCGCACGTCCAATAGCCGAGCTCGGTGATCTGCGGAAACCATATCCGTACGCAATCCGGATCGAGCCCCTCCTGATTCGACGAGACGACTGCCGCATAATGCGGCGCGGCATTCCCGCGAGCCCAGCCCCCGCCCCGATGCTGCATGGCGGACGCGAGCAGCCCCAGCCTCCACGGCCGCGGTTCGTGATGCCCCGGACTGCTGCTCGGCTCCCAACCCAACCGGTAGTCGTAGTCCCGACTCTTGTTGTAGATCGGGTTCTCGTACTTGAACGCGCAGTACTCCTCGATCGCCGCGCCAAGCCGGGACGTGTGCCAAACCGCCGTGCGCCAGTGGACCTCATTCCACCAGTCCTTGTCGCGCGCATGCTCGCGCCAGCGCTTGTCCGTGTCGTGGGCGATACCTACGTAGAGCAGACGCCCGGTGCGATCGTAGAACCGGTAGACGGCCGTCTTGCGCGCCGGTCCACAGTGCAGCGATGAACAGATCCCCACTACTCCCACCACCTGGTGGCACCCGGCGCGATTTGAAGCTCAGCCGCGAGTTTCGCGCCCCTCTGCGATCCGCTGTGCGGCTGACCGCTTGATCCCGAGCAGCCGGGCGACGGTTGCATGCGAGTCGCCGCGCTCCCGCATTTCGAGCACGCCTGACCTGCGCACTTCCGCGGCGGCGATGACGTCGTCTTGCAGCTCACGCAGGATGTCCTGCGCCTTGAGGGCGCGCTCGGCCGGATCCTCGATGGCGCGTACCGCCTCGAGCCTGTCTCTGATCTCACGCATCTCTTCATCCGGCACGAGTCGTAGTGTAAGCCCATGAGCAAAGTGTACAGGGAGGGGGTACAGTAGAGATCGACGTATTCGAACACGAAGGAGCGAACCGCCATGGACGGCGAGACCCCCACCACCCCGGCGCCCCCCACGCCGCTCGGGGGATGGTGGATCGCGGCCGTCGCCGTGATCGGCACGATGGCCGCGCTCATCGCGATCGGCGGCATGATCCTGTCTTTCCGCGCCGTCTCCCAAGAGATGACCCCTGCGTTCGGCACCCAGTGGGCATGGCTCGTACCCGTCGTCATCGACCTGTCCGTGTTCGTGTTCTCCGGCGTCGACCTCGTCCTGAACCGGCTCCGCATGAACCACCCGCTCGCCCGGTTCACCGTGTACGGTGCGACGTTCGGAACCGTCTGGCTGAACTACTCCGCCGGCGGTTCGGTCGCTGGCCGAACCGCCCACATCCTCATGCCGAGCATCTGGGTCGTGTTCGTCGAACTCATGCGGCACGTGGTTCGGCGGCTAACCGGCCTGGCCGACGGATCCCTGCGCGAACCCGTCCCGACGGTTCGATGGATCCTCGCCCCGTGGCGAACCGTGAACCTCTGGCGGCGCATGGTCCTGTGGGGCACGAACTCCTACCCGAAGGCCCTCGCGCAGGAGAAGGGGCGCCTGGCCGCTATCGCGGTTCTGCGAACCGAACACGGGCCGTTCTGGCGCTGGCGCGTCGCGCCACTGGTTCGCCTGCAGCTCAGTCTTGGCGAACCCGTTCAGGCTCCCGAACTTGCTGCGGCCGAACCTGCCGAACCGGACCGCGAGGCCGAACCGGAGACCCCGAACCTTCCCGCAGTTCCGAACCGAACCACCGCCGCCGGTCGCGCCGAACGTTCTGCGCCGCGCCGAACCAGCCCGCGCCCGAACGGTTCCGGGAGCGTCTCCCCGCTCATGTCGCGACCCGAACGCGTCGAGATCATCCGGCAGTGGATCGACCAGGCGGGCGGCCTCGAGGCCGTGCCGCTCAGCCGAATCATGACCGAATTCGGGTGCGCCAAGTCCACCGCCTCCGGCCTGCGCGCCGAGGCAGATCCCAGCCCTGCAACCCAAAGCGCGACGACGCCTAACGAAGACGACGAAGCTGATCGAGAGGACGCCGCCTGATGGCACGACACGACACGACACGCGGCTACCTCGAGGCTCAGCCGCTCCAAATTCCCGATAGCGCCCAGCAATCCACCCTTCCCGTCGCGTGGCATGGCGCGCCTCCGGCCGTCACGCAACATGGAGAACTCGCAGCTCAGGCGCCGAATCAGGCTGCTCCGCAGTCGTACTACTCGGTCAGTCCGGGCCAGATCCTCCCACACGCGCAGGCCCACGACCTCCCCTGGCACATGGCCGGACTGCTCGACCACGAACTGCCCCGCCCGAAGCCCGAATGGGTCAAACTCCTCAACGACTACCACGTGCCCGGGGTCGCCGGGACGCTCGTGTTCACGGCGTTCGGGTGGATGGCGCACAAGGAGCCGATGCACCCGTGGATGGCCGGGCTGTTCATCGGCGTGGGCGTCACCGGGCTCGTCGGCGCCTGGTGGGCGCACCACGAGCACGGCCAGGACGCGGACCCGCACTTCACCAAGGGCCTGGCGGGTCTTGGCGTTGCCGCCATCTGCGGCGGTGCCGCCGTTGGCGCCGGGCCCACGGGGATCTCGTTCATGCTGGCGTTCGCGCTGGCGGTCGGCGCCGTCGTCGGCGTTCACCAGTACCGCGAGCACAAGCGCCACGTGAAGGCGGTGACGGCAGTCGAGTTCCACGCTGCCGTCAACCAGGGGAAGGTTCACGTGGTCGGCCCCGGGCCGGCGGCGGCAACGTCGAACATTGTGGACGGTCGGGTGCTATCCCAGGAGGAGGCGCTGCTGCACCGGGCGTTCGCGGACATGGGCATCGAGCCGATCACGCTGCGCGGGTTCGAGCGCCTCGACAAGGACGCGTTCAACGTGATCGTCGGACTGCCGGGTACTTCCACGAACGACCCGGAGACGGTGATCGGCAAGCGGGAGGTGCTCAAGTCGAACCTGCGCGCCCGGCAGATCGCGGTGGAGGCGAGCTCCGAGCACGGCCACGAGATCAAGCTCATGGTGCGCTACGGCGCGACCAACCCGCTGCTCGAGACCATCGCCTGGAAGGGCCCCAACACCGACGACGTCGCCGAGCCGATCAGGACCAGCGTCGATTTGCACGGCGACGAAGTCATGGTGCGATTCGCCAACCGGCACACCCTCTACGCGGGTAAGACCCGGCGCGGAAAGTCGGCCGGCATCGCCTCGGCCATTTGCTCAATCGGCGCCACGAAGAATGCTCAGCTCTGGCTAATGGATTTGAAGCCGGGTCAGGTCTCGCTCGGCCCGTTCGCCGCGATGGCGGCCCAGTCGGTCGAGGGCAGGAACCAGCAGGAGTGCGTGGAAAGGGCGTCCCTGATGATTCTCGCCGCCGTCGCGGCGATGGAGGAGAACGGGCAAATCCTCAAGGACGAGCGGGAGTCGACCGGGAAGCCGGTGTACGAGTGGGATGTCAACAGGCACGGCGCGGCGATCGTCCTGGTCATCGACGAGCTTGCCTACCTGCTGCGGCTGGACCCGGAGATCTACGAGGGCTGGGTTACGATCATGCAGGTCGGGGCGGGCCTCGGCGTGTGGGTGATCGGCGCTACGCAGTCTCCGTCGGCGAAGGCCCTCGGCGGCACCACTGACGGCTCCAGTCAGTTCGGCAACGTGTTCTGCTACCAGTGCAAGGGCGCGACCCAGGCCGGGATCATCCTGGGCCAGGGGTCGTGGAGTGAGGGTTGGAAGCCGAACGAGCGGAACCTGCCGCTGCAGGGCATGCACCTGCTGCGCACCCCGGAGCACATCCACCCCGTGGTCATGCGGAACGAGTTCGTCGAGCCGGGCGACGCGATGGACATTGCCGACCGGTACGCCGACTCCATTCCGGCGCTGCATCCGCGGACGGCGGCGGCGGTCGATCGCGTACTGAACATGGGGCTGCCGACGAAGAGCGGGCCGGGCCCTGGTCGCGGCGGGAAGCCGTCCGGGCCCGTCGACAGCGAGATCGTGTACACGCGCCCGTATCTCGTGCCGGAGTATCCCGACGGCGACGTGGTCGAGGCGCACCACCGCGCGGCGTGGGAGGCCTTCAAGGAGATGGGTTCGGCAACGATCGACGAGCTCAAGGCACTCCGACTCGACCAGCACCGTTCACGCGAGTCGTGCAAGACCGCCTTGCAGGTGTTCGTCAGGCACGGCGGCGCGACCTCAGAGATGGACGGCCGTACCGAGCGATTCCACTGCCTTGTCGGTTCCGAGCGCCGCAAGGAGGCGTGATGGCGCGCCGTAAGCGTTCGACCCTCGACCGGATGGCTTTTCACATGAAGCCGAACCGGGTCCTGGCGCGCTATCTGAGCGGCGGCAGGCACCAGACCTTCAAGTCGATCGCGAAGTCGCCGTTCAAGGAGCGCACGGTCCACACCGCGAAGTCGGGTCGGCACGCGTATCAGCAGCAGATGGCCCGGGAGCGGAAGGCGCGGGCGGCCACCGCCGCAAGGCAGCGCAAGCAGGCAGTAGCGGACCAGCGGGGCGCTCGCGCCCAGATGCGCCAGCAGCAGCCGAAGCCGCCGCGCACTTCCCGGCAGCCGATCGCGGTCGACCCGCGCACCGGCAAGCCGATCACCTGGGCGCAGGCGCAGAAAGCCGCCCGGGACGCGAACGCGCGCGCCGACCGGCTCGCGGCCGGGCACGACGGCGACGCCCCGGCACGCCGCCCGCGCCGGCCGAAGCCCGAACCGGCCACGCCGCTCGCCCGCGCGATTGCCGAGGTGCAGAAGAACAAGAAGAAGCCGGCCAAACCCGCACCGAAGAAGCAGCCCCGGAAGAAGCCGACCTCAGCCAAGCGCGCGACGGCGAAGCGGCGTCCCGCGAAGAAGGGGAAGGGTGTCGCGGCGACGGTCGCGGACCTGATCCCCGGCCAGGCGATCCTCGCCGCGACGATGCCCGGTCGCGACACGCCCGGCGCCGGGCCGAAGCCCGTGAACCCTCGGACCCGCGCCTCCCGCACCGCACGCAGGGGCATCTACGGGGAGGTGCTCAAGCGCACCTGCGAATGCGGCGGCACCGGCCGCATCCCGATCTATAACAATCAGGGCGACCCGGCGGGCTCCACCTCGTGCCCCGAGCACGGCCGCGCCGGGGACGCCCGTGGCGCGAAGCGTTGGACGGCGAAGCGGGCGATCCGCGACTCGGGACTGCCGGGGCTCGGCGCGTGGCTCGAGAAGCGGCGCACGAAGAAGCGCGGCAACTCCGACGCGCGGCAGCACAGGGCATGGGAACTGGCTCAGGGCGAACTCAGAATGGCCGGGCCAACCCTCGAATGCGAATGGTGCGAGGACGGCCTGGTGAACCGGCAGTTGACCGACCGGCTGCGCAAACAGCACATCATGAAGGCCCGCGCCGACGCTGCGGCCCTGATCCGTGCCGCGCAAGCCCACAACGCCGAGGTCGCCGACACCGGTGAGGGCAGGCAGGTGAAGGTCCCGAAGATGCCGACGGAGAAGCAGTTGCAGACTGATGCGCGCCGCACCTTCCCGTACGATCACTGCTCCGTCTGCAAGGGCCTGGGCCGTGTCGCGACCGGTGTACGGCTGCTGCAGGACGGGTCCCAGCCGGTGGCCGAGTGGCGTGCTGCGGCTGGGTTGAAGGACGGTCACCGGTCGACGGCGCGGCAGCGGTCGACGGGACGGCGCCCGACGGAGAATGCGGCGCGGGTGGAGCGGCGCCGGATCGTGCCTCGACTGTAGGAAAATATTTAGCATTGCTAAGCATCTGGGTCGGGGTGGCGCTGTGCCACCCCGACCCTTTCCGTGTGCTGCGGCGTGGGGTGACGTGCCGCCAGGGCTTGGCGAAGTCTCTAGAAGAATCTTGAGCTACACCCTTGACGATACCACCGGGGGGTGGCATCATAGTACTTAGAGGGAGACGCCGACCGGAAGGAAACCAGAAATGACCGCCACCGCCACCAAGATCCAGCCGGAGATCGAAGACGGAGAGTGCGTCAACTGCGGAGTCCCGGAAGACGAGATCTGCGAGCGGTGTGGATGCGACTGCGGCCACGGCCCTGACGGGCTGAAGCTCTTCGGGGGCCCCGATAGCGAGTACTGCCCGCACGGCTGCAAGACCGCCTACGGCGACGGCGAGGAGACCTGGGCTGCGGACGAAGCCCAGCGGCGGGAGCTGGAAGGATGGCAGGCCTGATGGGCGGGCAGGACGCCGGGGCGCGGGGAGTACCCGGCCCCACCCTGGGGTCGATCTTGGGAGATGCCGACGCCGCCCTCACGCACCTCGCCGCCACCCACACCCCGCTCGCCCGCGCCCAAGAACTCAAGCGCTGGACCGAAGCCGTCCAAGCCCTCAGCAAGCGCATCGGCGACGACACCACCGAAGCCGTCTGGCAAGCCGCGCAATCGCAGCCCTCCGCCGACGTGGCCGCCGCACTCGGCGTCTCCAAGTCCGCCGTCGACAACCGGGTCAACGCGTACCGCAAAGCGCACCCGGACGCGCCCCGAAAGGACCCCCGACCGTGAACGCTCCCAGCCTCGCTGCCGACCACGCCTACTACTGCGCCCCGGCCGAACGCCACGACACGTACGACACGTGGGCCGAGTTCGCCGACCTGGAAGCAGGCGCCGACCACGACCGGAACCTGCTGTTCCGCTGGGACTGGATCCCGGGCGACGGGTACGGCGCGGCCAGCCTCGAACTGTTCTTCGCCCTACAGGGCAAGGGCGAGCTGCGGTCCGTCACGGTCGCGGTGCTCGCCGAGGACGAGACGGCGGTCCGCGCGTACCTGCAGCCGCGGCTCGAGCACCTGGCGGGCCTGTGGGCGCCGCTCTCGCTGTCGGCCGCCGGGGCATGACAGGGTGACCCGATAGCTACGCTAAGTATTTCCCCCACCTAAACTGACCCCATGGACGGCGAGTCGACGCGCGCCAGAATCCGCGAACTCGTAGGCGACGGCGCGGCCACCCTCCAGCAGATCGCCGACAGCCTCGGGATCCGCATGCAGACTGTCGCCGGGCACATCGCGCGCATGCCGGATGCGGCCGGGATCCGCGCGGCTATGGACCGCAACAAGCCGGCGCCGCGCACCCTGACTGCGTTCGGCGAGGCCAAGACCGTGACCGCCTGGTCGAGGGACCCGCGCAGCCGCATATCACGGAACACGCTGCGCACGCGGCTCGCCGATGGCTGGAGTCTCGAGGACGCGCTCACCACCGGACCCAGGAGGCGCGGGCAGACGGTGACGCTCACCGTCGAGGAGGCTGCCGCGTTGAAGGCCGCGGCAGGCCGGGTGCGTGCACTGCCGCAGGTGCACAGGAACACGACCGCCGACGCGCCGGAACGGGCTGCGACCAGAGAGCTGCGCGAGCTGATCCGGCAGGCAGCCGAGCGGGCGTCCATCGGCGAGATCGCGCGGGCGGCCGGGCTTAGCTACCAGCAGGCGTGGCGGCACCTTCGGCGCGCATAAGGTCCGTAGGGCCGCACTTCGACACCGAAGGAAACTGACTCCAAGGTTAGGAAACAGGAAACCCCTTCCGCCCGCTGTCGGCGGGCGAGAGAATCAGAACAAGAAGACGGGTCGCCACCGACGCTACGGCGACGACCCAGCCCCCTCCGTACCAGACACGAAGGAGACACGCACATCATGACCGACCCCAAGCCCCGGGCCAAGCCCCGGGTTTTGATCACCAGCTACGGCGTGCTGCACGGCGTCCCGCCCGCACCCCGGCATCACGCGATGCCCGTCGAGGTCGACCTCGCCGACGCGCTGCGCAACCCGCACGACGACCCCGGCATGCGGTACCTGACCGGGCTCGACCCCAAGGTCGCCGCGCACGTCATGACGACCCCCGGCGCTACTGACTACCGCGACCAGGCCGTCCACGAGATCCAGGTGCGCATCAGCCTCGGCGTGGACCCTGTCGAAGTGTTCGTCTACTGCCGCGGCGGACGCCACCGTTCCGTCGCGATGGCCGAAGCGATCGGTTCCGCGCTATCGGCCCGGGCCGTCCGCGTGACCATCGAGCACCGCGACATCGACAAGCCCGTCGTCCAAGCCATCCCCGCAACCAGCGCCAAGGAGGCGTGACCATGTCGAGGCGCAGCCGGAACGAGGAGAACAACGAGCGCTGGGAGAACATGGTCACCCAGGCAGGCAGCTTCGTCGCCGCGGCAAGCGACGCCCGCGCCCGCGGCGACAACCGGAACGCCGACCACTGGACGCACATGGCCGACGTGTCCCTGAACCTCGCAGAAACGGTCCGCGAGGACCGGTAGTCCGGCAGGCCATTCGACCGCTCCTCGTGATCCCGGTTGCCCGCGTGGTGCCGGGATCACGCGCGTCAGGGGGCGCACTTCGAGACAACTTGCGCCCCGCGCCCCGTAGCCCCACAATCGCGCTAGACGATCACGCCCGCCCCGATGACCAGTCAGGGCGGGCTACGCGGATCACGGGCGTCTCCCCAAATGCTAACGCGCACCATCGGGAGCCGCCGCATGCCCAGAGACCACCGCGCCGCACGACCCTACTGGGTGCACAGCGACCCCGAACCGGCCCCCGAAACCACCGCGCCGGACGCCACCCCTTGCGTAGGACGATGCAACGCAGCCTGGCGCGCCGCGGAGCAGCGCAAGGCCGACAGGGGGACCGAGCACACCCTCAAGCCGCGCGCCGGCTATCCGATCTGGTGCCCGCCCTGCGCCACCTCCATCCGCGGCGCCCTCGGCGACATGCCCGAACTCGCGGTACGCCTCCACGTCGAGATCTCCGCGGGCGCCAGCGCCACCGCCCTCGACGACGACCTGAACGTCACCGGCTCCCGCGAACGCGCCCTGCACGAGCACGAGGCCATTGTGTTCACCCTCGAAGAAGCCGCCGGATTCCTCACCGACTGGGAAGACACCGTCCGTGCCCAGCGAGACCTGCCGCCGCGCACCAGCGGCCACCAGCAATCGAAGCAGGCGAAAGCAGTAGAGACCTCAAGCCGGTTCCTCCAACGCCACCTCGCATGGCTGCTCGACGAACACCCCGACACCGCGCCCGAAGGCGACGAGCGGCTCGCGAGCGAAGGCTTCGGACTCGACCTGCTCGCCATGCACCGCAAAGCCCAAGCCATGACCAAGACCGGCGAGGTGCGCCCCGAACCCTGCGAAGGCGTCTTCTGCCCCAGTTGCGACCTGCGCTCCCTCGAGTGGGAAGTCGATCCGGACACGAACGCCGCGACCGGCTACGTCCGGTGCCGCGTGTGCCGGCCCCGCTTCGTAATGACAGCCGACGAATACCACCAGTGGACGAAGATGGAAGACCACGACGCACGCAAGCGCGGCCTCGCGACCCCGGCGGTGCTCGCGAAGGCGGGGCTCGCGCGGTGACCAGGCCCGAGTTCGATCCGGATGATCCGCTATTCCGGCCGATCAGCATCAAGCAGGCCATGGAGTTGACGCGCCGGTCCGACGACACGATCAACCGGTGGATCAAGGACGGGCATCTGCGCGTCATCCACCTCAAGGACCCGCCGGAGGAAGCGCTGATCGAGCGCGAGGTCGTGGACACCGCGATTCAGAAGCGGAAGAACGCCCACCGCGGCAGGCCCCGCCCGAAGCGCGGTGAAGCCACTGGCGACACGGCTTGACTCGCAGGTCACTCGCGTGCGACATTCTCGGTGCGGGAGTATGTCCGCACGCAAGTTCGCCCGGCCAGCGTGGCCGGGGAAGTGGTGCTCGTCCAGGGTCCGGCCGGACCGGATCGAGCGCCCAGCCTTGAGAGCCCCGCCAAGCGCGGGGCTTTCGGCTTCCGCAGTATTCTGCACGTGTCGGCGGAGGCGAGGGTTCGAATCCCTACCGCCACACGGTAACCAATCCGTAGTGGCGCAGCTCGCCCTGGTCGAGCGCCGCCGACCTCCAGTCAGGCCTGGGCTGCCGTCCGCGAGGACCGCGGCCCATCGCCCTTTTCGGGCCGTGGGTGCGCCGCGACCATGGCTATCCGCGCGCACCAGGAACAGCGGTTCGAACCCGCACACGGCGCTAAGGATCGCGGTCCCGACCCGGGTCTGACCGCCCGCAGTCGGAGGCGAGCCATGGCCGACGAGTGGACCGTAGACACGCTGAAGCTGTACGCGGACGCGGCCATCGCGCACGCCAGCGACGTTGCCCGCATCGCGATCGAAGCAGCGGAGAAGCTCTCCAGTCAACGCTTCGAGGACCAGCAGATCGCGGTCACTGCGGCGCTGGCTGCGCAGAAGGAAGCCGTCGCTGCGGCGCTTACGGCCGCAGACCGGGCTGTCGCGAAAGCGGAAACCGCAGCTGAGAGACGCTTCGCCTCAGTGAACGAGTTCCGAGCTCAACTGAGCGACCAGGCGTCGACGTTCATGTCCCGCGCTGAGGCCCTGCTGCAGATCAACGCGAACGCCGAGAAGATCGACGCGTTGTCTGCGCGCATGGACCGCGGTGAAGGCGGCCACGCCGGCGCAGCGGAGTCTCGTAGCGAGCAGCGCCAGTCGCAGGCCGCAGGGATCAGCCAGGGCGTACTGGTGTCCATGGGGATCGCGATCTTAATCTCGCTTGCGGCGCTCATCACTTCGATCGTGATGCACCACTGAGGCGGGTGTCGTGACCGTCACCGACCACCTGCCCGGCGATGACCCGGTCCGGCTCGATGCGGACAACGCGTACCGGCTGTACTGGCGCGCCGATCGTCCCGGCCCGGCCGGGCTCGTCTGGTCGCACCGTCTCGACGACGGCCGCTGGTGCTCGGTCGAGATCCCGCTCCGAGGCCACGGTCACGGACGCGGCGAGTGGACCGTGATCCTCGACGAACCGCTCACTGTCACCCCAGCACTCCGATGCGCGTGTGGCCGCAAGGGCTGGCTGGACGGCGGGACGTGGAGGCCAGCGAAGTGACCGACAAGCCACTTCCTCGAGTCGAGCGCGATCCAGACGACGACCACCCCGTGTTCTTCCACCACTGCACGGCGCCCTGGCTTCGCGATGACTCACCGTCCAGGCGCCTCGGCGGGAAGCTGCCGCTCGGCCCGAACGGCTGGGAATGGCAGGACGATGGGTCGCTTCGGCCGTCGATCCAGTGCCTTGAGGGCTGCGGCACGCACGGTTTCTGGGACGGTCCAGAGCGAGGCTGGCGGCCGGCGTGAGCCGCTCGGGAAGACGCGGGCGGCCTTGTGCCGCGTCGTCCTGCACCTCCTGATCCCGATCTTGGTCCTCACCGTGGTTTGCGAGGGGCTCGTCGTCCTGACGCTGCTGCGTATCGCCACGGCGCTCCTGAACTTCCTGGCCAGCAACTGAACCATCCACGCACCAAAAAGGACCAGCGCCATCAGCACCGCACTGCTCGACAGGCCCACCCGAGCCGACGCCGGGGACCGAACCATGCGATACCGGCCCCCGCGCCCCGGCGACCTCCTCACCGTCCGCAGCAGCAACCCGTACCTCGACGAGGCGCAAGTGGTCGTCGAGACGGTGGCAGACAACGGCGGGTTCTTACTCATCTCCGGCACCTGGGGCACGCACGACCTCGAGGTCGTCCTGCGCAGGGTTGGCGAACCGCACCTTCAACCACAGGAGAACTAAATGTCCTTCCTCACTCCCGTCATCGACGAGCTCCACGCCATCTGGGCGAAGCTCGAGGCCGAGGGCCACGCGGTCGCGGCCGACGTCAAGTCCGTGCTCGACAAGCTGAAGGCGGACGCCCCGGCCGTCGAGCAGGAGGCCGTCGCGGACGCCGAGAAGGTGGCTGCCGACGCGGAGACCGCGGCCAAGCCCGTCGTCGCCGAAGCCGTCAAGGCCGCCGAGACCGTCGCGTCCGAGGCCGCGGCCGACGTCGCCAAGTCCGCCTGAGCGACCGCCGCACACCACCCACCAAGGAACGAGACACCATGAGCGAGACCCAAGACAGGCGCTACCGCGTCACCTGGCGCAGCACCACACCGGCTGGCATCGGTAGCACCAGCCTCGAATTCCTCGAAGAGCGCACGATCATCGCCGCCTACTACCGGCGGGACGAAGACCGAATGGTGTTCAAGCGCGCCGACGGCATGCAGGCGTTCGACGTGGCCGCGGACCTCGTCGAGACGATCGAGGTCGTCGAGGACGCGGCGGTGAGCGCGTAATGCTTACTGGCCGTGCCGCGCTTCTGCGCCCCGACATCAACGACCTCCACGTCACCGAGGTCGTGCTCGTCGCGCCCGAGGACGCCACCCAGCCCTACATGACTGACGGCGAGTACGCGCTACTGCTACGCCAGTGGTCCCGGCAGAGCAACACCAAGCGGGTCAACGCGTCCCGTGCACGCAACGCCAGCCGGGACATCCCCACCTCCGGGGCCGAACGCCGCCGGGCGAAGAACCACCGGCAGCGCGGCCTCTGCCTCGAACACGTCGCCGCCACTACGCGGTGCACGCACGCGGCGGTCGACGGAACCGGCCGCTGCGAGCGGCACGCCCCGGACGAGGACGCGTGAACGCCGTGATGCTCGACGACAAGAACTTCCGCCGCGTCATCATCACCTGGCCCGCCCCGACCACTGCGGGCGTGCTGCCGATCTACGGCGTGACGCTGACCGACGCGGACAGCGGCGAACAGATCGTCTCCGGCCTGAAGCTGGCCCTCACCCTGGGCACCGACACCAGTTACGACGGCAACATCATCGAGGCCGAAGTCACCGCACTGGTCGACGAAGACGGCCACTTGCTGCCCGCTGGCAAGCGGCCCGTCATCACCGAGGAATACGCGGCCCACCGCGCCGCGGCGCCAGAGAAGTTCACCGACGCGTACGGCGAGCACGAAGCCGCATTCAAGGGCCAAGAGCTCCGTACCGGGGTCTTCAAGTTCGCGGTCGCCGAGATGCGCATCCAGGAGGCCTGATGCTCGCCATTATTGCCGCAGTCCTGTTCGGAGTCGGCTTTGTGCTCGACGGCGCGGGCGACCACACGAACACGTGGCTCTCGCCCGGCGCGCTCGTCCTCGCCGGACTCGCGCTGCTCGCACTACACCTCAGTGGGGTGACATGGACGCGCAGGCCTCCGCAGTAGAGCCGCAGCCTGGGGACATCGGCGTAACTCAGATCGGCGGCGACGTCGGCCGACTCATCCGCTTCGGCCAGTGGCTCAACGGCGACGGGTTCGCCAACTACGAGCATTGCTTCGTGTTCGTCGGCGATGGCCAGATCGTGGAAGCAGAGCCCGACGGCGCGCGGATCGCTGATCTAGCCGAGTACGACGCACGCACCACTGTGTGGGTCCGTTGCCCCGACCAATACCGGACCGCAGTCGCCGAAGCGGCACGCGCCTTCATCGGACGCCCGTACGGGTTCCTCGACTACGCGGTCATCGCCGCCCACCACTGGCACCTGCCGATCCCGGGCCTAAGTCGGGTCGCAGCCAGCACCCGGACGATCATCTGCTCGGCGCTCGCCGTCGCAGCCGCGCGCGCTGGCGGATGGGACCTGCTCGGCACAGAACCCGCCGGGTACATCACACCCGCAGACCTTGCGGCGCTCGCCGACCCGCTGAGCTGACGGCCGTTCACCGATCGCAGCAAGGGCGGTGACCCGTGCCGCTGCCCGGCGACCTCAACAAGATCAGCGTCACGGCGACCTATCAGGACGCTGCGGGCAACCCGCTCGCCGGGACCGTCACGTTCACCCCGTCGGCAGACCTCGCTGACTCGACCGGACGCGTCATCCTGCGTGCCGAGCCGATCCCCGCACAGGTCGTTGGCGGCGTCATGAGCCCGCCATCGCTCGCCTGCACGGATAACGCAAATATCGCCCCGACCGGGTGGACTTGGGCCGTCGTCGAGTACATCTCCGGCGCCAGCGCGAACGTCGCCACCCGCTCCTACTCGGTCCTGCTGCCGCACACTCTCGGTAGCACCGTGGATCTTTCGACGCTCTCCCCGGTCGTGCCGCAGCCCGGCGTCACCAACTACCTGCTCGCGACGAACAACCTCAGCGACCTGTCGAATGCGGCGACCGCCCGCACAAACCTGGGCCTCGGCACCGCCGCGACATCTGCCGCGACGGCGTTCGCGCAGACCGCGAACAACCTCTCGGATCTGGCCTCGGCGTCCACGGCGCGCACGAACCTGGGGCTCGGGGGAGCGGCCACCGAGAACGTCGGAACCGGCGCGGGCACTGTCGCGGCCGGGAATGACAGTCGGATCACCGGGGCGCTGCAAACGACCGGCGGCACGATGTCCGGGCCGATCGCCATGGGCAGCAACAAGGTCACCGGCTTGGCGAATGGCACCGCCGGGTCTGATGCGGCGGCGTTCGGGCAGATTCCCACCTCGGCCAGCGGCATCGGCGGCCTGCTCGCCGCGAACAACCTGAGCGACGTTGCGAACGTCACGACGGCGCGCGGGAACCTCTCGGCCGCCGCGTCCGGCTCGAACTCGGACATTACCGCGCTCACCGGTCTGACCACGGCGCTGCCTGTCTCCGAGGGTGGTACCGGGTCCACGACCGGCCCTGCGGCTCAGGTCGCGCTCGGCGGCGTGTCCTGGTTCAACGTCCAAGCCCCCGCCTACGGGGCCAAGGGCGACGGCAACATGGTCGCCGACGCGGCGATGACCGCGACGAGCGCGACGCTCACCTCCGCGACCGCGAACTTCACCGCAGGGGATGTCGGCAAGCTGGTCCAGGTGCGCGGCGCCGGCGCCGCGGGCGCCGACCTGAACACGACGATCAGCGGGTTCACCAACTCGACGACCGTCACGCTCACGGTCGCCGCTGGAACCACCGTCAGCGCGGCCACGGCCGTGTACGCCACGGACTCCGCCGCAGCCTGCCAGTCCGCGTTCACCGCCGCGCAGGGCGTGTACTACGGCACGACCTACGTGCCGCCGGGCATCTACATGTGGTCGACGTTCGTGTCGATCAGCAAATGCATGCGGATCATGGCGAACGGCGCGCTGATCATCACGACGAACTCCGGCGCCCTGAACCTCACCAACACGTTCTTGAGCCCCACGCCCGGGGTGTTCGGGCGCGGCAACGGCCTGGTCATCGAGGGCCTGGAGCTCGACTGCACCGGCGGCCACAACATCTACAACGTCAACCTGAGCAACTTCAGTTGGCGCGACATGGTCCTCACGCAGCGCTCCTCGAACTTCAGCGCCGTCTGGCACGACACGACCGGCACGAACTTCATCGGCGGCGACATCCGCAACGTCCTGACGTACGTGTACGGCTCGGCGCGCACTATCCAGGCCTGGCACCTCGTCTCCCACGTCGGCGGCGGCCTCGCCCTGACGAAATGGACCAGGTGCCTGTTCCAGAACCAGGGCGCCGACACCGCGCAGTTCCTGCTGTGGACCGAGGCACGCGGCGGCACGAACTACACCAACGGGCTCGAGCTCGACAGCTGCGTGTTCACTTCCGCCACTGGCGGCGGCGCCGCGTTCTGGAGCGCGCAGGGCGTCGTGCTCGTCAACTGCCGGGTCGTCAACTCGAACAACACTGTCAACGGCAACTCGATCTACCGGGTCGGCACCAACACCGGCTCCGGCGTGTCCACGTACACCAGTCAGGGCGTCACGATCGTCGGCTGCGGCAGGGACCTGCCCGGTCCTGACGGCTCGACCACGTGGGACGTGCACCTCGACTCGACCGTCGACCAGGTCGTCATCGAGGCCTACGAGTGCAGGTTCCGCAGCACGGACGCGGCGAAGACCCCGTTCTTCAACCTCAACTCGGCGACCCACGTGCTCGTGCTCGACTGCCCGACCGCGGTCATCACCAACCCGGGCAACGCCATCCAGATCCCGGTCACCGGCGACGGCAACACGCCCGGCACCGGCGACGGCGCGGTCAGCATCCCGTCGCTCACCCTCGGCGCGGCGCTCCCGATCGGGTCCGGCGGCACCGGACAGGCCACCCCGCAGGCCGCGATCAACGCGCTCACGGGCACGCAGTCCGCAGGCAAATACCTGCGTTCGGACGGCACCAACGCGAGCCTCGCTTCGATCCAGGCAGCCGACCTGCCCGCCGCGACCACCTCGGTTCAGGGCGCGGTCGTCATCGACGGCACCGCCGCCGACATCGCCGCCCTCGGCACCCAAGCCGCAGGCGCCATCGGGAAGTCTGCGGACGCGGGCCACGTCCACCCCACCGCGGGCCTGGTCGACACCGCCACCACGCAGAACGTCGGCGGCACGAAGACGTTCACCGGCGAAATCGTCGTTCCGACCCCGGTCAACGCCGGCGACGCCGTCACCAAGGCGTACGCGGACGCGATCTCCCTCGGCCTGTCCATCAAGGGGTCGGTGCAAGAAGCAACGGCCGCAGCGCTGCCCGCGAACACGTACAGCAACGGCGCCTCGGGCGTCGGGGCGACACTGACCGGCAACGCCACCGGGACGCTGACGGTCGACGGCGTGACGGTCGCACTCAACGACCGGGTCCTGGTGCAAAACGAGGCGACCGGCGCGAACAACGGCATCTACCTGTGCACCACGGCCGGGGCGACCGGAGTCGCCTACGTCCTGACCCGCGCCACCGACATGAACACCGCCGCGAAGATCCCCGGGGCGTTCACGTTCGTGGAGGCTGGCACCGTGAACTCGGGCGCCGGGTTCGTAGTGGCCTCCGCCGGGCCGTTCACGGTCGGCACGGCTGCGATCAGCTTCACCCAGTTCTCCGGAGCCGGGGAGATCACGGCCGGGACCGGCCTGTCCAAGTCCGGCAACACGATCTCGCTCTTCACGCCGGTGGCCTCCGGCAATCTTCCGGGAGCGACCGCCAGCGCTCAGGGCGCCGTCATCCTTGACGGTACCGCGACGGACATCGCGCCCCTGGGGACCCAGGCCGCTGGTGCGGTCGGCAAAGCGGCCGACGCCGGGCACGTGCATCCCCTGTCCGCGACGGGCAACGTCCAGACCTTCACAGCGAACGGCACCTGGAATAAGCCAGCGACAGCGACGCAGGTCACGGTGATCCTCATCGGCGCGGGTGGCGGCGGAGGATCCGGCGCGGTCGAGAACTCGGGCACGGTCGCCTCCGGCGGCGCCGGTGGCGGCGGCGGCGGTTACACGATCAAATCGTTCCCGGCCGCGCTGCTCAGCTCCACCGAGACCGTCACCGTCAGCGCAACCGGCGGAACCGGCGGCGCCGCGGTCGGCACCGCCGCCTCGGCGGGCAACGCGGGCGGGGCTGGTGGCGCCACCAGCTTCAAGAGCACCTCATGGGCAGTCGCCAACGGCGGTGCGGGCGGCGGCGCAGGCACCACAGGCGCCGCCACCGGCGGAACCGGCGGCGTCGGGTCCATCAACGGCGGCACCGGCGCAAGCTCCAACGCGGCTGGCGGTGCAGGCGGCACCGGGTCCGGCTCCAACCAAGGCGGCTCCGGCGGCGGCGCGGGCGGCGGCATGGCCACCACCCCCGCCAACGTCGCAGGCGGCGCGGGCGGCTTGATTCAGTCCTCGTCCGGCAACCTGGGCGGCACCGCAGGCACATCAGGCGGCGGCTCGGGCGGCGCAGGCAACTCGGCCGGCGTCAACGCGCCCGTCGCAGGAACCGGCGGAGGCGGCGGAGGAACCCTCACCGCTGGAACCGGCGGCAGCGGCGGCCTAGGCGGCAACTACGGCGGAGGCGGTGGCGGCGGCGCAGGAGCCACCACGGGCCAGAGTTCGGGTGCAGGCGGAAACGGCGCAGGCGGACTCGCCGTCATCATCTCCCTGAATTAGGCGGCGAGGGGCGGTGACGATGGCCGAACTCCCCGCCGCAGCGGCAGACGAGATCGCACGGCGCAAAGCCAAAGCCCGCGGCCGGGCACGGCTGAAAGCGCTCGGCATCGACGTCGACACCCTCACCCACGAACAGATCCGCGAGGCGTACGAAACCTACCGGCAGGCCTACATCGATATGGCCGAGGCCGGGCGGCACATGGAACCCGTCCGGATCGATGGGGATCCGCTGTCAGGAGCCTGCTTCCACAGTCGTTACGGTCAACTCATTGATGCGATCAGAGACTTTCACGGCGGCCAGCACCCCGAAGGCTGGTCGCCGCCACGGGTCAAATGGCCGACGCACCACGAACGCGCGGCAGGCATGCGGGGCAAGTGAGCAGGAGGCCGAGCCGTGATCGAGCGGGCACTGAAGGACGACACCCCCTGCGCCGCCACGTGGCCCATCACCGGGAAACCGTGCAGGCACCTGCCCATGCCCGGCCTCGACGTGTGCGAAGCCCATCATCCCGACGGCGACCAGCGCGTCCCCCCGCCGTCCGAAACAGTCCGGTGCACCGGCACCAACCGGGAATCCGGGGAACGCTGCCGGCGGCCACACCGGCCCGGCGGGAAAGTCTGCAATAAGCACGGCGGCAACGCCCGTGCCCCCCGCGAAGCCGCCGACCGGCGCGTGGCGATCAAGAAGGCGAGGGAGCGGATGGAAACCTACGGCGCACCCGTCAAAATCGCTCCCGAGCACGCGCTCCTCGCAGAGATCCACCGCACCGCCGGACACGTCGCCTGGCTCGAACAGCAGGTGCACGCGCTTACCGAGGGCGAGCTCGTGTGGGGCATCACCCGCGTCAAGGAAGGCGGCGAGGACCGGGGTATCACCGAAGAGGCGGTGCCGCACGCGCTCCTGAAGCTGTACCAGGAAGAACGCGCCCACCTCGTGAAAGCCTGCGCCGCAGCGCTCCGCGCGGGCATCGAGGAGCGGCAGGTCAAGCTCGCGGAGTCCCAGGGGGCCCTTGTTGCCCAGACGATCCGGGCGATCCTCGGCGACCTGAACCTGAACGCGACACAGAAGGCGCTCATCCCCATCATCGTCCCGCAGCGCCTGCGCGAACTCGCGCTCACCAACTGAACCAGAGGGCGGGATGACCGCCACCGTGGAGTGGGTCGAATACGCCGCCCGCGCGTTCGAAGTCGTCAGGCCCCCGGCGTGGCGCGACATCGCAAGACCCGAGCAGCTCGCACCCGAGGGCGACTGGCTCGTCTGGGCGTATATCGCCGGGCGAGGTTGTGTCGCAGGCGATACTCGAATCTACCTGCCGCTTGAGGATCGGCACGAGCGGATCGACATCCTAGCCTCAGCGGGCCGCGCAATCACGGTCCTCGCCCTGGCATCCAGTGGACCGCGTCCGGTCGCCACGGACGGCGCCCCATTCGTCAAGGGCGTCGCGCCGCTGTACGAGGTGACGACGTCCGACGGGCACGTCATCACCGCGACGGATCGGCATCGGTTCCTTGGTCCGCAAGGATGGCTGCGACTCGCTGACGTGCGCGCCGGACAGCTTCTTGCCGCAGGAGCTCCCGTTGCACAGCAGGCAGCTTCTTGCGGCCAGTCAACGTCGCCCGCAGGTGGTCCGCGTTCGACGGGAACACCCGCAGGTTCGCCGGATCGTTGTCCGACGTGTCTCCGTTGCGATGGTCAACGACCTCTCCCGGGAGCAGCATTCGGCCTAGTTCGCGTTCCATCACCAAGCGGTGCATCCGCACGTACCCCTTCACTGCTTGAGGGTGGTCCGGCTGGTGCTGCAGGATGTAGCCCTGCTCATCTACCGCATAGCCTCCGCGCCAGAACGGGTTCCGCTCCGGCCGGGCTTTCGCAGGAAGACGATCTAGTCCAAGCTCGACCAGTCGATCCCGGACCGTCTCGTCGTTACAGCCCAGCGCTGCAGCCATCTCCCGGCACGACATGCCCTGCGCATGAAGGTCGCGGAGATCGCCCTCGGGGATTTGAAGACGCCTGGCTTTCGACTGCTTTGCCCGCTGCTGCGGAGTCTTCTCGCGGCCTCGAAGCTGGACGCCAGCCCGCTCAAGACGCCGCTGCACGGTCTGGTGCGACACTCCAGCGTCTTTGGCTATGCCCTTCGCCGACTCGCCAGCCTCATAGCGAGCCCGCATCTCCTCGGCGGTCAACTGCGCCAGAAACTCCTGGCGCAGCGTCACGCCGGCTTCTCGCAGTCGCCGGGCAACCGTTTGCGGTGTGGTCTGGTACTCGATCGCGATCGACCGCATCGGCTGGCCAGCCAGATACTGAGCTAGCGCCTCAGGCGGCAACGAAATCTTTGGCATGTTTGGATTGTATCGCCTGGACGCGGGTTGTGACGGTACGACCTGTAGGAACGGGCGTCTTCTACGACCTCACGGTTCCCGGTGCGGAGAACTACGCAGCCGAGGGAATGTGGCACCACAACAGCGGAAAGACGCGCTCCGCCGCCGAATGGGTCCACGAGAAGGCCACGCTCAACCCGGGCGCCCGCATTGCCCTCGTCGGCCGCACTCCGGCTGACGTCCGCGATGTCATGATCGAGGGCGAGTCGGGGATTCTTGCCTGCGCGGGCGAGGATCGCCCCATCTATGAGTCGACCAAGCGGAAGCTGACGTGGGCCAACGGGTCCACTGCGCACGCCTACTCTGCCGAAGTCCCCGACCAGCTCCGAGGCCCGCAGCACGGGTTTGCGTGGTGCGATGAGCCTGCCGCCTGGACGGATGCCCGCAAGGGCGACGTGCTCGACACGGCGTGGAACAACCTGCTGCTCGGCCTGCGTCTCGGGGCGAACCCGCAGTGCGTGGCCACCACGACCCCGAAGCCCAACGCGCTGATCCGCACCCTGCTCGGCCGCGCCTCCACCGTCGTCAGCCGCGGCTCGACCTACGACAACCTCGCCAACCTCGCGCCCTCCTTCCGCGAGCACGTGCTCGCCACCTATGAGGGCACCAGGATCGGCCGCCAGGAGCTCCTCGGCGAACTGCTCGAGGACGTCGAAGGCGCCCTGTGGACGCTCGACCGGATCGACGCTGGCCGAGTCGCGGTCGCGCCCGACATGGTGCGCGTCGTCGTAGCCGTAGACCCGTCCGGCGGATCCGGGCCCAACAACGACGAGCAGGGCATCGTCGTCGCTGGCCTCGGCGTTGACGGCGCCCTGTACGTGCTCGCGGACCGGTCGTGCAAGCTGTCCCCGCACGGCTGGGCGTCGAGGGCGATTGCGGCTTACCGCGAGTTCGCGGCCGACCGTATCGTGGCTGAGCGCAACTTCGGCGGCGAGATGGTCGAGTCGACGATCCTCCAGGTCGACAAACTCGTGCCCGTCAAGGTGATCACCGCATCGCGGGGCAAGGTGCAGCGCGCCGAGCCGATCGCCGCGCTCTACGAGCACACGCCCGCCCGCGTCCACCATGTTGGGGCGCTGCCTCAACTCGAGGACCAGCTCACCACCTGGACCCCGCAGGACGGCACGAGCCCCGACAAACTCGATGCGATGGTGTGGGCCTTGACCGAGTTGACGGATGGCCTCGGCGCGGACGCGTGGATCGAGTACATGAAGCGCCGCGCCGAAGAGGTGGGCATGCAGCCGCGCGAGCGGGCGCCAGAGGTCCTCGAACCGCCCGAGCCGCGGCGCGATCCCGAACCTGAACCGGATGACCCGGTAGCCCGCCTGCGTGCCGCCCGTACTGCCGCACTCCGCGCCCAACGCAGATAAAGGGGGCCCGGCGTGCCCGATGTGATCACCGCTGCGGCCACGCCCAACACTCCCCGGATTCGGGTGCGTGAGCGCATCGGCGGCGGGTTCATGCGCCTCGCAAAGGTATTCGGCACCGCAGTCCCCGCGGACATTGCCGCAGCCGAGACCGCCGCCGGCATGGACTCGTCCACCCCGTTCTCCCCGGGCGCGCCCCTCTCGCCCTACGACGGATACTCGCGCACCCCGCGCAGCCAGAACTTCGTCCCCCAAGTCAACGTCACCACCCGGCCGCGCACCCACGAACGCGTCTCGTTCGAAACCCTCAAGGGCCTGATCGACGCCTACGACATCGCCACCATGGCGATCTGGCACCGCATCGACTCGCTGCGCTCCCTCGACTGGTCGCTCGTCGCGGCCGACGGATTCGAGGGCGACGTGGCCGACGCGGTCGCGATCGGCATGTCCGTGCTCGCCAAGCCCGACGGGCAAACCCCGTTCGGGGCGTGGCTCGCCGAATGGGTGTACGACATCCTCGCGTTCGACGCCGGCACCCTGTGGCGGATGCGGAACCGGGCCGGGCAGGTCGTCGGGCTGCGCGTGGTTGACGGCAGCCTGATCGCGCCGCTGCTCGACGACTGGGGCAACACGCCCCAGGCCCCGGCCCCGGCGTTCGTGCAATACATCAACGGCTTGCCGTGGAACTGGCTGACCACGAACGACCTGATCTACAGGCCGTTCCGCAAGCGTCCCGACTCCCCGTACGGGCGGCCGCCGCTCGAGTCGATCCTGCTCAATGCGAACACCGACCTGCGGTTCCAGGCGTACTTCCTGCAGCGGTTCACCGAAGGCAACCTGCCCGCCGCGTTCGCCAGCGCCCCGGACTCGTGGACCCCGCAGCAGATCGAGCAGTTCCAGGAGTACTGGGACGGGTTCATCCTCGGCGACCAGTCGTTCAAGTCGCAGATCCGGTGGATCCCCCCCGGCTCGAAGATCGAGTGGAGCAACGAGAAAGACTTCACCGACGCGTTCTCGCTGTTCATGATGCGCAAGACGCTCGCCGCATACCACGTGGTGCCGTCCGACATGGGCATCACCGACACCGTCAACAAGTCAACCGGTGAAACCCAGCGCGACGTCCAGCACCGCATCGGCGACGTGCCCCTCGCCCGGCACGTCTCCGACATCCTCACCGCGTTCCTCCAAGACGACCTGCACCTGCCCGTCAAGCACCAGTTCGACTTCGGCGAGGAACAAGACGACCGGCTCCAGTTGGCGCAAGCCGACGACATCTACATCAAGAACGGCACCGTCTCCAACTCCGACATCCGGGAACTGCGGTTCGGCCTCTCGGAGCCCGAAGGCAAGCGGGTCCCGCGGTTCGTCTACTCCAACCGCGGCGGACCCATCCCACTGTCTGCGCTCGAAGCCGTGGCGGGGCCGATCGACTTCGAATCCGGCGCCCCGCAGCCTGGCGCGCCGCTGCCGCACACCGTGTTCCAGCCCGTCGAAGGCGTCGAAGGCAACCCGCCGACCCCGCGTCCGCCGCTCGCGGTCGAGCAGTACGGTCCGGGCGCGCTGCCCGTCGCGGCACCGCAGTCCGTGCCCGCGCTGCCGGTTGCACCCGTGCAGGCCGAATTGAAGGCGGCCCCGGTCGCGAAGGACGGGCCTACTGCGGGAATCACGGCAGCGACCGGGATCACGTCCTACGACCTCGTCGGACGCCACGACGACGAAGACGACGACGAGGACGAGGCTGTCGCCAAGGAACTCGCCGCATACCGGCGTTTCGCCAAGGCCCGGCGCCGCGACGGCAGATGGCGCGACTTCCAGTTCCAGGCCGTAGACGCCGCCACCGCGCGCAGCCTCAACGAGGCCGGCCACCAGTCCGTGCTCGCCAAGCAGTCCGGCATCCCGGGACTGACCAAGCGCTCCGGCATGATCTCGCTCGACCTGCCCGCAGGCCTCGTGCCGACCGTACCGGGCGGCGTGAACGACCACCATGTGACCGTCGTGTACCTCGGTCCGGACGTGGCGAATGAAGAGTTCGACACCGCCTGCGACCGCGCCGAAGCCGCGGCAGCAGCCTGCCCCGGACCGCTCACCGGCACCATCGCAGGGATCGACACGTTCCCGCCGTCCAGCGGCAGCGATGGCAAGATTCCCGCGTTTGTGCCCGTCACGCTGCCCGGCGTCGAGCAGGTACGCGCGTCGCTCGAAGACCTCTCAGCGAGTGAGCACACCGACTACCACCCGCACGTGACGCTCGCATACCTCGACGAAGGCGACCCGCTGCCGGACCCCGTGCCGCCGACGCTCGTCACCTTCACCCACCTTACTGTGCACCGCGGCGACGAGACCCGCAGCTTCCCGCTCGGGCCGCGCATGCTCGGCCTGGCGAAGGCCGCGGCGGGAAGTGAACCGGGCCCAAAAGCTGACGCCTCCGCCAAGGAGGCGTCCAGCCACTGGCCCGGATGGGACTACGACGAGACCGCCGCAGACCACTGGGCACGGAAACTCGCCGACGGCTACGTTGCCGCGTTGAGCGTCGCCCGGGCGCAGCGGATCGCGGCCAGCTTCCTCGCCGCGCACCCCGGCGACGGCGAGAAGCACACCAAGGCCGAAACCGCCGCGATCGCCGCAGCGCTACTCGCAGCGGCCCTCGCGCACCTCGAGGACCAAAACCTCGACCTCACCAGCGCCGCCACCGCAACACTCCAAGGCCTCTACACCGACGCCTACCTGATCGGCGCCGCCAGCGGCAACGCAGTCATCGACGGCGGCAAGCCCGTGCTCACAGGCTGGTCGCCAGGCAAGACCGACGAAGCGCACGGGCTCATCGAGGCGCTCGCGCTCGGCACCGGCCTGTCCGCGCTGCTGCGGCGCGCGCCCGAAACCGCGGCGGCCATGTCCAGCACGCGCATGGCCGTGCTCGCCAGCGCGCTCGCGGCAGGCGCGGCAGCCGGACAATCAGCCGCGATCATCGCAGGGTCGCTCATCGCAGTACTCAAGGCGGGGTGGCGGTCGCTGACCGCTGCCATCACCGAAGTCACCAGCGCATCCAGCGCAGGCGCGAGCGACGCCTACCAGAAGCGCGGCATCACCCTCTACGAGTGGGCCCTCGACCCCAGCGTCAACAACTGTCCGATCTGCATAACGAACGCCAACTCGGCGCCCCGAAAGTTCGGGCAGAAATGGCCCAGCGGCCAGGCCGCCCCGCCAATCCACGGCCGCTGCCGCTGCGCGCTCGTCCCGGCCTAGACCACGGCGAGGGCCATCTAGCCTGAGGAACGGGGGCGCCCATGTGCCTATCGTGCGGATGTGGCTTGACGGAGAACGACCACGGCGACCCGCGGCACCTGACCCTCGCAGCTCTGCAAGCCGCAGCCGACGCGTCCGGCGTCAGCCTCGCCGTCGCCGCATCGAACATCCTGCGCACCGTCACCGGGACGCTCGGCGACGACGAGCCGCAGGACGGCCCCCCCGACCAGTTCCTATATGGGGTTGCATACCAGGCGGGCCCCGATCCACGGATCCGGATGGGCGCGGACGGCGGCCGAGACTACTTCGCTCCGCGATCTCTGGAGCTAGCTGCATGGTCATTCATGTTGGGTGGCCACCAGCACGGCCTGTTCCACGCCGACGGTACCGAAGGCGCGGCGCGAACCGTCGAATCGGGCATCTACCGGAACCCGATCCCGTGGGTCATCGACGACGACCTGATCGTGCGTAAGGGCGACTGGACGATTGGGGTCCTTGTGGACGACGAGGGCTGGGCCTTGCACAAGCAGGGGAAGATCGGCGGCCTGTCGCCGCAGGGTGGCGGCAAGCGACGGCGCCCCAAGCCCCGCTCCAATCCTTTCGGCATCACGTAGGAGCTGAGCCATGACCGAAGAGATCCCCGAGGACATGACTGAGATCTACGACGCTGACGTCCCGCGCGTGGACCTCGTTGGCGCCGCAGCCAATGGAATTCCCCGGTTCCTGATCGCGAAGGGCCAGGACGGTGCCGGACTCTTCGACCCGGGCTATGTGCGCAACCTGATCGCTAAGTCGGAACCCGAGACCACGGAGACGGTGACCATGAGCGGTAGTCCCGCGGCGATCGCGGCCCTCATCCACGGCGCGCCCGTCCGCAAGGCCGAGACGCCTGCGGCCGAGGACGACGTGGCCAAGGCTGAGGCCTCTACCAAGTCGATGAACGACCGACCTGACAGCGACTTCGCGTACGTGGAGCCCGGCGGCAAGAAGGACGAGTCCGGCAAGACTGTGCCGCGCTCGCTGCGCCACTTCCCGATCTACGACGCCGCGCACGTCCGCAACGCCCTGTCGCGGGCACCGCAGTCCCCGTTCGGCGACAAGGCCATGCCCAAGATTCGGGCCGCAGCCAAGAAGTTCGACATCGACGTGTCCAAGGAGACCGCCGCAGCCCCCGAGCAGACCGAGGTGACGAAGGACATGGACATGCCGATGGACGACGAAGGCGGCATGGACCCGACCGTCGTCCTCGCCGAACCCGAGGAGACGCCCGACGGCGACGCCGGCGACCCCGGATCCCCGGCGTGGGAGGCGATCGACGCGGCCACCGCCCGCAAGTGGACCGCCATCGCAGCCCGCCTCCGCAGCGCCCTCGGCGTCATGGCCGACCGCGAATCCCTCGAGGCCGCGACCGTCGACCCCGACGACGCCGAAGCCGCCATGGACCTCGACGACGCGGCATGCGCCGTCGACTACGTCATCGACACGCTCGCCGGGTTCGCCGTAGACGAGCAGGCCGAAGCCGACGACGCCGTCATGGCGATGGTCGGCAAGTCCATCGGCGCCCTCGACACCGCGCACCTCGACACCGTCGAATCCCTCGGTGCCGTACGCAAGGCCGGCCGCACCCTGTCCGCGAGCAACGAATCCGCGCTGCGGCAGGCGATCCAGGCCCTACAGCAGATCCTCGCGAGCCTCCCGGCCGCACCCGTCACGAAGGAGGCCGGGGAGCCGGTCGCCAAGACCGCCAACGAGGAGAGCGATATGCCGACCCCCACCCCGTCCGAAGACGTCACCGCAGCGTCCGGCCAGGAGCCCGCCATGGGCGCCGCGTCGCTCGAGCCGAAGCCCGTCGCCGGACAGGCCGTCACCGAGATGGCCAAGGCCGCCGAGCCCGCGCCGGTCGCCAAGGCCGAGAAGACCCCGCAGGTCGCGATCTACGACGCCAACGGCAACCTCGTCGGCACCGTCGACCCGGCTGAGATCACCATGCTCGCCCCCGCCAAGGCCCCCGAGGCCGCCGCCAAGGCCGACGACGGCGCGATGCCGGAAGAGCCCGCCGCACCCGCGGCCGAGGCCCCCGCCGCCACCCCCACAGACCTGACGCCCGCCCCCGCGGCGTCCGTCGGCACCCCCGCCGACGCAGTACCGGCCGACGACGACACCGTCGCCAAGGCCGCCGACACCAGCACCACCGAGGACCCGCAGAACGTGCTCAAGGGCAGCATCACGGAACTGGTCAAGGCAGCGTACGCCGAGCAGAGCGCCCCCACGGGCGAGCTCATCAAGTCGCTGGAGGACCGGAACCGCAAGCTGGAGGAGCAGAACGCGGCACTCGTGAAGCACACCGCCGCCCTCGAGGAGCGGCTCACGAAGGTCGAAAACCAGCCCGCCGTCATGGCCATCGCGTCCAACGGCGCCATCCCGCCCGCGCACCTCATGCGCGGCCAGGACCACGGCGCGCCCGCCGACATCAGCAAGGCCCAGGCCCTGCGCACGGCGTTCAAGGCGACCGACGACGCGCCCACGCAGCAGTCCCTCGCCCGCGACATGAACGCCCTCGCGATCGAGCAGCTGCAGGCCATCCACGCGGCAGGCCCGCGCTAACTGGCGCACCTCCAGCCCACCCCGAAGCCCCCGTAGACGCCGCGCGTCCGGGGGCTTTCGCATGCCCGAAAGAAGGCACACGTGAGCAACACCATGCAAGACGTGACCGAGGAGACCCTCGCCGCGATCACCAAGGCCCAGACCACGGGCATCATGGAAGCCACCGGCTTCTACTCGTACGACCTGTCCGGCCTGATCAGCCTGATTCCGGTGGTCACGCCGTTCCGTGACCACGTCGCCCGCAAGCAGTCCCCTGACGGGAACCCCTTCGCGATCTGGAGGGCGATCCTCAACCTGACGGACTCGCAGCCCGACGGCTCCATGGGCTTCGACTACGCGGCCAACGAGGTCATCGTCTCCGAGCAGGACTTCCAGTCCCGCTACAAGCCGACCGGCTACGCCGGGTTCGTCACCCAGGACGCGTTCGACCTCGCCAAGGGGTACACGGACGTCTACGCCGAGTCGACGTTCAACACCCTCAACCAGGTCCTGATCATGGACGACCGCAAGATGCTCGGCGCGCAGTCTTTCGCGCTGGCGGCGGCCACCGCCCCGACGCTGACCCAGCACACGACCGGTGGCACCATCGGCACCGTCACCTCGTACGTCGGCGTCGCTGCCCGTACCGGCAGCGGCTACTACTACGGGTCCGGCAATAGCCAGGGCGCGAGCAACTCGACCACGTTCGGCTCCGGCACCACCAACTCGATCACCGCGACCACCGCGGCCGTGAGGGGTGCGGTCTGCTACGACTGGTTCTACTCGGCCAACGGCACGACCTGGTACTACTACACCACCACCACCGTCAACACGGTGACGATCACCACGCCGATCACGTCGAACAACGCGCTCCCCACCACCCTGCCCGACCTGCAGCAGACCTGGTGGAAGGGCTCGAACTCCTCCGCGATCCCCACCTACAACGGCTCCGCCGACAACGGTTCGGCCAACAGCACCGACTACGACGGATTCCTCTCCAGCCTGTCCGGCGACTACAACACCGCCGGCCAGTGGGTGCAGCCCGGCACCGGCACCACCAACCCGTCGGTGTGGAACTCGCTCAACGGTGCCGGCCTGACGCTGTCCGGCGGCTCCGTCAACGAGATCGAGAACGACCTGTTCCTGCCGCTGTGGAACCAGGTCAAGTGCTCCCCGACCGCGCTGATGATGAACGCCGCGCAGGCGCAGGAGATCGCGAACCTCGTGCTCGGCTCGAACTCGGCGACCACGTTCCTGAACACCGACGCCTCGGGCCGTATCTCGGTCACGGCCGGCGGCCGTGTCGGCGAGCTCGTCAACGCCCCCGCTGGCGGTGTGACGGTGCCGATCGAGGTGCACGTCTCCCTGCCCCCGGGTACGATCATCGCGCGCTCCGACCGGGTTCCGTTCCCGCAGGCGAACATCAGCTCCGTGCTGGAGTTCCGCACCCTGCGTGACACCGCGCAGTTCGACTACGGCATCTCCCGGGTCGCGGGCACCGCCGGTGGCGGGCCAAGGCGTGAATATGAAATCCGCACCATCGGAGCCATGATCAACAGGGCTCCCGTGGCGGCAGGCGTGCTCAGCAACATTGCCTGAGTAACCACATACTGATACACCCGGCCGAGAGTGGTCACTCTCGGCCGGGGGCTGCCCGGGGGCACCGCCGCCCGGCATCACCCCGTCGAGGCCGCGCGGCCTCTCCAGGCCGGAGGTTCCCTATGCCCATCAACCAGATCGTCACCGGTGGCCCGAACGGACTGCTCGCAGTCGAGACCGTCGGCGACGCCATGCAGGGCCCGCTCACCCTCGACAACCAGGCCACCGCGCCCGCCGCAGCGGCAGGCGGCGCAGTGCTGTACGCGACGGGCGGCGTAGTCACCTACATCAACCCGCAGGGCCTGGTGAACACGATCGTCGGCTCCCAGGGCGGCCTGACCGCTGCCGGGTCCGCGATCACGACCACGACCTCGGAGACTGTGCTCCAGTCGATGAGCCTGCCCGCGAACGACGCGATCGCGGGCGCGGTGTACAAGATGGCCGGCTGGGGCGTGTTCTCTTCGACGGCCAGCCCGGGCAACACGGTGTTCACGCTGAGGCTCGGCGGCGTTGCGGGCACGTCGCTGGCGGCGAGCGCGAACATCGCGCTGACGGCTTCGCTGACGAACGCGCAGTTCAACTACGAGGCGCGGCTGAATTTCCTGTCGCCGACCTCGGTGACGTGCGACCTGGAGATCACGCTCAACACCGCTGCGGGTGGCGCGGCGTCGGAGTTCCTGGTGGCTTCGACGGCTGCGGTGACGGTGTCGCTGTCGACGGCGAAGGCGTGGGTTCTGGACATCACGCCGGGTGCGTCCGGCAACTCCATCCAGCTGCTCGGCGGGTGGACGGAAAGGGTCGCATAATCATACATTGACAGGCCGGAAGCGGTGATCGTTTCCGGCCTGCCTCTCGCCCGAACTACTACGATCAAGGGAGCGCTCGATGCGCCTTTACAACACTGAGGGCGCGACCCAGGTCGACGACCCCGATTTCGGCACGTTCAAGCCGGACGCGAACGGTGCGTTCGATGGCCTGCCCGACCCGATGTACGCGAAGCTGCACGGCCGTCCGGGCTGGGAGAACGAGGCGGAGCGCGCGGCCCGACTGGCGGCGGAGCAGATGGAGAAGCTGCGCGACCCGGCAACGATGCTCGCGGAACTGCAGAAGATGACCGCTGGTCAAGGCGCCTTGGCGTCGCTGCTGGCGACCGCGCTCGGCGTGGGGCAGGCCCAGTCTGCCGATGCGCCGACGGCGCCGGCCCCGGCCGTTGCTGAGGTGCCGCCGGTCGAACCTGTGGCCAAGTCGGACGAGCCGGAGCAGCCCGCCCCGGCGCCCGCGAAGTCTTCGCGCGCCTCGAAGAAGGCCGCAGCCACACCGCCTACCGCCTGAGGCGGTCCTGGATCCGCGATCCGGCCAGGTCGAAAGTGGTAGAATTCTGACATCAGACCCCGGCGACTGCGTCAACAGTCCCGGGGCGTGGCCGACCTGAGGGAACAGGACGACATGGCAAAGGGTACATGCAGCATTGATGGCTGCGACAGGCCGAGACGCTCACGCGGCTGGTGCGTGATGCACTATGACAGGTGGCGCAGACACGGCGACCCCGAGGTGCTCCTTCGAGAAGCTGATGCCTGCGCCTTTCACGACTGCGAGCGGCAGCGGAAGACGCACGGGTACTGCTACACCCACTACCGGCAGGTCAAAGCTGGCGCGCCGCTCCGGCCGATCGGCAGCCCGAAGCCCAAGCGGTTGTGCTCGATCGACGAATGCGGAAGTCCGCATGTGGGCCTCGGATACTGCAACATGCACCTTCTGCGTCTGCGCCTACACGGGAATGTCGACCACGTCAGAAGGCCAGAAGATGCTCACAGGAAGTACACGCTTGATGCGGCATTCTTCGAGCAGATTCGAACCGAGGCGCAGGCGTACTGGCTCGGATTCGTTACGGCCGACGGCTGCGTCTCTCAGTCGCCCCGAACGAACACGCTGATCGTGACCTTGCAGTTGCGCGATGTTGACCACCTTGTGCGCATGAACGCGGACCTGGCCTCCGACCGCCCTCTGTACTTTCCGCCGAATAAGGCCGCTGCCACCGCATCCTTCGACTCGCTTCAACTGATCGAAGGCCTGATCCGCTTGGGCGTGGGTCCTCGCAAGAGCGGCGTAGTTGAGCCGTGGGACGGGCCAGCCGATCTCATGCCGCACTACTGGCGCGGTTTGTTCGACGGCGACGGGACGATTCACAAGGGCAGGCAGTGGGCCGTCGGCATTAGCGGCAGCAGAGCGTGTGTCGAAGGATTTGCGGAATGGGGCCGTTCAGTTAGCGGATCGCGGGCGCAGTCTCGGCGGGCTCGCGACAGAACGTGGGCCTGGACTCTGTCTGGCAGCCATGGCCCGCAGTCTCTGGCGTCGGCGATGTTCGCCGATACGACCGTGTCGCTCGTTCGTAAGCAGCGCATGGCCGACGAGTTGATCTCGGCGACCTTTCCCGCGAGCGGACGGCTGCGGATGACGTAGAAACTTGGGGGTGCCACGATGCCCCTCGGCACTCCGTATATCAACCAGCAGACGCTGAATGATGCGGCCACGGGCGTTTCCTGGTCGTCTATCCCCACTCCCCAGGCGCCACTGCCAGCACAGGAAGCCGAGCAACTGGCGATCTGCTGGCGTGCAACTTCGATAGTTGATACATACTGCCACCAGGTTCTCCGCGCGACGGTCGCCAACGAGCAGCTGACCGGCCCTGGCGCCCCGCGCTTCGGCTTCATGCCGGGCACGGACCAGTTCATGTTGACGATGCGCCAGTGGCCGATTTCGGCGATTCTGGCGATCCAGTACGCCTACAACCGGCCTCCGCTGACGTGGTCAACGGCGCCTTCGACGTCGTATCTGATCAACCATCCGCTGGTGGGGGAGTACACGGATACGGCGTCGGCGACGGCGCCGGATGGCGGCTGGTCGATTCAGTTGGATCCGTGCGGGATCGGTTCGTCGTCGGGCGTGTTCGGTGGGCGCCTGGTGCGCGGCCGCTGGCGCCGCAACCATCTGCGGCTGTTGGTGTCGTACACGAACGGCTGGCCGCACGCGTCGTTGACGTCGCCGGCCGCGGCGGGCGCTTCGACGATCTCCGTGGATGACGTGACGGGATGGGTGGGCGCGTCGGGTTTCGCGTATGACGGTTCGGCGACGGAGCAGGTTGCAGCCACGGCAGTCTCGGGGGCTTCGCCACTGGCGTTGCCGAACGGCGTGGGCACGGCGCAGACGGGTCCGGGCACGGTCACTCTGTCGTCGCCGCTGTCGTATGCGCATGGCACCGGCACCCTGGTCTCGGCGCTGCCTGCGAACGTGATGCAGGCGACGATTCTGGTGGCGACGTCGCAGGTGCTGGATTCGGGGATCGAGTCGATCAGCGCGCAGACCTTGTCAGGTTCGACGTCGCTGGGCGGCAAGGGTGTGTCGGATCTGATCGGGCAGATCAAGGATCTGCTGGACCCGTACCGGCGGGTGATCTAGATTCCTCTCAACTCTGTGCAACAGTATGTTCACGGCTTGATAGACGGTCTGCAGGTTCCATGGGACGGCATCCCGGCGGTCACCGCTTACATCACCCCGCCGGCGCCGGGCGCGTTCAACGGTCCGATCGCCCTGATCGCAGGAGCCCGCGCCCAGGCGTCGCGCGAGACGATGCCGCGTGGCGCGGGGTTCAAGAACCTGCTGTGGACGGTTGAGGTGTACCTGCACTACCAGTCGCCGCCGACCGCGCCCGATCTGGACCAGGTGTTCCCGATCATCGTGGATGCGGTGATGGTGCAGATGTGGACGACGAAGATGCCGCTCAAGATCGATGACCCGACGACGGGCTACTCGTCGGCGACGATGTCCGTCGGCGAGCGGTTCACGCTCGATTTCCCGCCAGTGCGTACCGCGAACAAGTCGCAGACCTACGTGTACGTCGCCAGGATCCAGTTCGAGGTGAAGGAACTCCTCCAAGCCTGATCGGCGGTGGCTCGTGGCGTCGGATCCGCTGCTCGGGATCGGCATGTCGGGGGATTCGTCGAAGCTGAGCGGCCTCGACGTGACCGCAGCCATGGCGGAGTGGGCGAAGACCTGGTCCGTGATGGTCACGGTGGAACTGGTCGGCGAAGCCCCGGTCGGCAAGGACGAGAACGCGGGACGCCTGCGGGATTCGATCGGCCTGCCGGACATCGAGTCCGGCGGCGGCAAGGTGTCGATGACGTGGACGTCGGATGTGCCGTACGCAGGGTTCGTGATCGAGGGCACGCAGCCGCATCCGATCTACCCGGTGAATGTGCGGGCGCTGCATTGGGACGACGTGTTCGCGGCGCATGTGAATCATCCGGGCACGAAGCCCGACCCGTTTCCGCAGCGCGCGATCGACCGGCTGCTGCCGGAGTTGACGACGTCGCTGGCCGCGATCTTCAAGGAGCTCTAATGCCTGCTGCTGCCCGTAAGTCTGCTGATGCCGCTTCCGCCGCTGTCGAGGCTGGGGCCGCGCCTGCGACGGAAGCGGGGCCGTCGGCGCCGGTGGCCGAAGCGGCGCCCGTCGAGGCGGCGGCCGAGGAGGAGTTCCGGCCGCCGGTGACGGTGGTGTTCCTCGGCCATGCGCAGTCGTCGGTGGCCGGCGTGGGCCTCGTCGAGCCGGGCGAGCAATACCTGGTGCCCGCGGCGCTCGCGGCCGAGCTGGTGCGCGGCGGCTTGTTCGCGCTGACCGAGTCCGCCTGACGTTCGGTCCGATCCGTTTCGACCCCGCCGTGTGCGGGGTTTTTGTCTTTCTCGCCCTGCGCTGCTTGGCGAGCAGTTCCTGATGCCCTGAGCGCAGAAAGGCGGCCAGCATGACCACGGCGGTGACAGCCAAGTTCGGTGCGATGTCCGACACCGGCATGGTGCAGGAGGCGGTGTTCGGTCAGCCGTTGTCGGCGAAGACGTATTTCCCGATGACCGGCAACGGCATGAACATCGACCCGGGCCTGTTCTCCCCGAAGCTGATGTTCGGGCACCGTGACGCGAACAGCTTCGCGCTGAACGGCCAGTTCAAGAACGCGGGCACGCTTGCGGGTCCGGTGTGGCCGACGAACGCCGCGAGCCTGATTCCGGGTGCGATCGGCCCGGACGCGCAGCCCGGGTACGGGGTGACGGGTACGGCGGGCACGGGTTCGACGACCCTGTCGGCGTCGTCGGCGGCGAACGCGACGTCGGTGACGGTGACTTCGGCGACGGGCTTCACGGTCGGGCAGATCGTGCAGATCGACATCAACAACACTGCGACGCCGACGACTGCGGAGTGCCGCAAGATCTCGGCGATCGTGAGCAACACGCTCACGCTGGATGTGGCGTTGACGTACGCGCACGCGTCCGGGGTGGCGCTGATCGGGGTGCAGGCTCCGGGCACGGGCCTGTTCGCGCATTCGATCCAGCAGGCTGTGGCGCTCTCGTCGTACACGATCGAGAAGAACCTGGGCGGTCCGGCGTCGCTGGGCGGCCAGTCGATCCTGTTCGCGGGTTCCCGCGTGAACAAGCTGTCGATCAACGTGACGGCGACGGACGCCGAGGCGGCATTGTCGGCGGACATGGTGGCGCAGTCGGCGGCGGTGCTGGATTCGCCGACGAACCCGGTCGTGATCAACGAGATGCCCTACGTGTTCAGCGAGGGCACGCTGTCGCTGTTCGGGCAGACGGTGGCGCAGGCCTCGGGTTTCACGATGGACATCGACAACAAGCTGATCAGCACGTACACGTTCAACGGCAGCCACAACCTGCAGTTCCTGACGCCGGGGATGCTGGAGGTCATGGGCAAGATCGACCTGGTGTGGCAGTCGTTCGACGACTCGACCTGGGGCTACTGGACTCAGGCGCTGAACGGCGGCCACGGCGTGCTCAGCTTCACCCTCGCGCACCCGACGACCGGCGGCTCGGTCTCCTTCTCCTGCCCGAACGTGTACATCAAGACGGATGTCGAGGACCCGAAGCCCGAGGACATCGTCATGGAGTCCCTGAACTACCTGGCCTTCCTGAACCTCGCGACGAACAACACCATCAGCGCGACGATCACCGACTCGTCCTACCTGCCGCTCTGATCCACCGCCTTCCCGCCGCGCCCGCGCACACCCGTGCCGGGCGCTTCGCCATCCCTAAGGACAACCATGGGCTTCCTTTCCCGCTACGCCGGTACCGAGAAGGTCGACGTGACCGACCTCGGCCCGGGCGACGGCACCGAGTACTGGGTCGAGATCCGCTCCACGCTCTCCGGCGACGAGTGGGACCAGGCGGACGCGCTGCACGTGAAGACCGCCGCGAACATGAAGATGGGCGGCAAGGCGGCCAAGGCCGCGCGGGCGGCGGCGGCGAAGCGCCGTGCCGCGATGGCGAACGGCAACGGGCAGGTCGAGGACGACGACGACCTGACCGCGCTGCTCTCCTTCGACACGCGCGCCTACCGGCAGTTCCTGTTCGAGCGCGCGATCGTCGGCTGGAACCTGACGGACCAGTACGGCCGCCCGCTGCCGCTGAAGGACCCGGACGGCCGCGCGGCGTCGATCCGCGCGCTGCCGGGCGAGGTGCGGGACCGCCTGTATGAACTGATCGAGGCGAACCGGCCGAAGAAGCGCAGCGCCGACGAGGATGCCGAGTTTCCAGACGATCTGCCGGTCGGCGGCGAGGCGCGGGAAATCGGCTCATCCGCTGATCCAGGAGATCTGGATGCGGGAGATCTGGTGGTCGCGCACTGGGCTGACAGTTGAGTCTGCACGGTCGCTGTATGACGTGCAGGAGTTCGCGGACGCGTTGACGTTCTGGTCGATCGAGGCCGAGGAGCGCAACTCCAAGGGTTCGGGTGGCGGCCAGGATCCTGAGGCGGTTGATGCCGCGTTCGCCCGGCTTCCGAGGATCGAGCGGCCTCCGACGGCCGGCTGACGTGCACGGGGCGGGGGTGGCGCGCCGTGTCGGAGTCCAGCGTCACCGTCCTGCTGATGCTCGAGGCGATCGACAAGGCGTCGCAGATCATCGAGGGGATTTCGGGGAAGCTCGAGGGTCTCGGCCAGAAGGCTCAGGACGCTGCGGCGAAGGCGTCGATGACCGGCGAGGAGCTTGAGGCCGCGCAGGTCAAGGCCGAGGCTGCGGCGAACGCCTATACGGCCGCCGTGGCGGAGCAGGACGCTGCGCAGGCGCGTCTGCTGGAGTCGACGCAGGCGGTGCGTGAGGCGCAGACTGCGGCGGCGGAGTCGGCGGCGCGCCTGGCCGAGGCCGACGCGGCGGTGGCGTCGGGGGTGGAGGAGGCGGCGAACGCCGCGCAGGTCTCGTATGCGGATATCGCGGCGGCTGCGGACGCTTCGGCGGCGGCGGTGAAGACCGCGATCGCCGAGCAGACGGTGGCGCTCGACGGGCTCAGCGCCGCGCAGAAGGAGGCTGCGGCGCGGGCGGACGAGTCGGCGGCGGCGCAGGACGCGGCGAACACGTCGGTGGACGCGAGCGGCGGCCTGATGAAGGGCGCCGCGATGGGCGCCGCGGTGACGGCTGCCGCGGTCGCGGGGATCGGCTACGAGTCGATCAAGGCTGCGGGCAACTTCCAGTCGCTGACCGAGCATCTGGTGACGGACGCGGGCGAGTCGCAGGCGAATCTCGCGAAGGTGCAGGCGGGGATCTTGTCGATCTCCACGGCGACGGGCACGTCGAGCACCGAACTGGTCAACGGCATGTACCACATCGAATCAGCGGGTTTCCATGGTGCCGCCGGTTTGACGATGCTGAAGACCGCCGCCGAGGGCGCGAAGGTGGGCAACGCCGACCTCGACACGGTCAGCAAGGCCCTGGTCGGGTCGATGAACGCCTACGGGATGTCCGCTGGCCAGTCGACGTCGATGATGAACCAGCTGATCGCGACGGTCGGCGCGGGCGACATGCGCATGGAGGACCTTGCCTCCTCGATGTCGTCGGTGACCGCTTCGGCCGCCGCCGCGCACATCCAGTTCTCACAGGTCGCGGGCGCCATCGCGACGATGACCGCGCAGGGCATGAGCGCGAATCAGGCGACCCAGGATTTGAACCACACGATCGGCGCGATGTCGAACCCCAACGCCGTGCAGATCAAGGAAATGCAGGCGATGGGCCTGTCGTCGAACCAGGTCGCGTCGGATCTGGGAAAGCAGGGGCTCACCGGCACGTTCCAGGAACTGACGGCCGCGGTGGCGAAGCACGTGCAGGGCGGGCAGGTCCTGATCTCGACTTTCCAGTCGAGCCAGCAGGCCGCGGCCGACGCCAACGTGATGATCAAGTCGATGCCGTCGTCGCTGCAGAAGCTCGCCGACGCGTACCTCGCGGGCAGTGTCACACAGAAGCAGTGGACTACCACGCTGCAGGGGCTGCCGCCGATCCAGGCGAAGATGATGGGCAGTTTCGCGACCCTCGCCGACAAGACGCACGCGTTCAACGCGCAACTGACTTCCGGCTCGCCCGCCGCGCAGACGTACAACGCGGCGATGTCGAAGATGATGGGCGGCACCGTCGGCCTGAACACCGCGTTGATGCTGACGGGCACGCACGCGGCGACGTTCTCGCAGAACGTCGCGACCGTGCAGAAGGCCGCGGACTCGAGCAGCGGCAGTGTCGCGAACTGGGCTGCGATCCAGGGCACGATGAACCAGAAGCTGGATCAGCTGAAGGCGGGTGTCCAGGCGGCTGCGATCGGCCTGGGCACGGCGCTGATCCCGATGGTCACGAAGATCCTCGACCTCATCATGAAGATCGTGACGCCGATCGTGGACTGGATCGACCACAACCAGAAGCTCGCCGCGATGATCCTGCTCGTCGTCGGGGCGATCGCGACCGCCATCACCGTGTTCGTGATGGCCGCGAAGGTGATCGAGGCCATCTCGGCCGCGATCAAGGTGTTCCAGGTCGCACTGGCGGGCCTCGAGTTCAACCCGGTGATCCTGGCGATCACCGCGATCGCGATCGTCGCCCTGCTGATCATCACGCACTGGTCGACGGTCAAGCGGTGGATGTCCGACTTCTGGGACTGGCTGAAGCGGATGTTCTCCGACGCGGTCACGTTCGTCAAAAGCCACGTGCAGGAGATCGCCGCGGGCCTGGTGCTGCTGCTCGGCCCGATCGGGCTGATGATCGCCGCCGTGCTGGAGATCGCCACGCATTGGCGGCAGGTCGAGGCGGTCCTCAAGGAAGTCTGGAACTGGATGAAGGGCGCCGCCAAGGACGTCGCCGACTTCGTCTCCGGGGCTTTCAGGGCGTCCGTGGCGTTCGTGACCGGCCTGTGGAAGGGCTTCGTCAACGACCTGAAGGCCCTCTGGGGTCTGCTGAAGGACGCGTGGAACTCGACCGGCGGGAAGCTGGTCACCGATATCGCGCACGCCTGGGACGAGGTGTCCGCGGCGTTCGACAAGGAATGGTCGAAGATCACCTCGGATCTGTCGTCGATCTGGGGTTCGATCGTGCAGATCTGGAACGCGACCGGGGGCGCGCTGATCTCCGCGATCGAGCAGGCCACTCGGGACGTCGTCGAGTTCCTCGAGTCGCACTGGTCGCAAATCAAGGGGATCATCCAGGGCGCGTTGCAGCCGCTCGTCACGATCGTGCGCGCCGCGTGGGACTTCATCAAGGGCGTGTTCACGGCGGCGTTCGGCTTCATCCGCGGGATCGTGGTCAGCCAGTGGGACGTCATCAAGGGCGTCTTCGACGCCGCATGGGCGTTGATCCGCGGCGTCGTGCAGGTCGGCTGGGATCTGATCACCGGGATCTTCACTGCCGCCTGGGCCGTGGTCTCCGGGATCGTCAAGGCCGGCTGGGACTTCGTGTCCGGGATCTTCCATGCGGCGGCCGACGTGATCGTCGGCGTGATCAAGGCCCTGTGGGACGCGGTCACCACGACGATCAACGTCGCGCTCGACGTGATCAAGGGTGTTCTCAGGGCCTTCGCGGATCTGGTGACCGGCCAGTGGGGCAAGCTGTGGGGCGACGTCAAGTCGACGTTCTCGGCCGTGTGGAATGACATCTCCGGGTTCTTCAAGAAGATCCTCGGGGACATCGAGACGACCGTGTCGGGCGCGGTGTCCTCGATCTGGCGCGGGTTCATCGGCGCGATCGAGTCCGCCCTGTCGGGGATCGGCAAGGCGCTGGACGACGTATGGCACACGATCATGAACGCTTTTTCCGACGCGGGCACGTGGCTGGCGCAGGCGGGCCAGGACATCATCAATGGCCTGATCAACGGCGTGAAGAACATGGCGGGGCAGGCCGTCCAGGCGGTCAAGAACGTCGGCCACGACATCATCAACGCCGCCAAGACCGTCCTGTCGATCTTCTCGCCGTCGAAGGAGTTCTCGACCATCGGCGAGATGACGATGGCGGGCATGGTCCAGGGCATCGTCGGCGCGGCGCCGACGGTGAACAAGGCGATGCGCAACGCTATGGGCGGCCTGACCGGACCGTCGATCACAGCGTCCGTGGTGGCGAACGCGCAGGCGACGGGCACGCAGTTGGGTGTCGCGGTCGCGTCCGGGCTCGGCGGCGCCGCGTCGATGGGCGGCGCGGCTTCCGGCGGCGTCACGATCGTCGTCGAGGGCGGCAATACGCTGATGTCGGATTCGGACTTCGACAAGTTCGCGCAGAAGGTCGGCACCCGGGTCGTGGCGTCGCTCGGCCCGCAGGGCGGCGTAAAGACGTTGCTGAGGTGAGTTGATGGTCGCGCCTCCGCACTTGACGCTCACCGTCACCCCGCCGGGCGGTTCGCCCACCGACTATACGACGCACCTGTCGTGGGCTGGCGCCCAGCAGTCGATGACGATCACCCAGAATTTCGGGCGGCAGGGCGACACCTGCGTCCTGCCGGTCGTCGAGGACTGGGCGGCGCACGGCACCCCGACGATCGCGTTCCACGGCCAGTCGCAGGTGTCGCTGTACGACAACATCGCAAGCCAGAACCTGTTCGCCGGGGTCGCGAACTCGGTCACCCAGTCGACGATCGTCAACAAGACCCTGAACGAATGGGACCTGGGCTGCGTCGACTACACGCTGTACGCGGACAACAAGGACGTGCACGGGATCTTCTACGGCTGGACCGTGGACGCGATCGTGGTCTCGCTCGTCGCGCAGGCGGACTGCGGTATTACGGCGGCGACGGTGGCGGACGGCGGTTTCGTCGAACCGGGCCCGCAACTCGCCTCGTACGTCCTGAACTTCAATCCGCTGTCGACGGCGTGGCGCCAGTTGGCGAACCTCGCCGGCTCAACCAGCCCCTGGGGCTGGTTCGTCGATCAGAACCTCGAATTGCACTTTTTCCCGGGCGCCGAGGCTCAGTCGTCCGGCGTGACGTTCACGACGTCGCCGACGACGGCCGGGTCGCTGACCGAGGGCCACATCCTGCTGGACTCGCAGAACGCCTACCAGCAGGACGGCACGTCGCTGTCGAACCGGATCCTGGTGCAGGGCGCGAACCAGACGATCCCGTACGGGTCTACGACGAAGCCCCCGACGGACACGTGGCTCGCGGACGGCACCCAGTCGGCGTGGCCGCTGCGGTACACCGTGTCCGGCACGCCGATTCTGCACATCAACGATGTCGCTACCACGGTCACCGTGGCGCAGAAGGGCACGAACGCGAGCGGCCCGTGGGTCGTCGAGCAGAACTCCATCGGCCAATATTTCCTGGTAGCCGACTCCGCGCCAAGCGGCGGTACAGAGATCGACATCTGGTACACGTACCTGGTGCCGGTGGTCGCGCAGGCCTCCGATCAGGCGTCGATCAGCCAGTACGCGGGCCCGAACGGCGGCGTGTACGGCCAGTTCGTGTCGGACTCGTCGCTGACGACGGTGCCGATGGCGCTGGCGCGGGCGCAGCAGATGCGCACCGAGTACGCGTTCGTCGTCGAGAGGTTCACGTTCAACACGTCGCAGGACTGGATCGGCTGGGTGCGGGCGGGCTGGACGTGCTTCATCGTGAACATGTTCGCCTACGACATCCAATCCTCCGCGTGGGGCGTCAGCGACACGTTCGTGATCGTCGCGAACACCGTGACGTTCGGGGGCGGCGGGTACCGCACCATGCAGCTCACGACGGTCCGGATCTAGGGGGCCGCGATGACCTCGGGCGTCTACCGGCCGCTGACCTGGGTCGACCTGCTGCAGTCCATCAACGGCCAGAACTCGGCGACCGCCGACACGTCCACGGCCGGACTCGGGTACGTCGCCGAGGCCGACGAGGAGACCACGTGGGCTGATGCCGCGACGGGGCTCGTGGTGACCGGCTCCCCTGGCTGGGATCAAGAAGTTTGGGGAGCGAGTGTCTACCAGTGAGGTCCGCGCCCAGGCGCATGAGCCGCTCCCGATCCGCGGTCGCCTGGCCGCGACCGTCGTGCGCGGCGACCCGCTCACGACCGCGGACCTCGCCGAGTACCTCGAGTTGACGATGCGCCAGGGTGTGCCCGGCCCGGAGGCGCTGGCCCGGATCCTCGGGTCGCCGGACGCGGTCGGCGAGCACCGCGAGGGCGGCAACGTCATGTGCACCAGCGGGTACGGCGCCCTGGCCGCCGCGCTCGTCTGGTCGGGGCTGCAGGACCAGGCCGCGAACCTGGGGCTGACTTCGCCGACGTTCCTCACGCCCCTGTACGGCGCGGTCGGCTCGGGCACGGGCACGCCGGTGAAGTCGGATACGGCGCTGTTCACGGAGCTCGGGCGGCAGACGGTGGGGGCGGGCGGCTCGAACCCGGCGTCATCCTCGATCGCCGCGTACTGCACGTGGCTGTTCTACTTCCCGCAGCCGGCGTCGGCGTGGACGGTCGCGGAGGCCGGGCTGTTCGCGGGTGCGACGAGTGTCGCGAACTCCGGGACGATGATCGACCACTGGGCGTTCTCGCCGACGATCGCGGTGCCGACCAACGACAGCCTGCTCTTGCAAATCAGCCTATTGATTGGCCCGTAGGGGGGCGCATGGCGACTCCTGCTTGGCTCGCGGCCACGGCGGGCCAGCGCCCGCAGCCCGGCCAGATCAACCAGCTGCTCGCCTCCCATTCGGTGACGTGGATCTACTCCGGCAACGTGCTGCAGGCCGGGCAGACGACCGGCACGGGACTGTACGTCTCTACGGCCGCCCAGTACCTGACGCAGGAGTTCACGACCGGCGCCGCGCAGACCGCGATCGGCAACGTGCACCTGCAGATCTCCGCGGTCGGCGGCTCCCCGGTCACGGCGGCGATCACGCCGCTGCAGGTCGCGCTGTACGCCTCGAGCGCGGGCCTGCCGACCGGCCCGGCGCTCGCGGCCACGACGCTCGCGGAGCAGTACGTGTACTCCGGGAGCGTCCTGCTGTCGGTGCCGCTGGGCGCGACCGGGCTGACGCCTTCGACGCCGTACCAGATCGTGGTCGCCGCGGCCGGGACGGGCACGTCGTACTACGCGTGGCAGCGGTCGAACCAAACCTCGGGCGCCGCCACGTCGCCTGACGGGGTGACGTGGACGGCGCAGCCCTACGGGCTGATGTTCGAGGTGCTCGACCTGTCGGGCACGACGGGTCCGCCCCTGTACGCGATCGAGGACTCGGGCGCCCGGGTGGCGCACTTGACCTACAACACGGCCGGGCAGTTGGCGGGGATCACTGAGTCGACGGCGGCGCAAGGCGGCGGCTCGCTCTATTCGACGCGCACTTTGTCCTACAGCAACGGCCTGCTGATCGGGGTGAGTTGATGCCTTACCTCGCAGCGAATGTCAGCGTCATGGACTTCGGCGCCGACCCGACGGGCGTGGCCGACTCCACTTCCGCGTTCAACCAGGCGCTCGCCTACGTTGCAGGACTCGGCGGCGGCGTGG